TTATTTATGCTTTACCCACAAAGTGTTCCCGTACTCTCCAGTACCAGAAAGTTTATATCCATTTTCTTTCATAAGGCGCCCCGCCTCTTCCTTATTGTGGCCCCTAAGTTTTAGAGCCTCATTAAGTTCTATAAGAAAGATAGGGGAAAACTTTTTCATTATTTCTACAGATCCTTGAAGTACTTCGTAGTCAAAGCTATCAACATCTATTTTTACAAAATCTACTCGTGTTAGACCTTCTTTTTTAACATAGTCATCCAGAGTTGTGAACGGAAACTCATCCTCAATTTTTTCCTTTGTCCAAGTCTTCCATATTCCTTCCTTAAATAGTCCGGTCTTATTGCCTACGGCTATCTTTTCAATAGCTATATTGTCCAGCACAACTCCTTTTGATTTTAAGGTCTCAATATTATTTTTAAGCATGTTTAGGTTATCTGTAGGTTCAAAGCATATAACCCGACCTTTTCCGGCGCATAAAGAAAACAAGATTGAATATACCCCAGCATTGGATCCACAATCTATAAATACCCCGCCTTCCATATTTTCTAAATACGGAATGATAATATCTTTTGAGTTCTTTTCGTAATCATAGTAACTCGAAGATATCAGCCCAATAGTGGACTTGTAGAGGTCATTTAAATTTTTCATACCTCAAAGACCCCAAATCCTGCGTCCTTGTGACAATCATCTGAAATATCTAGTTTGTTGTAGGGAAGTTCGTTCCACAACTTCGGCATGTCATGTGAATGAATGTCATCCATAACAACTATGCAACCTTTTTTGCACAAAGGAATGAACAAGTCTATTTCTGGGCGGGCATGCCGGTATAGATGGAGGGAATCTATAAAAACAAAGTCCATTCCTTGTGGAAATTCGTCCCCATAATTTCTTTTGTCTGTGCTATTCCCATAAACAACTTTGAAACGGGGGTCAGACCTCATTTCATCAACGATAAACTCTCCGGACTCCCTTCTAATATCTACTGTTGTAAGCCTTGAGTTCGGACTCATCTCTGATAGGATACATATTGCACTAGCGCCTGTTCCTGTGCCTAACTCCAAGATGTTCTTGAAATTGAATTTCCTTACAAGACACCCGAGCCATTTATAGTACACACCCCAATTTGAGCCTGTGTTCTGATTGTACAAATTTGAGTATGTATTATCTTCGAAGAATCTTGAAAAAAGAGAGACTCTTGATGGAGTAAATTCAAAGACCTCTTTCATCAATTCCCCGTGTATTTTACTAAAATCCACTATATTACCTTTCTTTTTAGTGCTACTGCTTTTTCCAAAGCCTTGACATTGTTGTTAAACATCTTTGTTAATGCATTTCTTTGATAGTCTAAAATATCTTTTCTAATGCCATCATTCGAGTCAATTTTTGATATAAGGCTCTTCAAATACTCAATGTCCTTGTAACCGTACCCATCAAATGGTATTGCAACAGCTGTGGGAGTCCTGGTTGGGGTTATCCTACATGACGGGTGCACAACAGACTCAAAAGGTTTCTTACCGTGATACCCTATGAGAATACATCCTAAGGCGGCCGCTTCTAAAGCCTGCTGTCCCGAACCGCCCATCCAATTTCTTATGTATACAAAGTATTTACATCTAGCCATGGACTTATAGTAGTCGTAACCGTCCTGTATCCGTGGAAGAACCGTGGCAGTAAGAGTCTTGGTAGAGAGTTCACTGAATTTTTTATTAAGAATATAGTTTTCAAGAGCAGTCCTATCCTCGGTTCCTATTATGGTTTTTTCTACTCCTTTAAATTCTTCTTGCATAAGAAGACTTACAGGATAGTGAAAAAAAACCATCTGAGGAAGTCCAGAAATATTGTCTGGACCTTCTAAATGATTTAATTGAAGGTCGTAACCTCCTGACGGTGCTTTCATTATTATAGGATTAAAATAATCCCAATACCCAAAAACTGTTCGTGGGTGTTTGTCAATTATATCTTTTGGGATATACGGATCGCTACATATAACTACATCATAGATAGAATAATCAATCTCTGATAATAATGGGAGGTTCTTGCTTGGGTATTTCATTGCGGCGAATGTTAACCAACTTTTATTTTTGTCAAGGCCATATTTTTCCAAATACCATTCTGGATTGACTTGGGCTATTCTCATGTCTGCTTCCAAGTCACATAATAGCCCCATAGATTGTGTTCGATAAGGGGCCGCCTTAAGAATATCAGATATCTCCCTGGGTATTCCAAGTATATCCTTATCCCCCCACATACCCGTATCTCTAAAGTCTTTTACTAAAAGTATTTTCATATCAAATCTTTTCTTAAAAATATGGCGTCACCCCACAGTAGCTTTCCACTATTGTTGTAAAATAACATGGGGAAACTATAAAATATCATACCATTTTTGTTTAAATAGTTCAAAACAGTATCAAATAAATCAACGTTTTTATAGTACTCTTCCGCCCCGCCAAACCATACTTCAACTTTTAGTATTTTTACTAGCTTAATAAAGTTTCCAATACCAACTATAACTTTGAAATCATCCCCTTGGACATCTATCTTAACAAAGTCTACATTTTTAACATTGTTTTGTTTAGCCCAAGTGTCTATTCTTATTACTTTTATCGGCTGTTGAGACTTAAGTTGTACCTTTGTTGTGGGATAAGACAAGGAACTGCTAACGGAATCTTGCGAAAGATAGAATGTTCCTTTTTCCTCGTCAAAGTTTGAAACAGCTACATTGAACAATTCAACATCAGAAAAGTTTAGGGCATTTTTTGCTATAGTATAATTTTCAATACTACCCTCAAACCCATATATTTTTTTAGGATGACACATATTCTTATAACCTAAAATAGTCCCCCCTTGATGGCACCCTATATCCAAAATATTTTCTATGGGTATCTTGGTAATAATTGACTCTTCAGAAAGAAACTGAAAAGATCCGTCAGAGTATTCTTTAATGTTTTTAATCATTATAAATGCCATTATTTGCGTTTGAGAACCATTATGCCGTCTTGAGGAAAATAGACCTGCTTGGTAAATCCTTCAAAAGTATATAACCCAGACGCTCTCTCATAGTCAATAATGCAATCAAAGTCATCTTTTAAAAAGTCTTTTATTTGTTGATTTAACTCCTTTTTATGTGTCCCTATAACAGCATAATCAATTACTTTGTTTTTTATACATTCAACAGATCCTTTTAGTACGAGCAGCTCTTCTCCTTGAACATCCATGCTAAGGATGTTTATATGATCCACCTTGAATATGTTGACTAAATAGTCTAGAGTGTAACAAGGAACTTGAATATTTCCTGTTGGCCGAATAGCTTGCCCATAAGAGTCTCCGGGAGCTACATTTGCTGTAAAAGGAACAAAACCTATTTTATCGGAAACCGCTCCAAATACTGCTGTGCCCTCTATTTTGTTGAAAGACAATGTTTCTTGGAGCCACTTAAAATGTGTGGGCTCTGCTTCAACAGCTAAAACTCTCATTGACTTAACAGCCGTATCTACTAAATTATATTTTACTGCTCCTTCAACATTTGTTAACTGACCGCCCCATCCTGCCCCTAATTCAACAAACGTAATTTCTTCAGACATAGTGTGTTTGAGAATGCTTAAATAGCAACAGGCCTCAAACGCCGACTCACTTATAACATCTAATGCTGGTTGATCCTTTTCATAATTTTTTTGGGCACGAACAGTGTTAACAAAATTTGTTGATGTAAACTTTTTTGAACAAAAATTACCGCTCCAAAGTTGCTGCCATTCAGTAGATATAACATTAGTATACTTTGGAAGTTTATTTTTTAATGCTCCATAAACATCAAACTGCTCTATCATACCAGCCATATCAAACCATCCTTTTCGACTTCTTTGGTATAGGTGAGTCCCCAATCATTCTTGTTCTTGGAGAATTTGCATGTTTTGAAATCTCCGGTCACACCAACCAAGTTAGCCCGTCTTTTTTTAATTCCTTCGTATACGTGAGACCCCACGTGCTCCTGTTTTTTTTATACCCACAATTCGTATAATCCCAATAAATGTCCCCTAAACGCGGGCGTATGTTCTTTGATGACCAAGAACTCGGGTGACGCCAATGTGTTATTTGACCAAAATTTCTCCAAGGTAACCGAAATATGTTAACCAAAATGTACAAAGCAAACGAATCTTTGTGTAACCGTTGTCCTGGAAAATCCTCGCAATATCCCGTAAGCATACTCCACGTCTTTTTGTGGAGCATTAAAAAGTCACCGCACGCGTTTGTGATACCCTTTTGCACCTCTAATATGTCTTGTTCTTTGAGAGGAAAATTCACATCAAGGTTTGTCATTGGTATATCAACCCTGGTAGCCCTGTAAACAGTGTTTTTATCCAAGTCGGAGAAACGCAATTTGTCACACACCTCCGGAGAAAATATTATGTCTGAATTTGTACTCAAAACATAGTCTCCTGAAGCCCTGCGGATGCCAACGTTTTTGGCTGGGTATTCTAGGAACCCGTCTATAGTGCAGTATCTTTCATGGAATTTTGGGTGAACAACGAAACACCGCAACTTCGGATACATTTTTTTGAGCTGTGCAGCAAGCGGTTTTCTGTCACTTAATGGATTCCATTCCACATATATGAACTCTACCCCAGGCAAACTCGCCATGTTTTTTCCCAAAGCTATAGCAATCCGCTCATCAAAATTCCCATCGTAGTTGTCGTTGCGACCCGTTACAACCACTGAAAGTTTGTTTGGGTTTGCTTTGCGGGTTGGGGGGTCAACCTCGGTACCATCCAACACATGGTTGTTTCTTATATTAACACAACGTGCCATAACAACGGGGGGCGCCGGCTTTTCTTCCGGGGCGCTTTCAACCAATACGGTTTCCTGCTTTTTTTCAACTACAATCTCGGGATTTTTTTCAATAACAACTTGCTCTATTATGGCCACCGTTTCCTTTAAAACAAGCCCCTCCGAAACATCAACGTGGGTAGCATTCTCTTCTGTGATCTTATTGGTTTCTACTAAAGGTTTGTCATTCACGATAGGACCCACAACGACTATCGGGTCATCAAGTATATCCTTTGGGACATCAGCCACAATATCACAGGTGACCCTTGAACTATCATCTATGACCCTTCTGTAGGTGATTTTATGTCCCCTGTAAAAAGCGGATTTTATTATGACCATTTTTTTGCCCATTGCTTTTAACCTTTAACGTCCGCTAAACCTTGTTTAACTTGCCCGTCTATCCATGAGTACAACTTTTCCAACCCGTCCCGAAGGGGCTTTGATGGCGCCCACCCACCTAGTTTCTGCTTGATAAGCGTATTGTCGGAGGTCCGCCCGCGGACACCGAGGGGGCCTGGCACATGTTCAATTTTTATGTTTGGCTTGCCTGCAATGTCCTTGACCATCTCGACCAAGCCGTTTATCGACACCATCTCATCGGAACCTATGTTCATAGGTCCCACGAAATCAAAGTCCATAAACCTACGCACACCAAATAAACACTCGTCTATGTAGAGAAAGCTACGCGTCTGATCCCCATCGCCCCATATCTCTATGGTGTCCCCGTCCTTCGCTCGAGCCACCTTACGGCAGACTGCAGCCGGAGATTTTTCTTTGCCATTATCCCACGCCCCCTCTGGGCCCATAACATTATGGAAACGCGCTATACGCAAATCCATACCATAATTCTTGGCGTACGCGAGCCACAGCCTCTCTGAAAACAACTTCTCCCACCCGTAGTCGGAGTCCGGATAGGCAGGATAGGCCATTTCTTCTTTAAGGCCACAATCGGTCGTGTTCAGTTGCTTAAGGTGGTTGTAGACACAGGCGCTGCTCGAGTAAAAGACCTTCCCTGCGTGGTGCCTGTGACACGCCTCGGCCATGTTGGCGTTTATGAGGCCCGAGTCATGCATGACTTGCGCATCGTGGTCACCCGTGAATATGACACCAGCCCCGCCCATCCAAGCAGCAAGCTGATACACCTCATCAAAGGGTCTGCCATCGGGCGCCCGGGATACACGGTCACATACGCACGGGTCGCGAAGGTCGGCTACCACGTAGTCGTCAACCTCCAAGTCGCCATATACGAAGTCGTTGATGTCCACAGTCCTTACCCAATACCCGTTTTTTACCAAGAAACGAGCCAAATGGTGCCCAATGAACCCGTGACCTCCGCATACCAACGCTCTTTTTCTCATATGCTCCCCTATGACGTTCAAGCCCTGCCAATCCTTCTGACGCGTGGTTTCTCAAATTGATAAAGGTTCCAAGCGTCTATTATTACAGGATCCTTGTCCATGTACCTCTCGAAGTCCCCGGCTTTGATTTTACGGAACTCTGGCCAAGGGGTAGCCACAAAACACACAGAGGAGTACCGCAGGCACCCAGCCACCGTGTTGGTGAAGGTTATCCCAGGCATTCCCCACAACTCTCTTTCTGCACTCGCCCTGCCCTCCGGGTCGTAGGCGGTTATTTTCACACCCTCCTGCGACAGTTGCTTTAGCACGACTATGGATATGGCTTCTTCCACGAGTGTCGTGTCTTCTTTGTACGTCAGCCCAAGAACCGAAAGGCGATCCGACCCCTTCTCGCGCAAGGCGTTCATGATTAACCCTGGGATCCACACGTTCTTGAAGTAATCATTCAAGTTGTCTACGGCCTCTGCAAGCGGTGCCTTGACACCAAACCTTTCAGCCGCATGGCTGAAAGCCCTGAGGTCCCTCGGAAAACAATTGTGGACAACCCCCGATTCAAGGGCATATGAATTGTCCTCGTCTACTTCAAGATTCCAAACTGTTCCATTGTATTTTTTCTCAGTAACCGACCTAATCGTACAATGTATGTTATTGCCGTTTATCCATACTGTCTTAGAACCTTTACGAGGATTTTTTATTTCCAACGAGGGAAAAATATCACTAAACTTAGAAAGGAAAAGACCGTTAGCAACTTTGATGAAATATGACATTCTGTGATTCACGCCATCTCTTCCAACTCGTGGCTTATATATTTTAGTTGTGAAAGGTATTCCAAGTCTCAAGAATGATTGCTGAAGGAAGTCATCTATATAAGGTGACGTGGCTCCATATGTAAACACCCCCGTACTTCTACTGCCATCACCATAACAAATACCCCTAAGAAGTTCTTTCAAATGTGACTCCGGAAGTCCTAGCCACTCAAACGGAACCCTTTTTTCATAACTCTTACATCCAAAAGTTTCCTTAAGAAAAAGAGCCAGAGTCTTTGAACAAAGTTTAACCTTTATACCCTTACCACCATGGGGTTTAATTGAAGCCTTGGCATTGAATGATTCTTTTGCTATTCTAACTAATTCCTTTGCATAAGCAGTTTCTTTTTGATGGAGGCTAAACTTTATTTCCCCCTTTTTCGTCCACACACAGCCCTCTGACACATAAAACCCGAAAAACCTCATAATGTCCGGGGTCAATGCAACACTACACGGTAACTTTGAATGGATTCTTTTTTGAAATTCAATGGGGGTTAGAACATTTGGAATAGGCTCACGAATTATTGGCAAAATGGTGCAATCACCGTGTTCAATATCACTTGCCTTAATGAACTCTGGATCAGTCCAACCCCTAATTGGGCTTAATCTAACCTTTCCACCAGCAGTTCTATAGCGCTTTCCGTCTAATGATCTTCTTTGGGAACACCAAATAGGGTGATCCGGTGTAGTCAGCATTGACCTATGAGGAAAACCCATTGAGATAATCTCTACCATAGGTCCATTATAAGGGCGCTCAAATACTTCAGTTACCGCTCTAAAACGACCCTCATGCGTCAAAACAAAATCACCTTTCTGGATTTGGTCAATTCTTTTCAAACCACAAGAGGTTCGAACCAGAGTAGACGGCGGCACACATGGACCCGCCACGGGAAGACCCGGCATGAAGTACTTCACCCCAACCCTACTGTCGGCGCCTACGGCTTTAGCAACGGCCCGGGCATCCCCTCCGGGCATCTTTTCGCAAATTTCCGCAAGCATGTTGGCAAAGCTTATTTTGGTCACACAGAATGAATTCAACGATATCTTCGAAAGTTCGGCGTTCCACCAATTCATGCGGTGTATTGTTGGATTGTTGTCCGCCAACCTCTTGTGTACCCCCTCAACGATCTCGCCGGCTCTGTCGTCTGATTGTCCAATGAGTATCATGTCAGGGTTGAGGAAGTCATGTACGATCCTGCCCAAGGCTATGAAATCGGGGTTGTAGCACAGCCCAAAATCCTCCCCGCACTTTTTTCCTGACTCCTTCTCGAGGACCTCCCGTATCTTGTCCATGTCCCCAGGGAGCACAGTGCTGGTCACGACTATGACACGGTAGCGGTCATCAGGGCGCCGCATGGCCCTAGCAATACTCGTGGCAGCACTCACCACGTAATCTATCGAGAATGACCCATCTGCAGAACTTGGCGTTGGTACGATTATGAATATGACATCGGCGTCTTTTGTAGCCTGGCATGGGTCAGTAGTTGCTGTTATTCTTTCCTTGTTATCCCCTATCATATCTTGCACCTTCGGCTCGAATATAGGGGACTCTCCTGCGTTAACTTTATCAACAGTGTTCTTGACAACGTCCATGCCAATGACGCGCCAGCCTTTGTGGGCGAAGCAGGCCATCATCGTGCACCCCAATTTTCCCAAGCCGAAAACGGATATTGTCTGTTCCATAGTTAGCTTTTCCTATTAACAAATTATCAATTAAAGAAACGGTACAAAAGCCCCAGCACCACTAGGTATCTCGTTGTTTCTTCGATAGTTGCATGAATTGTTCCTTGTCAATAATATAGTCATCCTTGTTGTAGGGCGTACTGCACAAAGCCAACAGCACGGAACCGTCTTGAAGGAACCGTTGCGAATCCCATACCATCGCATCAATCAAAACACCGCACCGCTCCTCGAGCACCAAACTGCGGTGTACCTCACCATTGAAAAGGTTGACCTCTATTAAACCTTTGACGCAAATTACCAACTGTCTGGTAACGTAATGCGCGTGGTCACCGCGGAGGCAACCTTTAGGAACGTCTGTAACACAAAAGATACGGGCAGGAGGAAACGGCAAATCCCCAAACTCGATCGGAGTCAAACAGCCGGTCTCGTCCCAAAATTCCTTGAAATTTCTAATCTGTACGTTCGTTATATCTGTAGTCATGTAAAAAGTCTTCCACTTTTGATATTTCTGTATCGCTCATAAAAGGATGAACAGGTAATGACACGACTTTGTCGTTAACCCTATACGTTACTTGGTTGTGTAGGCCTTTTAATGTATCCATCTCGCTTACATGTTGGGGATAATGGATTGCATGCGGGATGTCCCGTTTGTCGAGTTCGGCAAGTATCCTGTTTCTGTCGTTGAATTGAACCACGAATTGATGGTATATGCAGTAATCTAAAACTCGTACACCTTGCACGTGTTGCATGTAACGTTGAGCAATTCCACGCCTGGTCATATTCAAGCTGTCAAAACCTTGAAGTTTGGCCATAAGAATTGATGCTTGAAACTCGTCCATCCTGCTGTTTATGCCTACTTCATCCGTATCGTACCCGTAGAACCTCAATTTTTTGAACACCGAAAGATCATTGAAGGAAGAACATATCATACCCCCATCACCCATTGCAGCCAATGGTTTAGTGGGGTAGAAGCTGAATACAGAATAGTCACCAAGCGCACCACAACCGGCCCCGGTGGCTTGGGCGCAATCCTCAATGAGAATGTGATTGTTAGTTGACGCATAATCACGAACTCGTTTGTCACCGATGTTTCCGAAAAGGTGCACCATAAATACGATGCCATCTCGCAAAGAATTTGGAAGCTTATCGACATTCATTGTGAGCGTGTCATCGACATCCACGAAATACAGATTCGGTGTGCATATCCTGCAAGCCACCGCTGTAGGGTACGCTCCGAAGTTGGGGAGGATAATTGGGGCGTTTGGGCGCTCTTTGAGAAGATGGCGCACAAGCAACGTGATAGCATCTGTGCAGTTTTTTACACCGATGGCATATTTGACCCCGACATGTTGGGCGAATGCCCCCTCAAATTTTTCTAGTTCGGGGCCAAACAAATAAGTACCCGAACAACGTACACGCTCCAACGCAGCGTCTATGTTGACCTTAAAGTACAAGTACTCGGATTGAAGGTCATTGAACTTCATGTGCTGTATCTCACGTGTGCTTTCTTGCAACGTTGGTAGTAGTCATCATATAAAGCTTTGATAGCTGGTATCCTCAATATGTTTGGATCGTAGCTTCCTGTGATTCCTATGTATGTGTCCGTGTCGTATGCCGTGGCAAAATGTGAAAAGTGGTAGAACACAAGGGGGGTAACTGTGCCATTAAAAACAACCATTTTGCTTGTCATGTCGAACGGTTCATAACTGAATAGTCGGGCATTCCACGGAGCGATATGAGCGGCTTTTTCAACTATGACTTCTACTGCTCCAGGAAACTTCTCCTCGAACAACTCTAAATATTTTTGGTCTCCGCATAACCCGTGAGTTTGACGATAGGGTCCCGTAGGGTTTGTCACGCATTCCACCCAAAATGACAGACAAGCTTTTCCTGCCGTGTCGCCTCGGAAGTAGACGATCCCCACATTATAAGCACCATAGGGACTTCCACGCTGTACGTGGAGGTGGGGGATTATGCCTATGCTTTTACCATCAACTGCTTTGAAAACGCGTTCGATGTCCGTATACACGGGTATATCTGAGTCGATGTACAATATCTCCGGAAGACCCTTTTGATTTAAAAGTATGTTGCATGTTCTTGATGCCAAAGACCAGCAGTACTCTTGGTACGGGGTTCCCCCGTGAGGTCCGGGTACGACCGTTCTGTCTTTGAGTTCCTCAAAATCCTCCACAAACAACGGAATCATCTTTGGCAAAGCAAGTTCTTTTAGCTTGGCATACAGTTTAAGGTCGACACACATGTAGTACAAAACGAAATCGGTCGAAGAGTCAATGAGTGAATCGTACAAAGCCAAGCCTTTATCTGCGTAGCTGTAGTCGGATACCGTACATAAATTTCGTTTCATGTATTGACCTCCCAAAGGAAACTGTACATACCCGGCCACCCCAAATTGGTATCCAAACGAATACGCTTTATGCCAACCTTGTTACGCTTTAGCACATCATCCAATTCTTTCTCGTTGATGTGGGACGAGTAAGACTCACCTCCATAAGACTCGTGCTTGGATAGAAATGTTGGCTTGTCTGTCACGTATTGGCGATGTAGCAGGACGTGACTTGTGCAATGTCTGAGGATCCTATCCAACATGATTAAAGGATACTGCATGACATCAATGAACGCGTTCATAACCACCAAATCGTATTTTTTCAAGAACGACAAGTCTGTTTTTTCATCAAGCAGGTCACATCTAATGAAGCACCCATTTGGGTATAATGGTAAGGCGGCGCCTTCGATGATGTGCGGAAAATCAACCCCGGTAGTAGAAAAACAACTTTGCACAAAAGGAAGTTGTTGCAACGAGGCGGCCCCACACCCAACATCGATCAACGTCTTGCAACCGTCCGAAACAGCAATATCTAGCAGCCTCTTCAAAGTTGGGTAGTGATCCGAGTCAGCCAACAATGGCCATCTTTTTTGTTCCACGACGGTTCTCATCTGCTCGGCACACCCTGCAGAGTACCAACACGTGCTTCTATCAATGTCCATCACGGACACTCCTTAAGTTGGCTGTCGAATGTTTCCTGCAAACGTGCCCTGTCCCGAGCTATTACCACAGGATGCTCACCGTTGAAAAGTTCGGTCCGACAGTCCCCACGATTGGAGGGGACGTACTCATGCACTCCATTGAATTGGTTTTCGAGGGCCAGCCTTTCGTGAGCGTTTCCTTTTACCCACGGAAGCCACACTTTATTGAAATAGTCATCGATGCAGTTTTCTCTACTCACGCACGCTTTGTAATACGCTACCTTCTCCCGAACTTGCTTCGGGAACACGTAGCTATAATGGTACATGCGAATGCCTTGTGATGAGAGCGTATTGAAATCCAAATGTCTATCAGGCCAAGTTATTACACCAGGGGCGTGCTTGACCTTTGGTGGTCTGTGCGTGAGCCAAGTCGAACCTGGCCATATTTTATGGACACGGTGAAATTCGGCACGCTCCTCGAACCCGGTGAGCTTGTGGGTGAACCCCCCGAAAAAAGTACAGCTTTTAAACCCCACAGATGTGTAACGTTCAGCTTCCAACATTTTTAGCAACTTTTCTATGTCCCCCGACTTGAACACCTCGTCACTATCAAGATTCCAGAGATAGTCGTTGTCGTTGCGAAGGTGTTGCATGTACGCGTTGCATTGGTCGTCCTTCTCGTTGTACTGCCCGTGGTGCACCACTATTTTGTGTTCCACATCCGGAAAGCTTTCAAGTGTTTCGTTTGTCCCATCCGTAGACGTTGTCATGCCACGATCCTGCCAGTATTTTACAGGACCTTCCGCCACGAGTATCTGGTTGGCAAACGGGTAGACAGCCTCCAAGCATTGGCGCAAAACATAGTTGCCGTTAAGGACGATCATGCCAAACGCAACGCGCATAACCTATTTCCTCTCCGGCTTTTGGCACAAAGCCATAGAAGCCATAACAGCTTGTGGTGCCCCGTAGTTGCTTGGGTTGGTGTCCCCAATGCCTGCGACCGTTTGGTAGTTTATGTGAAACGTATTTTGCAACACGTTAAACCCACTCGACTCGTGTATCAATTTTAGGGCCCTTGGTGAAAAACGAAAGTTGTCATTGGGGCTTGGGTGATAAGGAAATATGAAAGGCGTCGAATTGAAAAGATACCCGCCAGGTTTAATTATTGCAAATAAGGCATCCGATACTTTGTACGGATTGTCGACGTGTTCAAAAACGGAAACAAGAATTACCGTGTTGAAGTGCTCTGAATATTTTGCTGGTAATTCCTCTATGTACGGGTCACCTTTGTTAGGATTGAGAATGAGATAAGACGGGTCTATGAAAGACCAAGGCCGTACGATATTTACATACCTGTCTTGCTGATTTTCGTGAGGTACAGTAATAGCCCGGTTGACACCACCGAGATTAACTACGGTGTGATAGGCCTTCCGAATCGAGATGTCATAATCCGCTATGGTGGGGGTTTCACAACCACCAGCATCAAGCAGGGGACCTTTAAAGCCAACCTCTGCATGCAACCGTTTTATCGTGTCGTAATCTAATTTGAACATGTGCTTTTGCGTAAAATGTAATTATTATCTGCTATGGGGTAGTCAGCAAACCTTTCTCGGTAACGCTTTTTGCCATACTTTCCACATACGCCCCCATCAAAGGAATGTTTTTTCGGGACTCTCCTGCGTTTTGTTGAAGACGGATGAAATTCTTTGAACCATGCCCATGCTCGTGTTTAATTTTCACCCCGTCCAAGTAGCACGCTCTACCTATGCGTTGCAGGAATTTCATCCATACGACATCTATGAAGTCAACCGGGTACAATTCACACATGAATGGCTTGCCTGCGGCTTCTATGAGTTTCCTTGTGGTGAACAAATTCACACACAATTTTTCGTGCTGGACATATTCATCATCGCAGTAGATACCACATACGCCGCCCATCTCGTTCGCCTTTGATAGGACGGCTGTGTCCCACCCGGGGGTCCTAAAAACCATGTCGTCCCCCACCATCGACACGAGAGTTTCGGGGTCGGAAAACTTGGTTTGCACATACATTTGATTGTAGAACTTCGAGAGACTCGGTGGTGACACGTTCGTATTGAGGACGTGATACTCGAATTCCTTTGGTATTATTTCCTGTGACCCGAAAAATTGGTGGGACTCCACATCGTCCTCATTTATCAAAAACGTGAAGCACACTTGTTTGGGGTCGCCGGCTGTTATCATCGCAGACGTAAGCATCTTGATGAACCGACCGTTGAGGATACGCTTGTAAGTCGGGACCATCACGTTCACTCGTCTGTAGTATCCCATCTTATTTTCCAACCTTTTTGTTGCTGACCGATAGGTATTTTATTCTTATTTTTTTCAAAAACTCTTCAACGGATCTACGGATAAGAACAGAAACAGGGGCCCCTGTTTCCACAGACTCCTTCTTCAATTCCGACAGAGCCTTATCTTCGATGTATAAGCTTATTTTCTTCATGCTTAAATGTGCACCCGTGTATGGCTACGTATATACGTATGGGATAATAGCAGATAATTATTCTCCTTATGTACACCAGGAAATTTGTGTGATTATGTTACGCTCTTTTAACGCCTGTCTTCATACACGGCGTGGCATACGCCTTAAGAACCTCACCCAAGCAAACCTTGAAGCACGTGTCCCACCCGCCTCCGTGTGAAGCGGTACTCACTCCGGTTTCGAAATATTTCCGGGCCTGCTTTATGGCACGCTCCGACTCCCACACGGCGATCCACGACAGGGCGTCAACAAGAGTAGGCTCCCGGCATGCTATTTCTACGGCCTCTGTGATGTTCAAGTCATGGTTTGGAATGGTATCGAATAGGTCATTTTGATAACTATTTTCTACGGTAGGCATATAGATGTTTCCTCTTATGTGTATATCTTAATTTACTATGTGGCAAGGTCTTTCTTAAAGCTTATTTTCAGGTTTTACAAGAAATCTACGTCCTTCGGGAACACGTTGTATTGCGTGCCACCCTTCTTCCACCTCACCGTCATCCACTCCTTCTCCCCACCATGGAAGTGACGGTACTGCTCCTCGATTTCCGCGCGCTTAAGGATGATGCCAATCACCCCATCAGACTTGCGCTTCACCTTCGCCCCAGCCTCGCCTGTCTTGGACAAAGCCGGATCTATCTCGTATATCCTCGAGGTGTCATAAACGCACACCTGGTCGCCGTCCAATAGCCTTCGGATGCCCTTCCCCTTGAACCACACCGCGTCCCATTTTGATTTTAGTTGTTCAGTCAGCTTTTTAGTGGCGGCGACCCTGTCTTTCTTGGCCAAATCCGGGTCGAAGCCGTTTTCCAGCCACCATTTCATCATGGTGCGCGGCGCCCCGAAGTTTATGGTCTCCAGCTTGGGGACATCAAGGTAGTACGTCTTCAAGCCCCTTGCCGTACCCCCAGCAAAATGCTTGGCTATCGTGGGACTCGTAGTGAAGTACACACCGTATCCAAGATGATCGACCGGAGCGGGGATGCCGTCATGGTATGGCCCCTCGGGGTACCCGTGGCTTTTTCCCTCTTCCCTTGGACTCACATCGAACGCCTTGAAGCCTTCCTCCTGTATCCTCTGCATATTTTCCTGTGAGGTACCGTGCCACACAGGCCCGAGCATCTTCCTGTCCTTCGCCTCCTGCAGGGATACTTTGGTCACTGCAGCCGCGTCCACGTCTATAGCGGACTTCAAATAAATATGGGCCACCTTGAGTGGGGATGGTTCAGATCCCATGGGATACGCGCGCACCGGCACCTTCTTCCCGATCGTGCCTGTGGGCATCCTAACATGGTACTCATTCGGGAACTCGTCATCGAGCTCCAATTTATCCACGGGTAACTCCACCTTTACCACGGCGTCCCCGTACCCTTCTATCTGTCCCGTGGGTTTGGTGCCGAAAAACAAACCGTCCTCTTTTGATGTCATACGCTGTTCTTTTACGATAGCCGCCGCACTCTCGGGGGTAGTCCTGTGGAAAAGCGTAGCTATACCATCATCGCTGACGATCCCGCCTTTGTCCCTTAGAGCCTCGACCAAATCAAGTGCATTCAGAAGGTCGTCACCACGCACGCCCCGGCGTTGCAGGGATTTTTTCAGAGTATCGTCCCCGGCGACTTTTATATGCTTATCTGCTAAATCTTTCGATTCGTTGTACACACATACCCACATCGTCTTTTTTCCTTGATCTCGTAGTACCGCGAACCTATGCCTTCCATTCGTGAAATCCAACTTGTCCCCCACCAATCCTATCAAGGGCATTTCAACAGGATCCCCTGTCTTTATAAAATCCTCCATACTTTTTCTTGCACCACGCTTTTGCTCCTCACCTACGCCAACGTGCATCTCTGGGTAACTACGTTTGTAGAGAGCGTCCACTTTTGGGATACTTACAAGCATCGGAGTAGAGAAGGTTTCTTTTCTAAAAGGTATCACATATTGGATACCTTCCGCCGTATATACTTTTTCAGAGGAAGATCCCATCAGATAAATATGGGCCACCTTGAGCGATGACGGACTACCATTTTTGATTTTACTTTGTTTCGTTGAAACATCACCGCGGATATCTTCCTTGGACACAAACCTCTTCTCCAAAGGCACGACATCGCCATCGTCTTGGTAAACAAAAGTCTCGGAAGATTTTATCTGGGTCGGTGAGAACACAACGTATTGGGTTCCAGATCCAGCTTGATCTAAAGCATTCTTGACGACAACCGCCGTATACCCCTTTTTCCGGGCCTTCTCCGCGAGGCTGTCAATCTGTATCCCCCAAGGGTATTTATCTTTCCCACCAACCTCGTCTGGGGCTTCGATTTTGGACCAATCATTATCCTTGGCGTCCACCTTCAAGACACGGTCTCCCAAATTGACCTTCAAGGCATACAGCCCCTCTTTCGACCCCATGGTGCGCCAATCACGCATATAGTTGGTACGCTGCGAGGTATAGAATTTGGCAAGGCTGGGGTCATCAAACAGGAAAATGTTGCCTGGTGTCACTACGCTCTTGTCCTCCCGCCCCGTGAACCTCGTCTTGCCGGGTCGGTCACCCCGGTAGAGGGTCATCTGGTATCCAGCCTTACGTGCCTCTCCGTCCACCATCCGCTGCGCCTCTTGTCGCTCGGCGTCCGTTATCGTTCCAGATTTTTCCTTTTCTGCAAGTTCGTCATATCGGGCGGGGGAGGAAGATGCCTCCATAGGCCTTCCGGGGCCTTCTGCAGGCTCTTTACCCTTTACCCTGTCATAGAACCCCTCCAACTCCTCACTGCTCTGTGGAAGGGCCTTGGAGCGCTCCCTGTTGACCTGTAGCGCACGCTGACGGGGGTACACGGCCTCTACCTTCGCCTTGGAGGGGTCGGACACGAAGAACTCATTCCCGAATCCTCGGTTCACCTGGCGATAGGCCCCTTTGGGGACCTCACTCATGTCTATAAGGGCCACGTAGGGCCTTCCCTTGCCCCCTGGACCGTAGTCTGACCAATATTCGAGGTCAGAGGTTATCATCAGTTTCCCGGCATCCATGCTTCCTGTAGAAAGGCTCGACATGTCCCGGGGACCCTTGGATGGGTCAATCTTGAAATTGGGGTCGTCCGTCCAATGCCAATAGGTACCGTGCTTTATTTCACCAAGGAATGCGTGCTCAAATTCTTTGAAGGTATCATACTTAAGTGCTTCTGCGGCAAGGCCTTGCAAAGATTTAGGTATACGCCCACCCGAAGATGCTTCTTTATTCACAAGTTCACTTGGAACCTTTGTTTCCTTTTCACGTTTCATCCTCGAGTATGCACCAGGATTATATCCCCACTCCAACAAACTGTTACCATCGGTCCACAAGTCACATGCGATGACTGTTTTGGACAGTACCTTGAATTGATTTCTAAGGTTAGCGCGGCCGTGGTCGACAGCGTACTTACGGACTATGGTTACCCAATCCCCTGGGTTGATACGCTTTATGTTGTCTTGACTTTTCTGTGGGTGTTCTTTCAAGAGTTCTATCTCATGATTCAGATACTCATAATACCTACTGACATTCATTTCCTTAACCGCAGCCCTCGGCATTTTACCCGTCTTTTGTATGTATGCTTTTTCCTGCAGATACTTTGATATCAGATCCTCGCTACTTTCTTGATAGGGCACCGCGCGGTATATGGTCACAGATTTTGACGGTTTTTTGTGACAGTCCGATATGATGCTCCATGCCCACATATCCTCATTGTCTTCACCGCTGAAATAGTGCCGGGGATTCGTGTACACATCATCCGGGTATATTTCATTAAAGGTGAGGTTATGCAGAGGGGCGGATACTTCTGGGTCGGGCGCCGAGTGTTCCCCGACATACTGCTCGAGGGCCATTTTAGATGACATGCGGTTACGGATTTCTTTGTAGGTTCCGTCCGGTTGTCGCTCCTCGACCTTAAGTATCTTGACCCTCCTGGGGTCGAAGACCACCCAATCATCATCTAGCTTTATGCTGTCGTACCCTTCGGATTTTATTTGCGCCAGCATCAGTTTCTCGTACTCTGGCCACCCGGCGGTTTTGTTAACATTTATCTCTGCAGTGACCAGGTACTTATTCGAATCTGCACCAGACTCGCCGCGTTCTATTCTTTTCCTATCTTCCGAGAACCACAGGATGCCCATCGCCGTGTTCTTTGTGCTGAACCTGTTGAACAATACGTTGGTGCCGTGGTATACCGTTTTTTTGGTGCCTGCAGACGCCTCTATGTCTTGGTAAGGGGACTTGAGGTACGCCAAGGCTACGCGTGTGACATTTGCATCTTTTGCGGTTTTCACATAGGGGATTGTGTTTTCCAAACAACTTCCATATACCTCGGCTGGTTGTGGACCTTTTGACATGGTATGCGGTTGAGTCTTACCGATCGGTGTGACTTTTCCATACTCATCGAATATGAATTTTTTTGACAGCACAGGGTTTTTTTCGATTACAGCCCGGAAACTCGAATCGTTGTTCATGTGATAAGTGAAGTCTTCAAGGTTATAATTCATAAGAACTTGGATTTGTTCGTTATTCAAGTATTTCAAATATTCCGGGTGACTTCCGACAGCATCAATTACATATCCCGGATAATTTTTAACAGAGGCTTGAGTTATTTCCGGGCTATTAAATAAGACCCAATAAGCTTCCACTTTTATAGAACCTTTTACGGCAACATCTATATTTTGCAAAACAATATTGTTAAAACCACTATCAAACCTTGACACCTCATAAAGAACAGTCGGAAATTCGTTGAAAACTTTTTTTGTGATATCATTGGAGAGCTTCATCAACTCAATTACATAGTTTGGCGGTAACTCTCTTAAAAATTTACTGCCTTTTTCCGTGAGCAATATTTTTATAACACTATTAATCCACGGTACTTCTTTCAAAAAACCATTCAGCACCTTTGAAACTCTATACAAAATGGAAAAAACTTCCGCGCCGGTTTTATCGTGGTTAAGAAGGTTCGATATCTTTTTCTTAAATTCCGGGGAGAAGTCGTTTGCATTTGAAAGGGCATCTATTAGGTTGTACTCGTTGTGTCTAAAATTCCACAAGAGCCCCTCTTCGGACAGATATTCAAGTAAATCTTTTTTGTAAATATACCCAGGTTTTATACGTGTCACGGTATCTGCTACAAAATTTGACTCTTTATCGTCCAAATTTTTAATGACTTCCACTATATTTTCCACGCTACCTAAAATATCGCGGTACATAGATTTCTCTGCATCGTTAAAATAGGAACCCTCATAATTTAAAAGAACCTTGACAGGATTCTCTTTGAATTTTTGTTCTTTAAATTTCGGGAGGAGAAGCATAAGATTATTATTTTCTGGGTTAGCCAAAGAAATTTCCCACAACTCTTCTGCAAATTTCCCCGAAACCTCTAGCGTTAGATTTTTATCCAACTTATTTATAATTCTCGGTTGCTTTTTTAGGAGCTCACCAAAACGATTTCCCATGTGTTTTACCAATAAAGCCATGGTTTTTTTATCAACTTTTGTTTTGTTAGGATCTTCCTCCAAACGTACCTCAAGGTCTTTGAAAAAATTATCTTTTCGTTCTTGAGAACCTGGAGAGCCGACCCCTTCCTGTTTTCTTGTAGCGGCGGCGAAGGCATCCTGCAAACCCGGGGACACAGCACTTAAATACTCGTCTGGTTTAGCTACGCGCTTCCAATCCAAAACTTCCTTGGGGAGTTTTTTACCTTTCCACTTTGTGAAAATAGACCCATTGTTGTGTTCAAGATCCAACGCGTGGTCGACCGCCACCATACGGTCACCTTGCGATGAGGCCGCAAGGAGCATACGCCCGGCAGACGCTATATTTTTCCAAGCGGCACCGCCATAGGACGCATGCCAATAGACTTCACTTTGTGCAAAGGCCACAGAACAAAAATCAAAAAACACCCCAGGTTCTTTATCACGGAGAAGAGCATAACGTTCCTCATAACCAGGTAAATCACTACGGACGTACGTATTCTGCATATTTTTCTTAAGGTCATAGAACACGTTTTTCCAAGACGGTTCACTATCAATGAATTTATTCTCAATGTACTCATTATAGAACGCCTGAAAATGAAAAATCTCACAAGCACATGCACGGTATAGGGCCTCAAAACACAACCTCCACATCGCATCCACACTTGTTTTCTTGGCGTCCTCGATTGCCACAGCCACATCTTCAGAGGATTCGCCGCCTGATTCTTCGATAGTCTTGGGGTGTAACAATGACAGTGCGTAGAAGTCGATTACCTGCTGGCTTAAATCTTCCGGGACGGTGTACTCCCAATTACGGAGAATAGCCTCTCGTGTTTTAAAAGGCTCCTCTGTATGAATACGGTCGCCGGCAGACTTCAAGAATCTGCCAACGACCTCCATAAGTCTTTGTGAACCAATGAATAACATCTGCCCACCTTGTACAGGCGACACATCTTACAGAAGGACAGACGTAATAGGAGAATATTAAGCGGACACACTCACATATTCTGGGGGGACGAACTTTGTGAGCCACACGTTGTTGTGGGACAGAAAGAACGCGTGTCCGTCTTGGTGCATTTCTTTGGATATCACCTTCAAGACGATGGGTTTTCCGTGCCGCTGTCCCACTTTGACCGCCGTTTCCGTGTCAAGGGACAAGTGTACGTACTGACGGCTACCAGGATTGATACCTTCATTTATGATGGAGTTAACAAATCTATCAGCAGTACCGTGGTACAGGATATCCGGGGGCGCTTTTGGCTCAAGGCCCAAGTCCACGTCCTTGACCGAATGCCCTTGGCAAGCTCGTATCTTGGATCCGTCCGGACTGTACTCAAAACGTTTTTTATTGTTCGTGGCGACAACCTCATCCAACGTGGCTTTGTCTATGGCTTTACCATAAATTTTCAAGGCCTCCAACAGAGTGTCAACATCCACCCATCCTGCGCCATCGAGCTTTATACGTATGGCGTCAGGCTTGTGCCTCAACACGAGAGAAAGGAATTTGCTGATTTTTATAAGGTCATTCATATGGGGGTTACCTCAATGGTAAAACCCTTTGAGTTCGTCCCCCGATAGTCCGTCCCTGCAGGCTTTCTGCTTCCATTCACTGTAGGCCGGGTCGTCCCCGGGGGGGTGGTACAAGGACACTTGATCTACCACGCACATCAAAAGGTTATGTTGATGCAACGCCAACGCGTAATGCGCGTCATCGGCGCCATATATACGATTAGCAAGATACCCCCCGATGGTGCGCCACACATGGTAAGGTGTGAGAATGGCCCCGCCTGCGATACCTTCATTGCGCGGCACGGATTGATAGGTATACCCGGCATACCTTGATTCGGAATAGTTTGATCCGGAATAACTTGTTGAGTTTTTCAAGACATGACAGCAGTGACCCGTCTGTTGTGCCGATAATGCCCCGAGGTCTTTCCATTTTGGAAAGAATTCAAAGGCCTCCACGAACTTCCACAGCCATTCCGGGTCTTGTGCAACAAGATCTGAATCGTAACTCAAAACATAGTTGAAAGGGACACTATCGGCCATGCTATCGACCATCCGATTGACTATCGCAGGCTTTCCAAGGTTTTCTCCGTAATCTAACACTTGATAGAAAGCGGGATTGATAGTATCAAAAAACCGTAATTTCCCCTCCCAAGATACAAGGTAATTCTTCAATTCCGGGGATCCTCCGTTGAACCCCACAAAAGTATGTACTCGCCAGCCATCCGGTATCACAGTATCTTTAAGTGCGTTGAAACAATTGATTACTTTTTCATCACGGTGGTACACGGGTATGAACAAGCCAATGACAGGTCCGCTCACAGGTTGGTTCCTTCTATGTTTTTAGGAGCGTCATTTAGGACTGTGTTGGTCTCCTGCACCCCAAATCCCATCCCAAGAAACTTTCGGGAATCGCAATGTGACCTCCATCCGATTTGGCCATCAGCGCTAATGTACTCTACCATTACACCGTGGTTAGGTTGGTATGGTATGAGACGTATTGTGAATGGGTTTTCTTTGTTGCTGTGGTCATACATCTCGATACAATCTCCCCGGCGAACTACGTCCACATACTTCCCTCGTCCCAAACACGGCAACATACTTCCGTTTTCTCCTACGCGTATCCCGTACCGCATGAAACTCCACCAGCGGCGAACCCCAAACCATACCGAACGTAACTCCCACCTTATCGTCTTCAATGGGTGCTGTAATTTATACTTAAGCCTGTTGAACCATGTTCTGAAGCAGAATTTACGTTTTAAGGATATGTTTTCGACTATCATTATTTCCCCCTAAATATTTCGCTCGTGATGTCAAGGTTCGGGTTGAAGAAAGGGTCTTGATACGTGCGGCAGTGCCACTTCTCCTCCATGTACTTTATGGCCGCCTGGAACACAGGGTCATCGCCGGCGTCAACACCCCTCGAAAAGGACTCATGGTGCACGAGGCGAGCCCACGGGGTGTATACCACCTTGTAGCCTGCTTCGCGTACTCGCAGGCAGAAGTCCACATCGTTGAAGGCCTTCGGCAGTTTCTCCTCGAACCCGCCGACACCCAAGAATACCTCCACCTTCACCGCCATACAAGCGCCGGTTACGGCGGACATTTGCTGCACGAGGTGGTGTCTGCAGAAGTATCCAGAGTTTGAATCAGCCAGGCGTTTGTGTCCGTGACCTGCTATCCCTCCCATGCCTATGACCACGCCCGCATGCTGTATCCGCATGTCCGGGTATAGCAACTTGGCGCCTACGATCCCCACCCCCGGCTGCCACAATTCCCGTATCATCTCGTCCAACCAATAAGGGTCAACCGCCTCAATGTCATCGTTCATGAACACTACGGCGCTTTTGTGCAACTCCGGGCAACCTTCTTTGGCATAGAATACGGAGTCCACCGCAGAGTTGTTTATCGCAGACCAATTGAATTCGCCTTCATACCTCTGAAGGGTACTCAACAACTCTTTGTCCTTCATTCCAATCAAAATATCAAAGGTGCTGTCAGAACACATGTGTGCTAGGACGTGCACGAACAATTTTCCACGGTACTCTATGCCCCCCAGAGATTGCAAGCACGAGCCAAACATTTTTATATTGTCGTGTGTGGGGATGATGATATGCACATCGGGCCAATCATCCACAGGCTTTCGAACTCGGTATGTTCCCAAATACGGCCCACGATAAACCAATGCCCCGGTATCACATTGACTCATTACAGCTTTGAGTCCGGCATCGAATGCCCATAGTTTTGCGGAGGAGTCCTTGGCGGATGAACCCCCTGATTTCCTCCAATGGTACAACACTTTTGGTATGTGCACTACCACCGTGTTTGGATCAAAGGTACACCGGAGAAGGAACTCGTGATCTTGCGCACCGTCATATCTTCCATCGAGTGGCTCCTGACCACATTTTGCAATGACCTTGTCCGATACCGACACGAGATGGCACATATAGTTTTGGGAGAGTAGCATCTCCCTTGAAAAGCCTGGTTTGTAATGTGCCTCTACCAACCTGCCATCACTTTCTATCTTGTCCTCATCCGTGTAGACAACAGAAACATCGTTCCTGTCAGAGAAAACTTTGGCAACGTTTATCAACGCGTCCGGATGCAATTCATCATCGCAATCGAAGAATGAGTATATTTTTGTTCCGTTGGGTGCCACACTAATTGCGGCATTTGTTGAAGCCGATATGCCTACATTGCTCGTGCTTCTCGCTATACGGGTTTTTTCCGGGTTTTCCTTCTCGAATTCTTCAAGCACCTCTTTTATTCCCAAGGGTTCGTCATCACTGATAAAAGCGCATAACACCCAATGTGGATACGATTGAGCAACTACGGAGTCTAATGCACTGCAAAATGTTTCTTCATCCACGCCGTGGACAGGCATCACTACAGCTATGTTGGGAAGGCTCTTCAAATCGTATGTGACTCTAACATCGCTTAATACCATACCAGACCACCCTGACGGTCCAGCCAACAAACACAACACCCCTTTGTCATTGTATTCTGCTTGAAGTTGAACGGTAAAAAACTTATCGACGGGGATCCCACCATCTATAGAAATTTTTATAGTTTTGTTTGGAAGAATGTCCTGCACTATTCCCAAAATGTATTTCCTTGATGTTCCGAGATCCGATGTCAGCAACACGGAAACTATTCCATCGCATATGCCATACATGTCGGCTACACGAAGTTTTAACAAGGACACTAAACCAGGCATGTTGCATGGCAATTTGAAAAGAATATGGCTAGTGAGTGGAACGACCCCCGAACAACGGTCTTCACAATATACACGCTCTTGGCTGGATACCTCAAATACCTTCATTAACTTTTCCAATTCTCCAGATCCTTGAACAACGCGACAAGCCTTTGCAACGTTCTTTCCTCTCCTCCGAGGCCCTGCACCGTCAAGATCGGGGATTTTATGAACTCCCGGGTGGCAAGGTACGCTTCCCGTATCGTCTTCAGCCTGTCGAGGTTAAGGCTTGGATCCCTGTCATAGCACACCTCGGGAGGTGTGTCCACGAACACGTACAAATCGGGCAGAACGAAAAGGTTCTCGGAAAGGTACAGTTCTTTGGTTAACTCGAAACAGTGCGGGGAAAACACCTTGGCGTAGGCAATGCCAGACCACACATACCTGTCACACACGATGTTGTTGCAAGACAAGGTTTCTTGGTGGCGCATCCTAGACTCAAAGAATACACGCTCCCTTTGGTACTCATTCAACGGGGACTCCTCGGAGTTCAAAATGTCAGCTTCCTCACTGCTGAACGTCGGCTCCTTGGTCCATATGAAGTCACCGAGGTGAGGATCGGCAAGGAGAGACCCGTCCTTGTCACGGTACTCATCGTTGAGCCACATTTGGAACTTCACCGAAAGTGTTGTCTTCCCCGACCGGTCCGGTCCCTCAAAACAAACAAACATGGATACCTACCTTCCTCTCACGATTTTAGAAAGCTTTTTGTCTTTCCTTACCGCGCGCATGTCCACCTTCGTACCTGGTGCGAGCATCGTTTGGTTAGTGGCCTTTAAAAGCTTACCCTTCTCCCACCACTCCATACGGCCGTCTGGATAGGTGACCGCAGGCCCCCCCACCCGGTGCTTCAACCCAAGGGAGTACCAAGCTTGGTACCCATCATTGTTTATCTCCGCAGGACCTTTTTCCCGGTGCTTCATCCCGTTCCTTATGTACACGAACCCTTTGCCCGTGGGGTGCCTTCCGTTCTCCATGCCAGGCCTCCTGTTGACGCTTTCAGTGGCTGCAAACACGGGCAGTTTTCTTGCCATCTATTTCCCCTTGCACTAGTTTATTGGCCACCTTCAAAATTTACTATATGGCGTTTTAAAAATGACAGTTTTTATTTTTTGAGATACTTATTTAACCTGCCCGGGATCCATCAAATCCACCTCGGATATTTTCAAGGTTACCGATAATCCGGATGTGACAGGGAATTTTACTAAATAAGATCCCCCTAAAGACAACTCCACGGTGCCTATGACCCCCTCCGCAAGTTCAAAATGTTCCTCGGATAGAGGTAAAGAAATGGCCCGTGTCCAACGCAACTTAACCGTTTGGCCTTTTTTATAAAGGGGTTTTACCATGTTTCCCCCGTTTACTTTTGGTGGCCTTTTTTACTATCCTCTCGACCCACGGGAATAAATCCCAATTCGCGTTAGAACCATGTACATGTGCAAAGACGCAAACGTCCTCGATTTTCATATTCCATGCGTTTGCCTGCGGCCCTTCCAATGTGCGCACCAATTTCGAACCATCATCAAAGAGAAACTCCATGGTAACCTTCTGCAATTTTCCAGACAAAAGAACCTTGAGAGAAGGCTTATCCGTAACGATTGAATTTTCCTTTAGATAATCACGGCCCGGGATTAGCTTTTTTCTAACCATGTTCATGGGCCCAATCTCCATTTCTTTTCAGGAAGGTACTTCTCCTCGTCCTCGAACGCGTACGTGAAAGGTTTGCCATACCCAATTTTACGAGGATCCTTCGCCAACTCTTCTTGACGGTACCCCCATTTGTCACACTGCCCTGCATGGTAACAGTATATGTCTTGGCAGAACCCGACACGATACTTCATTGCAATCAAAGCCGTAGACACCGCACCGTCATCTCCGAATTTCATGAGAGCCTGCTTCAAAAGTCCCTGTGACATCGCGGCGGACAGTGCCTCCGTGCGAACAACCTTGAACGTATTTCCTACAGCCCTGCAGTACCACACCCCAAGCGCCCTTTCACCGGAGGGCCTTTGGAATATCTGCGGCGGCAGTTGCATGGCAAGGAGCGCCAACGAGGGGTTACCGTTCATGATGGCAAGCATGCGTGACAACCAATCTGGCTCCAATTTCGGCGGGAAGACATCATTATCTGTAACCACATAGAATGGGGTATCGGCTGTAGTCATTGCATGGAAGACCATCTTGTTGTAAAGGCATCCGGTGTTCCGGGCATCCAGATGAAGGGACGTTATAAGATTCTTCTCAAGAAGCCCATAGGCGAAGTCCCTGTCACCTTTGTCAGACATAGAGTCATTGTCGTACAAGTGTATCTCGTACGTCCCCGGCGCCGTGCGTTCGTGGATCTCGCGGACACACCGCTCTGTGAAGTCCTTGCGGTGGAACGAGGTGATATAGATGGGGGTCACTCCCATTTTATTTCCTACAGTCTTTCAGCATCCATTCTGCTTCAAGGCGATTTCATTCAGCGTCTGCTTCATAGCGTCAATCTCGTCCCGCATGATGTAGATACTCCCAGGTATTTCCACCACGGCGTTACTCATGCTGGCTTTGAACCAACCGATTATGGCTTGCTCAACCATATGTGGAAAACTCTCTTCTATTTTTTTCTTTGCGGTTTCAAACGCGGCGGTCAATCCCGCATCGTTTAGCACAAGAATTTTGACGCTATCCTTGTATTGTTCAATTGCAGCGCCCACAGCCGCTGTCACCAATTGCTCTCGGGATGTTTTGAAACCGTGCATGGCTTCCCGATATTCTGATATGGCATAAACTTCCTGGTTGGTGACCTTTGGATCATCCGTGTATTTTTCGCTGTTGTATCCATATCCCATACGGATATGCCTGCCCCGTAGTTCTCGAACGACCTTATCCGAGAAGGCTTCTCGTTCCGCAGCCGGATCCTCGGTGAACCACTTCGTCACAACTTCCTTGGCAATGTCCCTCTTCTGATCGTCCGTGAGTGTCTTGAACAGATCGACAACGGTCTCGCCTAACTGACTCGCTTCAATCTTCAAAGTTACTTCCATGTGTTTCTCCTTTTAGGTTATTTACCAAACAGCCTGTGATAAAAGTCTTTTGGTTTTGCTCTCTTGAGTGTTTCACGTTCCTCTTCCGATAACCCCATGATCATCCTTCCGGGTTTGTATCTGTCCGGTATTTTAGTGTATCCTTCTTGCTTGCGCATGCGCTCTAAACCCCTGCCATCCGCAGACATGATCGATTGAGACGTTGCCCGTCCAACCAATTCTTCTATCAAAATAGTAAGAGATTTCATATATTTACACTCCGTGACTCACAAACCAATTGGATGGTATGGTCGTACCTTGATATGGTACGTACTCCAACGAATACCCGGGCTTGTCACCCCATATACCTTTGATGACCTCTTCCGTAGGTGTCCACAAATGCTGTGCGTTCTGGCGATGGTCCTGGTCGGGCAGGGATACCAGCACTCCTTTGCGTGACCATTGTGACAGAAGGCTCGCGGCTTTCGCGGCCTCCTCAAGAGTCATATGTTCTAACGTCTCAAAGCACACGACCGCATCGTATTGAATCTGTTGGTCATCTGCCATAAAGAACGGACATGCGTCCAATACGTGACTGGTGTATACCGTGTAAGACAGAAAGTTACGTTCCGCATACCTCAAAGCGGCATCGGCGAGTTCCGGGATCATCTCGACCCCCGTCAACGAGTACCCCTCCCGAATGAGCAAAAAGTCCAGCCACCCATCGTAGCACCCCACATCCAGCACAGTCTTTGCCCCTATGGACTTCAACCATTTAGATGCCTTCATGAAATGGGTCGCATCACGGATATTACCCAAGTGCATGTCCGGGTTTGGTACATACCCTTTAGGCAACCTAACCGCATGTGCATCCATTCTTTCCTGACTGGCGGTCATTGTTTTTTCCAATCCTGCAGGATGGGGTCAACAGGTTTATACGTCTGGATGTCATACACGTAGGTGTACGGCGGGGCATATTTTACTTTCCTTGGATCTTCTGCCAATTGACTATCGGTATACCCCCATTTGTCACACTGCCCCCCGTGCATGCACCATACATCCTTCATGTAGGCTGTAATGAAACCGCTGGCTTCCATGCGAACCGATCGGAGTAAATCATCGCCAAATTTTCCTGATTCTTGGGGCCACAATTTTATTGGCCACGCGGCCCTCCGTACCAAAGAAAGTTGGTTACCGATGGCAGTACACACGACATGATTTCCCCGCTCGTATTTTGGCCCAAGTAAAACTTGGGGTGGTAACTGCGGAGTCATAACACCTATGTCCGGGTAAACTTCCATTTCGGTTATCATTCGGGAAAGCCAATCAGGGTCAAGATACGGCGGGTACGTATCTGCATCGTTGGACACATAGTAGGTGTCTTCCGGGGTCGTAAGACTATAGAAAACCGCCTTCGGGAAATATGGCCCGGTGTTATGGGGCCACAAGATGATGCTGTCACACAAGTGAATAGAGTGAAGATCTTTTATGTGTTTCACTTCCTCATCATCACTTCCGTTGTCAAAAACGATCACCTCATTCGGCGTGGTCGTGCGGCCTTTGATCTCCCGGAGACACCGATCAAGCATATCTACACGGTGCCACGTTGTTATGAATATCTTTATTGGCTTCATGTATTGACCCTTTTTTTCAAACCCCAAAAACGCGTGTCCAGACCCGGCCCCATGGTGTTGGTACAACAATCGAAGTCCCACGCACTGAAGATTTCTTTTGGCTTATAGACTTCATTTCTCACCATTTCTGGCGTGATGTTACCGTAATAATCATGTGTGCCCGGGCTTGCATCAGGATTAGTATTTTCGGTTCCGTGTTCCGCCCGCCCTTCCCCAGCACAAGTCCATACCATGATACCCTCCGGTTTTAAGAGGCGGATCATGGCCGCGAGTGTTTCCCTCCAGTATTTGTCGTGTTCAAGGCAATCGGTGCTGATGATGGTGTCATACAATCCATCCGGTTTGTCACGTGACCACTCGTGCATATATCCGACATGATCCACATTAGATCCTGCGACTATGTCGATGCCCTCATATTTGGCTTCACCAGAGAACAAATATCGATTATTTCCGTTTATGTCTTGACTGCCAACATCGAGTGCCCTTCCATGAGAAAAATGGTTTGGAAAAAGTCCTTTCACACGCTTCATCCATTCACGTATTTCGTTATGCATATTTTGACACCTCGCCAACCACGAAAGCCCAACTTGTATCAATGAACACGTTTTCCGGTTTGCCAAGAACCTCATCAACCGCTTTGACAACCCCTGGTTGTAGTATCGGGTCGTAATCGTGGCCCGCAACTACTCCTTGTTTTACCTTTGGCACCCATGCCTCGATATCTGCTTTGCACGGTGCATAGTCATGGTTACCATCTATGTACAAAAAATCTAACGGATCTTCGAAATGGAAGGAAGCTCTTGGGCTTTCCATCTTAAGCATATAAACCCAAGATCCCCAGCTTGTTACGCATCCTTGAGGAGTATTGGCGCCGGGGAATCGCTTCAAAAAAATATCTTCAGCAGGAGTGCCTTGATGGTTATTACCCCACGGATCCACGCACCAAAGAGTCCTGTAATACCTAGAAATTATTTGAGCTGATTCACCCAAATATGACCCGACCTCAACGGCCAATGATCCTTTTGTATGAACCGAGGCCCAATCACAAAGATCCATAAGTCCACTCGCATACTTTCCTATGCGGTGAACATGCGGGAGGTTATCGGGTTCAAACGGTGTCATGTGTAAACCACCCGTGTCCCTTTACCTGCTGGCCACCAATGCAGATCATCGAAGTCGTGTTTGTTCGTGTAGCGTGCTAGAATCTCGTCAATACCCAAACAATACACTGCATCGTAGTTGTCGATCACCACGATTGACCCCGGGCGCATGAGTCCCAAAGCAACCTTCAAAGCAACTCTCCTGTCAATCTCGCAACAGTCTATAAGGGCCACATCGAACAGCCTGCCGGTCAAATCCGGACAGTCTTGTGTCATAGGTGCCACATGCATTGTGATGTTACTGAGGCCCTTGCGGTCCGCCGCTGCCATTACTTGAGTGGCCCATTCGGGGGAGTTTTCTATCGATGTGACGTGCTTTGCCCTTCTGGCGAAGAACAGTGTCGAACCACCCGAACCATATTCCAATACTTCATGGTGGGGTTTTACAAAATAATGTAACGTCTGAATGGCCTCTGGCACGATCCACGGGTACTCCAATTCAAGTGAATCCCTACCGTCCCAATACTCAACAGGTATAAGGAGCTGCCCTTTGTGGTCATTCATATTTATAACCTCGTAGTATGCTCACCCAGGGATACTTTCCCATCGGTGTTCCCCGGTCTTTTCATCCCACAATACACAATGGCTCCACCCGTACTCCAACCCTAAAGTCTTCACCCCGCCACATTCGTACGCGCCGTAACGGTGGTGGTGTCCGAACACATGGATCTTCGGTTTCAAGTGTACCGATAGTTCGGTTATCCACGGCTGTCCGATGTCCTGCGATCCCCTCATATACGGCGAAGGTGCTTCGTGTGTTATGAGTATGTCCACGTCACCATTTTCAGCAAGCAACCTATCCCTGTCCTCTTGGAGAAAATGCCTAGCCCTGCTCGGAGGTACTTTGTCCTTCTCCCACATAGAATACTTCGGGGAGTAGTTACCGCCCATGACCGCCACGCGCACCACACTTTTTGTGTACGTCATCGGTATGTCATACACCTTCCCGTTGCGCAGGTATGGCCCTTCTGGAGCGGTCTTGATTAACTCCAATTCCTTCCAATTCTCGTGGTTGCCTTTGATGAACCAGAACCCCTGTGGCAAGTCAGGATATGAAATAAGGTCACCCCCAAGGTCGCCTACCTGCAACCAAGCATCAACCCCGGGCATGGACAACGCCCGAGGGATGACCTCGAACCTACCGTGTATGTCACCGAGGAAACCTATCATTCGCCGTTGTCACCCTCCTTGGGACCAACAAGCCCGAACCACCTAGCGCACATATACATCAAGTACGCGATTACTGAAGCGATGATGACAAACGAGATGCTCTTCTTCCAGCCCTTCATGTTTCTACCACCTTTCTTTAGGTTAAACAATCACTTTGACATCATATCCTTCTGCATTTTCTCGAGTGTCCAACAACGGATCCAATCTTTCCCAATTGACCCAACGGTCAATGTACACGCGGTCTTTGGAAAACATAGGTGTTTCATAGTCGGCGACCCACCCCTTGCCTGTACCCGCCACCCCATTGAACATGCCTATGCCGCGCTTGAATCTCGTCGGGGATTTGTTCCAATTCACGCCCTTCTCCATCATCATGTCCTGCATCTTGGACGTGTCGGCGTTGAACAACTGCTTGTGACTGTACATCGTCCTGGCAAGCGTCTGGATGGAGTTCCTCGTGCAATCTTGTTGTCTCCACAGGAAATAATTTACGACATCATCTTGAGGAATGTTGAAGGCCCTGCAGTCAAACATGGGAAACGGCGTGCACCATGACACACCTTTATCAACACAAGCCGATGCAAAAAAAGATGTACACGCCGATGCTGTTACTGAAACGATCTTCTGCAGGGAGTAACCGAAGTATGGCTCCGTTTCCACTTTTTCATAGTCGATGAGAAGTATGGAAATCTCATCGGAGAAGTGGTAGGCGAACCTCGAACCCTGCACCGACTTGCACAAGTTGGCCGTTGCTATGCACATGCACTCGTGGAAAACTTCATCGTATGGGGATGCAAGCTTTCTGCTGATTGAGTGGAAAGCACGTCCGTCGAGTCTTAGAATAGTGGGGACTCTCCTGGTCAACGTGGCGGATGTCGTGACCGCCTCGTATTCCTTCATCCTGTCTCCGAGAGATTTACCAGGCATTATATTTTTCCTTTCACAGGAACCCATTTCGGAAGTTTCACGCCTTCGGGAAGGTTGATATCCCCAATCACCCACCATTCCTTACCATTCTTGAATTCCGCCATGAGGCTTTCATCAGACATGCTGTAGCGGAAGAAGCTAGGATCTTTAGACCAATGTTTTACCCACGGCACGCAAAGGAGTTCGTGCGTGTTATTGAAGTGGGCCACTTTCGGTTTTTCACCCGTATCAACGCAACCAGGAATATGCTGTGTGATTTTCATGTTCGACTCCCTTTCACGCCGTGTGGCTGTACGCCTTTATAATGTCCGCTATCACCGTCTTGTCCTTCTCGTGCATGTTCTTCTCGCTGAAGATGACCCCTTGGCGCAAAAGACCCGATGGGTGGTATGTTGCTATCATGGGGATCATGCCTGTGCTTTCGCTTGAAATTACATACAAACTGCCGCGGTCAGCACCAAGGGCTATCTTGCTGTCTTTTATAAGTGACCTCTTCGCGGCATTACCGAGAAGAACCACGCACCGCATACCGAGCGCCTTCAAGACTTTGATGTCAACAAAAAGGTGGCTTAAACAATGCTTGAGTTCCTCATCGGTCGGGACACGGTTGCCTTCTGGGCAGTCACGTATGGTGTTCGAAAACGCCACCCCTACATACTTCCCGAGTTGCTTTCTTACGGCCACTATCTGCTGGCGTATCCTTCTGCCTGCAGATCCCACGAACGGTCGGCCTTTTACACGCTCCTGCCTTCCGCCGCCTTGTCCCACGAACAGCAATTGTACACACCCGTCCTTGTCGGGATACATTTCAGTAGGCAACATGGCACACTTACCCAATGCCGGACAAGATTTGTCCGTACACTGGCATTTCAAAGTCATGGCCCTAAAATCGCTCATGGATATTTAACCTATTATATCCTCGTCCATATGGTAACGTTGACCAGGTCTTTTATTAGGATTCAATATGAAGTCTACCTCTTCTGTAGCTGTCCCGGGAGTTAATTCTAAAGTGCCGTTATCATCTGTTTCATAGGGGCTGTTTCCACCGAAGTTGCATATCTTGATGGCTTCCTTCGAGGTAAGCAATGCGTTTATCGCCTCACGGAGACTCTCGTTGTTGACCACGTCTTTGAGGAGCACCGCCTTCTCAATGAGTTCACAAACATCCGCCTGGGTCATCCGGTGTTCGATGATGTCCCGGAACACGGCCGGGTCAAAGTCCTCCATCTTTGGGAAATTCTTGTCCACGGCCTCATCGGTGCTGGCTATTTTAGCAAACCGTGCCACCATAACCTCGTAAGCCTCCTGCGCGGTCTTGGGGGGTTCCACGAGTATGACCTCGTCAAGCCTGCCGGGGCGGTTTATGAGCGTGTAGTGTACGAGCTTCGTGTCGTTGATGGTTGCTATGAACACGACATTCAAATTGCGGTTCACATCGTCTATGGAGTCCAAGAACACCCCAAGGCGTTCATTCTTCTCCTCGAACTTGTACGAGTCGAGATCCTCCATGATGACGATGCACGGTTGCATGTATTTGATAGTCCTGAATGTTTCTACAATCTCGTGCGTGTAGGAGAGGTTGTCCGGGCTTATATAAACTATGGGGTAGTCCCGAAGGGTGTCCTCCAACTTGCGGATGATGGTGGACTTGCCGGTGCCGGGTATGCCCACGAAGGCGTATCCCCTCTTGCGGCCCCTTTTAAGAACTTTGCGTATCTCTGCCGAGAACCTTTCGATGTCATATTGGTTTACCCTCTCATCAAAGATGACCCTACTCCTCGAGGTCAAACCCTTGTTGAGGCATATGACATTGCGGGTGACATCAAAATGTTCGAGGAAGTCTTGGAAAACTGAATTCTTGAGACGGGACAGGACCCCCTCTATACCAGCACATTCTTCTTCAACAACCATTGGGTGATATTTTTTGGCGGTTGAGAAGTGTTTTTTTAACAAGGGGCTTGGTGTTTCCGAAATTTTAGACAAGAAATATATATACGAGTCGTTGACGGTAAGTTTGTCCTCATATTGCAAATAGTTCAACTGCCAAACGAATTTTCGCTCCTCGAAATTTATGACAATGAACACATCACCGCGCTCGACTTCCCACAGATCCTTGGCGACATTAAGGTCGTCATACTTGTAAAACCCTTCTACTATGAAACTTTTTGTGTTGGGACGGCGAGATATCCATTGGCATACGTCCTTGCCAACCTCAAAAGTACCTCCCACGATTGTCCTGTTCGAGTCGGAGTCCTTCAAACCAAGGAGCCTGCGTATCTTAACTTCACGCTCCCCGTATACGTTCGGCTGTTCCTTGGTGATCTTGTCGAAAAACATAATCTTCGAAAACAAATCACTGGTGAGTGTCACCGCAGGGACGCCGTACTGGACGACATCGAGGGCGGTTTTGAATCGCTTGTTACCGATGTTGAGCCTGCGTGCGAACTTCGCCGCGCTCTCGGCAATCTCTATGATGAACTTCGGTGAATTTCCATATACGGCGATAAGATACTTGGCGAAGCCTTTGAAATTACGGTCAAGCTTTGTCATCGCCACGGGTTCAGGACAAGAACTTCCTTCTTCTTTTGACGTGAAACTGACTATTGCCATGTATTATATCCTGAATGACAGACGTCTGTATTGACGCCGCTTATTTAATATACTTTTTGGGGGCCTGAAATTAAAGGGGTAAATGATCTTTCAAGAACCGTATCCTGAAGACTTCCGACCGTATCCAGAGGAGCCGTATCTGGACGGCTTTGGCGGGTTGTCGCCTTGGAGTTCGGCGATGCCTCGAGCGTACAATTTTTCAAGCTTGTCGTTACCTTCCACGGGGGGTGGTTGGCGCGGACAGGTATCGTCTTTGACCATCAAAGGCTTCTTCTTGCTTCTTTTTCCATACGGCATGTGTAGTCTCCTATTTCATTATTTCAGCCACCGCGTAATCGCGTACGGCCATGACAACCAAAGCGGCGCCGAACCCGATGTAGCCGGCGTTGCGCTCAAGCCAATTCCTTTTGGCCTGCCTGCGAAGACGCTCTATTTCGCTTTGGTATAGAATCTCCGCCTCTTTGGACTTCTGGCAGTATGTACCCACAAGGTACTTCATGTAATACAACTCCCGTGCCTGTCTCTCCCACGCACTCCTGTAGAACACATGCAAGGCGGTCTTACGCTCGCTAAAGAGCACCCCAGGGGGAAGAATCAAGGTATCCCCGGAATATGAAACAAATACCCCCGAATCGGGAATGGCTATGGATTCATAATCATTGGTGGTGGCACTGACCACATCCGAGGTGTCCCCGGGTATGATACGGACGACACTATCAATGTCCATGCATTTTGGCATGAAACTGTAGATGAGCGGTGGTATGCTATCCTGCGCTTGCAACACGGTGACCGTAAGAATAAGCATAATGAAAGATTTTCTCATAAATTTCTCCTTGTCACCCCACGAGCTTCGCGAGCCTTTTCATACGTTCGGCTCTGTCCTTGATTGCCATGACCCTTTTGAGTTCATCCAATTTGGCTTGGTCTTTGGCACGCGCGGCGGCCACATTGACTGCCGCCTCCATGTTGGCTTCCTGGATGCTGTCGCGCACCGAGTTTATGGCCGTATGCAATTCGTTGGCGGGACCGTTTCCGTCCTGCCTTCTACCCACAAGCCATGCGATGATACGCACGATGACGATGATCAGGGGTATCGCCGCCAAGAGGTACTTCCAATATTTCTTTACGAACGGCTTCTGCCAGATGATTAGATACAAGGCCACGAGAGCCACGAGGATGTAAATTGCAAACTCCCACCACATGTGTTACCTCCATTGTTTTCAGGGTGTTTCGTTTACGAGCTTCCATGTAGTTTTTAAAATTTTAAACCACACAGGTATCACAATTGCGATGATGGCAACCCATGCGATCAATATTTTCCAATTGTTAAAATATACTGCACACAGGATTGATATCGCCAAAGCATACATGGTAGCGATACCTGCTAATGTAATCGAGGCTATCAAAAGCAGCTTTTGTAGTTTTGATCCGAATGTCATTTCACTGCCATTATGGATTTATGTGCTCTTGCTACATATGAGTATAAATATTAACGAGATATTCGGTATTCGTCAAGATAGTGATCGTGACCTCGACCTGGATTTTACCCGTGACTCCGAATGCGATTTTGAAAGAGATCGTGAAAAAACCCCCGACCGAGATCCCGACAGTGACGTTGAACGTGCATTTGACCACGACAACGATTTTGTTCCGGTTATGGATTCTGATTTGGCTTCAAACAAAGACCCCTCAAAACCTATATGAAGAATTGCTTGGTTCATAGTTTAGGCCCCGACCGTGACAGGGACTGTGACCCCGACCGTGACCCCAACATGGATCCCGACAAGGACTCCAACCGTGACTTGGACAGTGACAAGGACTCGGATCGTGACCTAAACGAGGATCCGGATAGTGACCCCGACACTGACCGTGACCCCGACAAGGATCCCGACCATGACCCGTATCGTGACCCGGACCGTGACATCGACCATGACGCCGATATGGAACTTATGTAGAATCCTGCATAGAGGATCGCTTGGTTCATGTTTTATACCACGACCGGGACAGTGACCACGACAACGACCGGGACACCAACCGTAACCCTGACTGTGACATGGAAACCGACAGTAACCATGACCGTGACCTCGATTGGGACCCCGACCGTGACCTCGATTGGGACCCCGACCGTGATCCCAACTTGGATTCTGATGAGGATCCCTGACAAAACCCTGCATAGAGGATTGCTTGGTTCATGGTTTATGCCCCCGACCGGGATTCAGATCGGTACTGTGACAAGGACATCGACTGTGACCACGACAGAGACCCTGACAAGGACACCGATCGGAACCCTACCCGAGACGCCGACCGTGACCTTGATCGGGACCCCGACCCTGACCGTGACAGGGAAACCGACCAGGACCCCGACCATGACAGGGATCCCGATTTGGACCCTTTATAAAGTACTGCATAGAGGATTGCTTGGTTCATGGTTTATTACCCGATAGGGATCCCGACAAGGATCCCGACCGTAACCGTGACAGGAACCCCGACCGTGACCCCGACCGTGACCGTAACACGGGCATCGAACCTGACCACAATCCCGACCGTGACCGGGACACCGATCCCGACCGCGACATCGACTGTGATCGAGAAAAGGACATCGGCCGTGACCCCGACATGAATACCTTATAAAATCCTGCGCAGAGGATTGCTTGGTTCATGGCTTATGCTCCGACCGTGACAGAGTTCGGGGCTTCGACCGGGACATCGACCATGACCGTACCAAGTACTGTGACCTCGACCGTGACAGGGACTCCGACCGTGACTCCAACCGTGATAAGGATCGTGATAGGGGCACCGACTGTGACCCCGACAATGACAGTGACGCCGATCCCAACACTATATAAAATCCTGTTTGCAAGATTGCTTGGTTCACGGTTTCTTCCATGACTTCGATTGAAATTTAGGGCCGGAATGTGAAATAGAACACGAACTCCATTTTAGTCCAGATTCCGACATAGAATTCGACCACGACCATAAATTTTGCCAAGCAACCCATTGTGACTTCGATACTGAACTAAAACCAGTACGTGATCCAGAGATTGAAAACGTATGATCAAAACCTGCACGGAGTACTACTTGGTTCATAATTTACCCCGCGTCATCCACAAGGACGTTGTTTGTAGGACGACTGTTCCTGTGGATGGCGGTTACAAGCTTTTTTCGATTGCCCTTGTGGCAGTACATGATCCAACCAAAATCCTTCGGGTGCAGGCTTTTCACCTTGGCCACAAAGTCCTTGTCACTTACATCCGGAGGAAACGATGCCTCAACCTCCTTGCATACCCTTTCCATTTCGGAAACAGTTGCATTTATGCGACCCTCTATGGCTTCCTTAATACCGTCTGAAACCTCGCGGAACTCCTCGGGTATGCTTTGGAGGTACTCGACCGGGATGGCCTCTTTATTGATGTCATAGGCCTCCCAGAAGGCAAGCGGAGTCATATTGCTGATTATCTTGTGTATCCGGCAGTACTCATCCCCTTTTATCTTTACCTTCAACCCGTTGGAGAAGGTGACGACACACCCCTCCTTGTTTCCGGGTAACGATTTTGTATATTCAGCCAGCTCCAAAAGGCTGCCGAATGCAGGCATAAGCGGAGTTACCCTAACCCCCATGGCTTTGGCTTCATCGCAGAGGCGGCCGTACGGCATCTCCTCACCAGTTTCTTTGTTGATGGCAGTGAGAAGTACAAGACCCTCGAAGTCATATGCTATCACAATTTTACGGCTGTAAATGATCTCAAAATGATACGTCCAATCATCATCAAGCACAGATGTGCGGACGTTACGCCGGAACCAATCCGTACCCCACACGGCCATTTCCGACTCGAACGAACCCCGGGTAGCTATGTGTTCCTCACCACGCCACCGATAATACAAACCCAAATAACCGTCTTGCTTCTCCGTGGCGGTAAAAGAAATATTTGGAAGATTTTCAAATTTGGTTTCGGTCGTCTCGTTAATATTAAAGAATTTTTTCATACAACGGGCAATAATTTTTCCTGTAGCCTCCTCAAGTATGAGTCCCCGAGCCTGCATGGTGATATCGTCCCAAGCCTTATCATAAGTGCACCCGTGGTCGTAATTGAAAATTACCAATCCGTCCTTGCGCTTCGTGAGCACATGGGGGTGGTTGATGAAGGCTTGCACATCGAATTTCATGGCCATATCGGCGACCTTTGGGTGATGATGCTCGGCTTGGACAAGAGGTACCTCGATATCTCCGGGAAGTCAGCCACGAGTATCGGGTAGATAGTGTCGTCCCCCGTGTCCAAAGCTTGTATCAACTTTGCAAGGATGTTCACTTTGTACTGCACTTGATCGTCCCAATGGCGCTCAAAGTACTCGTACTCCGGCTGGGAAAACAAGGAATCTGTAAACTGCTTTGAATACTCGCCAGGATCTATGAGTAACTCACGGTACACTATGGCCGTGTTGATGCCTGTGCCTTGTGTGATGGTGGAAGTCAAACTCCTGCCGTCACCAAAACTCACCATCCTCGTACACGTGTTGATTCCCGGTCCGAGGGACGGCTCCCGGGCATTCTCCAACTCGTGATACTGTACGCGATGACTGTCATGCGGCGGCATGGAATACATGGAGAACTGCTCGGCATGCGGACTCCGTGAGCCATATATGAGCCTCACAGCGTTGAGCGAGTACCCATTCTTTTTGTGTTTATACTCCTGCATACCGTCACCGCCTCTTCTTCTCCTTGGCACAAACCCCAAAATACGGACGCTTCCTTATCCACCTGACCCATTTCTGCACGCGCTCATCAGACAGTAGAGCCTCCAACGTGTTGTATTTATATCGCAAATCATTGTTGGAAAACAACATATGAATTTGGTTGCCACAGTCCACACACACGGGTATGGTATCCTTTCCTGCCCTCCCTTGGGGGACAAGATGGTGCCTCTCCATACACGAGGCATCCGGTGCGATCCTGCCACATATGCTGCATGCCAAAGTGTCCATGGTAACAATATACTATTATCAAGTGTCTTTGGCAACATCCCCTACCAGATGCGTACCGGATTCCTGCTTCAACATCTTGTCCACTATCCCGTTTAGGAACCTGGCGGCCGTGTGAGCATGGCAGTATTTAGCCGAATGAGGACAATAGCATTTGAGGCGCACGTCTTTGAGCATGCCTTCTTTGGCGAGATCCATTATTTCCTGCTTGCGGGTTTCCCACCGTTTCTTGAGAAGGCCTTTATAGTATTCCGTGTATTCTCCCGGGGTTATTCTCCCGAACCTCACCCCTGTCACCTTCGTCCAATCATCCGGAGCCAAGACGTGTTCCGGGTTATTGCGAATCGTGATGTCGATCCCCTCTTGTTTCATCGTCCCCTTTTTGAACATATTATTTCTCCACATCCCTATTTGGTACTGTTTGGATAATGATATCATTCCACGGTTCAGCGGCACGAACATCCAACATGCCTTCGATGGCCACGTACTCTTTATTTTTAGAGGTGTACATCAAACAGACGCGCTTTTTATTTTTCTTCGCATCAAAAGTATGTACCACCTTCACTTGGAAAGTGTCATCGTCCCACATAACTATTTCCCGATAGAGAGGGACGTCCTTGCCCATCCTATCTCGAATGTAGGCTGCCATCTTCTTTGATACGGCTATAGGTTCATTTGCTGGCATGGTACTCGAACCCACCCTGGCTGTTGTCACCGTGTGCAAGGTTCTTGGCGCCAAGTTCGACACGCTTGATGACCCCGACTTGGAAATTGTCGATGACCTTCTCATAGAGTCCCCGATACACGTTGAGGAACGCATCAATAGCGATACTCGGATGCCGGAATTTCGCCCGGTCGTGTTCCTTGAACTCCTTGTGACTGATGTAGTGCCACGGGTCGGTGGCCTCCATCTCGTAGTCATCAAAAAGTAGGATACCGCCGACCTTGAGGCACTCCCACGCCATCACAGCATCCCGCAGGACTCCTTGCGCATTGTGGTCGCCATCGATGTATGCTAAATTTGCTGAAGCGTAGTCAGCCGGGTCATCGAGGGGGCTGCTTATCAATTTTGGAAGAAAATGCTCGGAGTATTCTTTATTGTGCGTGATGCGGACATAAGGATACCTCTGACGAAGAATTCCGATGTTGTGCTCGAAATTTGGAGCAGGGTCAGGTTCTATGCAACGATATACCGAACCACCAAAATACGGGGTGCCTTCAGGCCCCTCGGCTTTCATACCCAATATGTTATCCACGAACCATATCGTGGATTTTCCCTCGAATACACCAACCTCGAGGAACTCAAGAGGCTTACCTATGATGGCCGTTTTTTTGAAATAGTTCTTGATCCACTCGTAATTGTCCGTGTGATCTTTGGTCCACCAATCGAACTTCGGGTCAAATTTGTATTCTTCAGACACGATTCCTCGCCCTTCTGACGTATCCGCCCAAGTCGGGTATCAAAGACATAACATGGTCATCGGTGTAAAAATTTCCGTCTAAAACAGCCTGCCTCTGCCAAAGAGCCGCGCGCAAGACATCCGCCGAATCGGTGGAGTATATGACATGCAGGATTACAGACTGCAGATCAAACACTTTGGATTTGTCTAAAGGCACGAGCCTCTTGCGTGACCACGGTAACGTATGAAACCCCATAAGTGTCTTGTACAAATCAATCATAACCGCCTTCTCCTCCATGGTCATGACTTCACTCTTGAGGAGATTAGCGTAGAGATAGGATCTCCAATTATACCCCCATGGGGTTAAATCGGAAGGCACCTTGATGCCTGTGACCTCCAGGGTCCTTTCCAACCGGGCGGGGTTTCTCACAATTTCTCCCAACGGGCCTCAATGTCACTGTTGCCCATAGACCACAGTTTCTCAAGTTCCTTTCTTTGATCGGAACTAAAACCGGCGTCCACCCACCACCCCACAGGAATATCCGTGTACATCTCCTCATCATCCTTATTGAGGTTGTCGAGTACCTCTTTTTTGGTCAGCCAATAATGGCCTTCGTCCTCGTTGTACCAAACATTCTCCTCAAGGAACTGTCTGGTTTTACTGGATAGTTCCTTACCGTCATACAATACTGCGACAATTTTCACGCCGTTCCTCACTTTCTATTCTGTACCACATGCCTGTTGCGGCTTGTATAAATCCCTTTCCCAACTGCCCTTGTAATTCTTTGGCACACCTTGTATGTCTATCCTGCCGGCTTTGAAGTCTTTTACAATCCTGTACCCCGGAAGGTACTCGTTTTTTTGGATACTCCCAACAACAACGGGGTCTTCAAAACACGCCAAAACATCACCATCATGCCACCCACCCCTTATAAGGATGTTGGTATAACCGCGCATGCAAGCGCACTCCGTACCCCCGCGTTTGTACTCACTGTCGATGGCGAGCATATCCTCGGCGCTGTAGCGCCGCCATTCTTCGAAATCTCTACCACGTTCATTGCCTTTAAAATCTTGTATTTTGTACTGATACCCAAGTATTCCCCATGACTTTTTAGCAGACAAAAGTGTTTCCCTGGTGCCTGCAAAAAGGAGTTCCTTGATGTAGAGGCGGTCACCTACGATTTCTTTGATGAGCGCGGCGTTATCCTCAAATTTTTTAACGAGTTCGGGGACGCCCTCAATGATTTTACGATGGAAAGTCATACCTATGCGATATACACGATCGGCGTAGTCCGCGATTGTGTGGTACGATTCCGGGGACTGAAGACCGTTGGTAAGTAGATCGGCACGCTCGACCTTCGTATGCTTCATGAAGGCCCGGATGGTATTCGCGTTTGTTGGCAGGAAGGTCTCGCCACCGTGGAAGTGGACTATGATATCTTCTGCTCCCGCCAAATGTGTGTCCCTGAACTTGTCCCAATCGGCGAACGTCATTCGTCGTTGTGTGGTTGGTTCCCCTTCCTCACCTTCCGTGCCGCCATAGTTTTTGGTGTGCCTATAGGAATGGAAACAATAAAAGCAATGCAAATCGCAGTCAAAGGACACCGGGTAAGCGATATAATATTTCATCACTCGCCCTCGGGGTACTCGATGCCCATCTTATCAAAGATGTGTTTGGCGGCCGGATGGAGAGGGACAGTAGCGGTGAATTTTCTTTTTTTATATCGTTTCATCAAAAGTGAAAGGGCTTCTTGGGCAAAACCCTTGCCTTCTTTTTTTGATTCCATAGTAACAATGAGTATTGTGCCGTTGTTTTCTATGAAGTCTATCTCGGCACCTTTATGAGAGGCACTCGTGACTTTTGTACCGTCACTGAACATCACTGAAGCTATTGATGGCTTGTATCTCATTTTAATTGTGCATGTATGAAAGGTGCCACGGGTGTTACCCCGTGACACCCTTCGCCGAGGGCTGCTCCTACGCAACCCAAATCAAGGAGCCGGACATGGGACACAACCTGTAGGTTTTATTGATACAGATGTTGACTTGGACGCCGTTAGTATCGGAGCCAAGTACCTACGGCACATCATTTTCGATGTCCTTTATGCCCGGCATACTGGTGGAGGTGAGGAGAGTCGAACTCCTGTCCGCAACGCCATCCATGATGGCTTCTACATGCTTATCTGGTTCAACAACGTCAGTTGCCCTCCCTGAACCAGAAACCACTTAAGGCAACCCAAGACGAATCTCGACCCGTAGTCCGTCACACCACGAACCCAGCCTCTGCTAAGTGTACGAATAGAGGCGTCAACGTACACTTTCGCTACCTATTAATTAGGCAGCTTCTGCCATGGCATAGCTGTAATCTTCGGCAGTTATAACGTCATCGGCTTTTAACGAGGCCAACCGATGAACCTCGGCATGCTACCAGCAATTCAGTCATCACGTCGAAACCGGAACACCCCCAATTGTCAAAGAACGTCACACCATCAATATACTAAAAGCGGCGGAACAAATACCTGATTATTACAAAACACCATCAACCTTGAAATCCCCAAGGGTAATTACGTAGTCTTTTTTCTCTCCGGTGGCCACATACCTCACAATGACCTCTGAAGCCACGGAAACGGCCAACAGGATGGTGTTCCTGGCCATGGGGTACTCACACACGTCCTGACCCACCACGTCCTTTGGCACCCGGTACCGCTCGTTCCAGACGACTTCGGCGTAATCCTTCGCCAAACCCACGTGCAAACAGTCCTTTTTGGCCTCCCTGCAGTATTTGGCGACCAACGCACGGCTCGCGGAATTGTCAAAGCCGTCCACGACAAGGCCGGCGGTCGACAGGTACTTCTTCACATTACCGTCATCGAGCCTGCGCGTGACGGCCTCCACCGTTGCACCGGACGAATTGAACACCAGGTTCTTGAGCATGGCGGCCTTGAATTGCCCGACTTCGCGCCTTGACCATACCTGTGTAGGGATGTTGTGGGCCTCGACACGGTCGTCATCGATGACCGTTATCTTTTTGAAGCCCTGCCGGGAAATGTTGTCGATGAGGTTCGAGCCAACAGCCCCGGCGCCGCAGACGGTTATCTGCAGTGCGGCCATTTTGGCCATGACCGCCTCTCCGCGGTATACCCTTTCATGCACCAATACGTCTGCCACGTCTATCTCCGTTCACCCGATTTTGTAAGACTTGACAACGTTTCCTTTGCTATCTACGATGTCCACTTGATCCGCCCCGGTGTCCCTGATTCTTTCGCCGTACGTTTTCTTGACTACGCTTTCAGCTTTTGCCAATGTATCGGCTTCATCCACCATATATGTTTCATTGTCAAACGTATCCCAATGGTAGATGCCAAATTTCTTTGTGTGTTCGATCGGCATGGGTTTTTCCTTCGTTGGTTAAACAGTCGCGTTCTCTATGGACTTATCAACACACCCCCACAATTCGGGGTAGTCGACCATATTGTCGCTTTCCAACGACTTCCTCTCCCAGGTGACCTTCTGCGCGTCCCACCACCTCTCGCATTCCTCCGGGGTCGGTGTACCAACCGGGAACATCTCGCACCAATCACCCACCGTCAGCACCTTTTTGCCTGTCTTCTCGGCGTAGCATTTGGCCAGCCAAAGCATACCCATGACCATGCCCGGGGTGTTCATGAAGGTAATCATCGAGGCGGCGAAGAAAAAATTCGTGATGTTGAACGGGAGCGGGTACACACGTATCCTCGCCTCAGCCACTTTGGCCAAAAACATGTCCATGAGGTTCCCGTCCTTCTCCATAGGAACTTCCGGGTTGTCGGGTGATTTGGTAGCCACTATGAGTCCCATCAGCATCATGGTCTTTTCCGGATCCAAAGGACTCCCGGTGAACTCAAACTTCGGTATGGACGCCGTACGTTCCTTCATATTTACCCCCATGATTGTGTTTACAACTCGTTAGAACCTTCGTTTTTGTTGACCTTCTTACGACCCGTGTGTTCCTTCTCGTAATATGAACACTTCCCACCCGGCTTCGGAGCTTTGCCTGTGATATCGATTATAGCGCATCCCTCCCTGTGAGCACACCCCGCTAACGGACAGGATGTGGGGTCGGCTCGCTCTTTTGTTTCCTTCTTATCACCCACGGGAGATTCTCCCTCGAACTTAATTTTGATTGGCCAGCACCACCCCTAAAACAGGTATACGGATGTATCGCAATTCAGAATCCATATCCCCGCCGATATTGGCTCCGTAAAGATAATATTTTGTGGACGTCCCGCAAGTCACTCCACATATCATTGACTTCCCCGTTGCCTTCACCCAGGATTTCATGGTTCTGTCGTCAACACTGCTCGGAAAATCAAAATTCGTTCCTGGGTGGGTGTGCCTCCAACCGATAATTGACTTGTCGTCCCAAGCCTTCTCCCAATCGAAATTGACACTTGCCCCGCTACCCTTTGATATGTACTGCTCCCTCCAGATCCACAAAACGGGATCGAGGTTCAACCCACGCAACGCCCAGCATTCTTCAGAGAAAGCCATCAGTATATCCTGTTCTTTAAACTACTCGTAGCTTCTGTGTCTTTATAAATATACTTTTTCAAAATTGTTTTGTCCAAACAAATTTTACTCGGATTATTTCCTTCCCTATCCTTGGGCTATTGGCTTCTCTACCCCTACCTCTTGAACGTTTTTAATCTCATCACGGGTTTTTCTCAAAAGGAGTTCATCCAAACAGCACCTTTTGAAAGCTTGGCCACGGTAGTCACAAGTAACCAAATTGGAGATAAGATCCTCTGTGGACATACCCTGCACTTCGTCACCCATTCAACACCCCCTGTTTGGGGTTCATGACCTTTGTTGGGTCTTTTAATTATTGACCACCCCAATGTCATTAGGTATAACCGCTCGAGGTCCTATGGGTTCATACAAGTACCACCCAAAAATAATGATAGGGGTGAAAATTGTTTCTACCAATATGATTGCCCACACGACATTTCCGACGATAACTCGATACTGAACGTGTTGGTTTTTCATGTCGTAACCGTTGAACATTCCATACTGTCCATATGTTTTACACACCTGTTTCTCATCGGCGCCAGGAAGGCATACGGTCCTGTCGGATCCACAACCAACAACTACCGAAAGCACACAAACAATCAGCACACACGACACAATCTTTTTAAACATGACTACGGCTCCTTGTTAAATTTCAATCCTCATCGAAATTCCTTTTCCCACAATTGGGACACACGGCGTCCACGTCCGCCAAAAACTTCTCGTGCGTCCACCAGCGCTGGTTCTTGAACTTGCGGATCATCCTTTTGAACTCCCGCACAATGAGGAACCATGAGTGTGGGTCTCTGCGCTTCCAGCCGCATTCCTTGGCAGTGTTGTCATCGAAGTCTATCCGGCGCGGCCACCAATAGCCGTGTCTGCCGAACACGTAGGACAAGAAGCAGGACACCGGGTTGTACTGCCACTCAATCCCGAGCACCTTGAAGTGGCCATAGCCGCGTCGGATGCTGAAATCCCAATAGTCGTCTTGGGACCAATCGCACGAGTGACAATGCAGAAAAGCCATGAACCACCTCATTTCTTTTTCAAGCGCTTCTTGGCGAGGCTTTTTACATCCGGTCGTGCATGTTTAGCCAACTCCTCAAGAATTACCAATGGTACGTTGTTCACTACAAATTTTTCCAAATCTTTGACAGTATCAACGTCACCTTTGAACGCGCCAACGTATACTATTTTTTCAACGCGCACATTAACGGCTGGTTGGTCGGGAAACAAACCTTCGTCTGTGTATGTTCCTTGGTAGATGGTCCCGCGGTCACGGTCTATGTCGCAAAAAAGAAAAAAGCCGTCTCTTATACATTTGGTGGGGGTTACCACGATGGCACTGATGTCCGATTCGATACACTCGGCTATGTCACCAATTTTGTACTTCATGTCAATTCCTTTTTAAAAAGGCGCGGTGCTCTCATTAATGGGAACACCACCGAAGACTATGGACATCCTCTTGATGTACCCGCGATATTTTTTTGGGCGGGTGACCTATGTCCCTATTCAGTCCCCCTTATCGGGGACGCACAGGTAAGCTGTTTCCAGCGATCACGGCCTCGCACAGTACGCACCATGACTGATAAGGTTAGCGCCTGTTCCTGCTATCTCAAAAATTTGAACAACCATATTGCCGTGTAAACGGACACGATGGCCGTCGAAATAAAAGTCAACACAAGCCCGATGATGGCCGCAAAGCCAACCAATTTGAGGTTGATACCGATTCTCTTACCCAAAAGAATGGCAATCACGATCGCGAACGCCGCTACGACGATGTAGAACTCCATAATAAACCCCTTCCCGTATGGTTTAAGTGTATTTGACTACTCGTTGGTGGCACTGATCGCATTATCTTTTATCTCTGTTTGAAGTCGTTTACCTGACCCGAAACATTCCTCACACGTTGCACTCACCATACCTGTTCGTCCTACGCAAAAAGGGCAAGCGTCATCTTGCATGCGTTTTAGTATGGTATCTTGATTACGTGTAAGCATACACCGCCTGGCAGAACACTTGTCACCAAACCCAATGGAACACCCGTTGCCCTCAACCCAATTACTACATGGAACAATATCGGCAGATAGTTCGGCACGGTGAAGTCTATCCATCAAAACTTGAATACCGTTTGCGACCGTGCGCGCCCTCGATTTTGGAACGCCATACATCTCTAACACTTGAAATGCCTTATCCAGGTCACTCATAACACCCCCTTGTATCTGTTGCCGGCTTTCTTGAATGCTTCCTCATCGGCCGATATCATCGTCATGAAGGCGATCACGTTGTCTGTCGGAGGTACCTTAACCTTTGAACACAACCGAATACATATTTCTTCCACAACTCTGTTGCCCCGCCACACTTTCGTGTGATGCTTGTTGCGGAACACTTGATAGACGTCTCCGCTTTTACCCTTGATCGCCACGAATCCATATTTGAGGTATTTCTTGAAATCTTTTTCGGATATCATCTCGCGTAGTGTGCACAAAGCCAATTCCTCTGTACCTTCTTCGTCCGTATGCCACCCTTCGCTGCGGCATTTCTTCAAGCATATGAGGAGGTTGGCCTTCACGGTCCTGCGGATGACTTCCTTCAAGTCCTTGGGTTCGGACTCGGAACATATATTAAACCACAACTCACTGTTGACCTTCATTAAGGAAGGCACCGTTAAAACCCGTGCGGTTATTTTGAGGGTATGGTGGTCAATATCGTAGGAAGTGACGTACGAAGTGGTGTCGGTCGTATTATTACGAGGCCACGGCCAGGGAGTTCTGAAAGGGTTCAATCCCACATGAGTGGGTTTTATTTTGATGGGCCGCATCGGATCGTTATTGATTTCTCGTAGATCTTGCGTGCGCAAGATGCTATTGGATATGGGGCGTAAATCTTGAGCGCCGATTTCCTGACCATCTTGAGTTCGCAGAACACCCTCACGAGGTTGGGTGTCGGCTACTTCAGGGGGCTCGCGCAAGAATGTGTCTCGCACCCTATTTGTAACTTCGGGGAGCAACCCTTGTGAATTGACCAACGTATCAAGATTCCCGCCCATCTGCCACGATTGCTCATATGCACTGGCGTCAGCGAAACCAACTCTGCTACTATTCGCTTGTTTGTTGTCACTGTGGTGAAAAATGGCACCATCAAAACCACCTACCCCGTCCTCTGGAAGAGGGTGATATAAAGGGATTCTAGCGTTTGGATCCTGTGTCTTCAATCTGAAACCCTCAACAGTGCTGTCAGGAAGCCTCCTCACACTAATCCCGGCGCACTCCCTTCGAGGCAAGGCGATCTCCGTGTCGTCTTGATAAAACCTGTTCACATCTCGTTCACCCTCATCTTCTTGCCCTTTAGGATAGTCAATTTGGCCGTCATTGTAGATAGCACCTGCCGGCACGCCTCCCGCACGAGCCTCGTTGACACACTCACGCATGGCTTCGTCTTGAGATTCTTCAGTGTTTAATCTTTGTGGTGGTATCTCCGATTCTTCATCCGCGAAGGGGTTGGGACGATTAAAAATATCCGTGTTGGTGTCATGTGCAACGTGATCGTCATCTGGCATGGGGTTAATACGTATTACGTGTCCTATCGGTTTTTCATCTGGAACGACCCCTAGATCAACCGCAATATCGGGGGTACGGACGGGTGTGCGGACGGCGGGCATACTGTTGTGAATCGCCGAGTATTCCTCGAGCCTGCGATCGACATACGCGCTCAAACGGCCGACAGTCGATGCGTTGATACGTCGTCCCACGAACGCCGTGTCGAGATCCCACGAAACAGTTTGAAGCACCACATCGGACGGAGACGAAACTTTCGCCTGCTTGTCCTTGAATTCCTTGATAGCCTGCACGAGGGATGTGGTTGACATAATAACCTCAAAGAATAAGAATAACCTGCATATCGGGTGGCATGTGTGATAGTGTCCCGGTGTCGTTCCTCACGGCGTTGTTCGTATAGTGTTTTTCATAATCGTATATAGCCAACTTGGTGAACAAGTTGAACCCGCTGCGGTACCCCCCATGGCCCATGTCGTCCCCTTCTACCGGGAAGCTTATAAACTTCGCGCCGTCCGGCAGTTCCTTGAACGTCAACGGTGTGCTCATATCAATGCTCCCAATGACCAAAATCACCGTGGCCTCGTACTATCCTGCCTCGGTGCTGACCTTCGCGCATGACTGTGATAAGACTCTTCAAATCAAATGCCCTATCGCCACCTGACAAACATATACCGGCACTGATGACACTGCGCGCGGGATCCTTGGAAATGACACTCATGTACCTCTGCCCATCTACCTCGTAGGTAACTTCATAATGCTCACGCTTCTCCTTGAGGCCCTTGAAGACACCGCCGGCATGCTCCACATCAATCTTAACGGACTTCGTCCTGTGTTCCTCTATGGCCTTTTTATCCATAGTGATGCGTATTGAATAAGCGGCCTTCTCCTCGAACGTCAGTCCCTTGAACTTCAACGATGCCGGGATGGAGAGCTTGGCGTACCTCTCCCTGAGGTACTCGCCCTTGGATTGGTCGTTGGATGCATCGACACGATCGTACCACAGGTTCATGCCATCGTAACGGCACACCACCTTGTCAAAATCGTCAGCCATGTCATCCACGAGAAGAATCGGTACAAGACCCGTACAAGGAAGTCCCGCCGAATTTGACTTGAGCGGAACACCGTGGTATATACCCTTGATCTTGTGGGAAAGCACCACGCGCACGGATGGCAACCTCTTAAGGTATCCTTCGGTCTCTGCCAGGTCGGCAGGACCTACCACAGAGGCCTTTTTCGAGTCCCTGGGCTTGAATTCGTACCACCCGGGCTTTTCCACTTTTGGTATGGAGAACGTGTAGGACATACCGCACACGCAGGCCGCGACGACATCGTTACCGGCTACGGGTGCCACGAAGGTGCTACCGAGGAGAGTTGACTCCGCGGAGGCCATCTTGGATATGACAGACAGGATGTCGTTCACGCACTATCAGCCTTCCCCATCCCATCGGGGGGTACGCCGCGCATATCAAGCGGACGTATCCTCGCGGGACTCTTGTTCTCGCTCAAGAAACGTGTGACTATGTCATGCTTCATAGGCTCGGTTTTCACCAGCCATTTACTCGCGAACGATTCCACATACGACCCAAAAGAAGAACCATCCTCCCGCGAACGCGAGAGGAGATCCTTGAGGTCGGCTTCCAGGTTTTCAAAGTCGAACACGATCTTTACCCCTTGAACGGCACCCTCTTGCGGAGGGGTTCGTCCATGATTTCGTAGACGAGGTCGAGCTTCGACTTACGAGCCAAAAGCTGTATGATACCAGGCATCCCGTAGTAGTCACTCCCCTCCGGGGTGTACGTATCAAATTCGATTTTTGCCCGGGTGAGGTTCGTAGAGAACGTCTTGTCGGCTCCGCCCACGTGCATGACCACGACATGGGGCTTCACCTTCATCTCCGTGCAATACTTCTCGTATATATCGGTGAACCACGGAAGCGCGTTCTCCCCCTCGTCAGTCACGACCACGATCTGCTCGACCACCACCTTCTTGCGCAGAAGGTAGTACAAAGCCGACCCGATGGACGTCTGTCCGCCAGGGTTGATGCCCTTGAACGCATCTTCCCAATCACTCAACGTCTTGCCCTTGGATACGACTTCTGCGGCCGAGGAATCAAACGCCACAACCTGAAGGTTGGCAACGGTGGCTCCGGAAACAACCGTAGCCAGCCTCTTACCCACCTCGATGGCCTCCGTCATACTCCCGGAGCGGTCGATAAGAATAGCCGTGGAAAGGCTGATGACACCCTTGCTCTTGATCTGGGTGTCGGCGATTTCGTCCAGCTTCTTCGCGGTCGACTCGTCCTTGATCCTCCCCGTGGCCTTCGCCGTCTTTGACTTGAGCGCGGATACACCCTTGGCCGTCTTGGCCTTCACCAACTTCTTGTCGATGATGGCCTTGACCTCCGGAACAGCCATGGCCCCCTTCTCCTCAAGGGAGGCGATGTTGTTCAAAAGTTCCTGCGGTGACATCCGCTCGATAAGGGCGACGAGTATGCTTGGCGTTACCTTGTCCGTGAGTCCGACCGCCACCGTGTACGGGATCTTGTTCTCGACGATGAGCTTGGCAGCCTCCTCGGGGGTCTTGGCCTTGCGGAACTCCTCAAGGACGTTCAGCTTGCTTCCCTCGGGTACCTTACCCTCGAACAGGATCTCCTGCGCCCTGGGACTCGGCTTGATCTGCAGTCCACCGGACTTGTACAGATACTTGAGATCCCAGAACGAACGTATGGCCGCCTCGTCCCACCGCTTGTCATTGGATTCGAGCCACCGGAGATAGTTCTTCACCTCGGTCTTGAGTCCGTGCGGCACGTTCGCATCGAGTCCGACCTTGCGCTCTTCGACCCGGACCTTCTCGATGACCTTCCCCTTCGCCTTGCCCTTTTCGACGGTCATCTTCTCACCGGTCTTGGTGCGGATCTTCACCTTCTTGCCCTTGATGAATCCCACGACCCTCTTCTTGAGGAAAATGGGCATGTCCCTGAACAAGGCGAGGCCGACCTCACGGTTGTCCATGAAGGGGTCAACGGTCAACATGGAAGCGAAAACTTCCTTGTGATCCCTTATGTCCCCGGTACGGTCGTACCAACAAGCAAGGTGCGCGTAGAAAACAGGATCCTGCTTCCTCACCTCGTCATGGATCTGCTTGATGCGATCGGTGTCCCTGTGCGGACACGTCATGAAAGCGTTGAGAAGCGCAAGGCGCTTGTCCTGGGATTCCACTGCCTGAGGTGCGGGAGCTGCAACACGCCTGTTCATCTGTTCCTCCATTTTATGTGGTGGCCGCGGTGGTCGCCGAGGGACGGCGACCACCACTCCGTCCCTCATCTGTTAATTTCCCTTCATCTCCATGTCCAACGCAAGATCCTTCGCTGTCTTCGCCGTAAGAAGGTTTATGAGATCCATGCTACTCGAACCTTTTCCGGATTCCCCCATGATGACACTTGGAACGAGGTTACCTTTGAAATTCTGCAGGGCGGCGGCGTAGTACTGTTGCGCCTGCACCCATGCTTCAAGCTTCTGCGTAAGGGCGCCATCGGCCTGCATTACAAGGCGTTTCTTGGCGGCCTCTCCCTCTCCATCAAGGATGTTCTTCTGTTTAGTGAACTCAGAGGCGTCCCTTTCGAGCTTTGCCACTTCCTTACTCTGCTCTGCAAGGGTCACGGCCTTTGCTTTAACCACTTCCTGCTCCCATTTTGCCTTCATGGCTTCCGCCTCGCCGTTCTTGGCGACCGTGATGGCACGTTGCTCTGCTTTCTTGGCTTCGGCTATGCTGGTTTGGACGTCCATCGCCAACTGTTGCTGGGCCTTAATCTGGCCTTCCACCGCATCGTCATACGGCAACTTCAAGATGGAGAAGTTGAATGTCCGTATCCCGAACTCCTGCAACACGGCATTCTCCTGCCTTTCCGGAATACCATCCTTCAACACGATCTCGACAACGGTGGCCGTTTTCTCCTGCCCGGTCATCTGATCTATGACCTTCTGCTCACGGCTTACGGTCTTGTACACGCCGTTCTCGATTTGATCCTCTACGTACCGTATGAGATAATTCCTGCGTTCCGCATAGGACTCTTTAGATGACATAAGGGGGCCCGTCATGTAAATCGCCTTGTTGGTCACCGTCTGAATGAGGGCCGACTCCACCGCCTTCTGGCTGCCAAATTTCGTGTGCAACTCTGTCAAATTCTCTGCATCAATGGGCATGTCATACTGTATGGATCCCACGATGGTCCCGTGTCCGCCATCGTTGAAACGCACGGGTATCTCAAACTCGTAGATGTCCCTTTTTTGGTACTTTGATACCTTTCCGATTCCTTGCCACTTGATGCCTGCGTTGGTGTGCCAATTCAATGTCCCCTTGAACGGGCTTTGGATCACCATGATTTTGTCGGAATCAAGCATCTCCCAAAGGTTGAAGGAAGCCAGGATAAAAAGGAAGAAGATCCCGACCCACACGAAAAGGTGCAGGCTACGGTTGACTGAAAGCGGGATACGGGCGGACAACTGATCATTTCTCGTCTGCATCTGAATCTCCTTTTTGATTTGTATGTTATTTGACTGTTACCGGGAACTACTTAATGTTCTTAGTGTCATCAACCTCTTTTTTCAAGTTACTTTCAACAACCTTCTGCCGGGCCTCCTTCAAATCTTTTGACAATTTTGGCTCCTTCGACTTGAAAAAAGGGTACATCGGAGTACCCCGTATAATCGGGAGGAATACCTGGGTAACCATGAACATCAAAATAGCAAGCACCAAAATTATCTCGATGACGTCCCACAGAAGAACCATACAGACTCCTTGTTCAAGACTATGACAAGAGGTCACAAGGGTTATGTTTGTTACCCCCTCACCTTGTGACCTGTTATTACCGGGTACCGAACACTGCCTCCGGACGCACCGTGATGTTTCCATTCGGGTTGACCTCGACATACATCTCATCGAACTCGGTCAAACCACGATCGAAATGCTGCGCCAAGGCGACCTTGATCTGCTGTTGCGTCACCGACTGCGGCGTAGGCACCACACCCGCAGGGATACCTATAGAAGCCAGGCGATCCTGCGCGAACAATGCGTCAAACTCGATGTCCTCGGAACGACCCTCATACTTAACGTGTACCATCTCACCCTCCTTTTTATTGGCGACCTATCGAATATACTTTTTGAAACCTCATTTGTAACGATAAATTTTCACACACATTAATAGACACTTTTAAACAACAGGGACAAAGAAAAAACCGAGAACTTGAAGTCCCCGGCTTCTATGGTCTTTGTCACAGGCTCCCGTTCAAGTCACTCGTGCGTTAATTCAAAACCTTAATGGTAGTATCGAATGTACGCCCTGAGCATAGAGGACGAGAGTCTGTGTCAAAGAGCATCGCTCTTCCTCATTCTAGCCGGCACAAGTCGTTAATGCGTGTTTTGGTTTGCAATACGGGTTTCGAGCCCGCGACATCATTCTCTTAAGGAATGCGCTCTACCATTGAGCTAATCGCAATGTACGCCCCAACATGGAGTGCTGGCCAGAATGTGAAAGAGCAAATTGAAGGTAAACCTGCTCGAGTTCCGGTTGCTTTACCGAGCCACCATAAGCACTTACGGCTTATGGAGAACCCGGTACGTAGCATCGACTATCCATCGAATGTAGGCCCCCGGTGTGGAGAGCAGACTTACTTTCAAAGAGTTGTTCTTCCTCATTCCAATCAGCACAAGTCGCTAGTGCGTGTGTAACATTTGTAGCAGGATATGATCCCGCAACCTCAAGATTAATAGTCTTGCGCTCTATCCAATTGAGCTATACATGTACGCCCTCGCATGGAGTGCTGACCGGAATGAGAAAGAACCACAACGGACATAATATACTACGCTTCAGTAACTTTGTCAACCCCCACCAACGAATTACCCTCAAGTTGTGTAATAGTGTACCTGGAAGCCTTACCGAGAGACTCACGCCAATCCTTCTTCCTGAGTTTTATTGGAAGGCGCCATGTAAGACCATAGGTGGGGTGAATTCCCATGAGCCATTGATAAGGCTCCGAATAGGCCCCGAGACTTTCCAAAGCATATTCGTCTGTGGCACACCAATTTCCATTTACGATCGTCTCCCCCGTCGTATGCTGTTGTGAACCCATATTATGAAAATGACCAAACAGATAATAATTTGGCATCTGCCCGGTCACAGTCCCGATGGCATTGAGCCGGCGGGTCTTCCTCTCGATCCCATACCATGGGAGACTATTCCAAGATCTGATGTCGTCACCGTGATTGAGAACAAAATTCCATCCGTATATATTCACAATCATCGACCACGCGTCCGGAGCAACTATCTCCACCCGGCCTTGCTCGATGAGTCCCTTCAACCTTGTGGCGGCATGGGAAATTACAAGGTAATCCCAATTGTCGTGTGCACCTCGGTAGTCCTTCTTGGCTGATCTGCGACCGTGGTTGCCGGACACGCTGCACACGACAATCTTTTTGAAGTACCTTGAAAGATCGGTTATCATCATGGCAAACAGTTCGCCCATTCCCATGGAATTCTTCAAGGCGTTGTGCCATTTGCTGTGTTCGGAGGCCCCGTGTATCTCGCCGTTCACGTAATCACCGAGACCTGCAATGTAAAGCGTTTCAAACCTGTAGTTCTTCATGTTGTCGATGAGGTGACTTATCGTCGTGTCTACTATTCTTTCCGCACGCTGACAAGCAATATCGAACCCGTACTCCTCTAGGCCCCTGACGCGGTTGGCGATTATCTCCTGGTCGGCATGGCTGTCGGAGAACACAAGCATGGCCGATTCGGTAATGCGTGTTTTACGATCTATGATGGAACTGTATGGCGTGAACGTGGAGAACGGCGGTTGTTGCTCGATGACCGCCGCAAGCATCTTGAACACCGTCGAGTCGCGTTGTGCCGTTTTAAGCTCCGTGCGCAACTTACGGTTCTCGTCCTCGAGGCGGGTGATACCCTCCTGCATCGACAAACCGTATTGATCCACATTTTGTTCGGCATCAGCGGAGGCCGTGGCTCCTGCACCAACCTGTCCTGAACGTACCAACCTGAGTTTCTTCGTTAAATCCTTTTTGGCCATGACAAAGTCCTTTCTATGGCATACAGGAGCCTGAAACGCCCCTTTTATGCAATATAGTGTCTTGACAGGTTGTTTTTAACATTTTTGATAATGGACGTGGGTGGTGTCCATACTTGACAGTCTATGAACGCATTATTACAAGTCAAGATTTTTCACCCTAATAACCTTCTCATTGAGGCGTCCTTTCATACGATACCCATATAGGAGATGTCCATGGTGCACTCGTGCGAGTTCCAATGGTTTGGACAAAAATGGAAATGCGTGCGTGGCCCGGTGCCTGGAGACGATGGCGGCGAGTGCGATGCCGTGGCACGCCTCATAACCATAGATGACAAATTCGACCTTGAAGACTTCCTCAACACCCTGCACCATGAACTGTTCGAGGGCGCCAGCTACATGACCGGGTGCACCTTTACGCGCGATTTCCCTGATGAGCAGGATATGTTCTTAATGACACACACGCAGATGGACATCATCAGCAGTGGCATACGCGGGGCATACGAGGAAGTCAAAAAGAAGATGGTCCCCGAGAACTATAAGCAAAGGGCTTCCAAACCAAAGAAGCCCTCTGAAAGCAAAAATAAAGCAAAAAGGTCGGCTAGGCGCTAATCGTCATCGTCATCGGGATCTTCATCCGTTACATCATCGCTTGAAAACGGGTCGAACCCATCCTCCATCCAACCGTCATCGTCCAATCCCACAATGCTGTCAACAATGTCCCCTTTGATGTACTCGCATTCTTCAGAGGCACATTCAGGACACATTATTTTATAGGAGTCATCGAACTCAAAATTCTTTTTGGTGATGCCCGTGAAGGCCACGGTGTCCTCGTCATCATCTGGTTCCTTCTCCCCGGCGCACAGCCTGTCCTCACCGTCCTCATCCTCCTCCACCCTGAACCAATAGATGAGGTCACCATCGCTGTCGCGCATCGGTGAGGGGTCTGTAGTACCACAACGGCAACAATGTGGGTTCATAAATTTACCCCCTACGCGCCTTTACCCTTCTTGTGCTTGAACTTATGGGCGGCCATAAAAAATGAGCCCATTCCGCGGACAGAGGGGTCATCGCTATTAAGAGCACGATTCGCCGCGTCCTCCATGGACTCTCCGGGCCTTTTGTATTTTGTTAACCGACCCTTTTTCAAATTTATGTTTTGTACCCATTTCTTCTTGCGCTTCCGGGCAGCCTCGATGGTTTCCCACGCCGCATTGATTTCACGGTCGGCCGCTTCTACTTCCTGCAGGGACATCTCTATGAGGGCCACATCGGAGGCGATAAGTTCTTCAGAGGCGAGTTTTGGCATTTCTTTTCCTGTAGGTGGGTAATCCCGTACAGAAGTATGATACCCTAATTCTCCGGGTTTATTTTCTGGTTTAGTTTTGTTGGGGTCTTTCAAAAACTTCGACATATATTCCTCTACATCAGACTTAAATTCAGGAAAACCGGACAACTTTGACAAAAGTTTATTGACGAAGGATTCTAATCTTTTTTGCCCCTCAATACCATATCGCGGATAGTCAAGATATATTACCCCTCCAGTCAAATCAAAACTACCACGACCAACAGGCTTAGGAAACAAAGTTTCTGAAACATTTTTCTTTTCTGCCGGAGACAACATAGCCCAAGTATGAGGTTTTACACCTATGCTAAACAAAAAATTAGACAAACCCTTCATACCCCTTATTGATTTATCAACAGATTCATCGGTAAGTTGCGGTTGCACCTCACCCTTCACAAGGGGTTCAGGCTCTGGTGCCGGAGCGGGTGTCGGGGCCTTCTTCTTGAACAAATCGGACAATTTAGCGTCAACCTCTGAAGAAACAGGCTCTTCGAGGTACTTCTGTGCGTAAGAAACGATGTCAAACATTAGGGACTCCTGTGCTGAATTTGCTTAAGAATTCTTATAAAAGAAGTATTATTAACCTTCCGACAACCCCTTGAATACCTTCGAATCAAACTTTTCAACAGGGTACACAACGGTCATGGTCGGAGGGTTTGTGGAGTGGTCGAAGCACACCACTTCAGGGTCGTATTTACCCCCGCGGTATTCGTGCATCTCCTTCCCCAGCCTGACGGCCCTTTCCTCGTCATCTGCAAATGCGCCAACGACATACGAATGGTTCTCACGGTCACCCCACCTATACATGGTAACTACATATATTTTCATAGAATCCCCATTGACTTGATACGTTCCTTACGTTGTACATTGAAAGGGTTCGGACACTCCATACCCGTTTCGCCTGTCATACATGCCCCGCATCCCACACATTCAGCGGGGATGCTGTCAGACCACTTCCTGAAGGACGCGGCGTATTCCTCGACCCACCCGTAGTATGCGGTCTCGCCAAGGTCATATTTTGCCTCCTCGGAACGAATCCATCGGTAAATCTCCATCTCCCGCATTTGTTCCTGGAGTATATATAAAGCACGCACGCGCATGAAACCTCCACGCGGGACAACAAAAAGGTCGTCCTGTACAAGGACGACCTCAATGAATCGATTATCGCAAATTGCGGGTGTCAACCAGACTGTCGAAACATTTCGGGGTGATTGCGTCCATATTCGGCAATATCTGATATGTGGCTTGAGATCCACATAAAAAGACTCGGATTACGCGCCCATTCCCCGAAACAAGCCTGTTGGCACCAAGCACACCACGGTTGGCCATTGATATATGTAGTCGTTGTCTGGCCTTCCAAGGACCTGCCACATTGCGAGCAACATACAGGTTTCAAGGTTGATGTAGAAAAACCAGGCAGCCACGTTCCCGTAGTGGAGGAAGGCGCCCAAGATGTATTCGTGGTGACCATACTACCTTCTTTTCCGGGGGTTTTTCTTGTGGGATTTGGCACGCTTGCGAGAAGTATCATAGTAAGCCACCTTCTTCAGCAACTCATCCAAGCGGTCACCAGACGGTGGTACTTCCCTTGAAACTTCTGGTTGTGGTGGAGGCTCGATAGAGTCTACCATCGGTGGCACGGTAGCTTTGAAGACGCTCTCAAAATATTTTTGCATCCTAACCATCTCGCCACAATCCTCGTGACCCGTGTCTTTAGGGAAATCTTCTATTGCCTTCTCAACAGCCTTCAAAATTAAAGCCACCCTATTTTCAGGAGTAAGGATGTATTCCACCGATGCTATCTGAAACAGTATGAGCAAAATCCTGTCCCCCACGAACTCCGCCAGAGACTGTGTGGTCTTTTTGTTCACATCAGACATTGCAGCATCGACCCGGTCATACAACAAGGCCATCATTTTCTCAAGACCGTTCATGCGTTTACAGATGAGTGACTCTTCATTTGAAACTCTTGATTTCATGCTGATACCTACTTCTGTTAAAGGTATGTATGGTTATCCCACCGGCATGCCTTCCAACATGCCTTCGGGCTTTTCAGTCGTGTCAACAACACCCTTGGAGAGCATCCTGTCCACCTCGTCCTTGAAGACGAAATAGATGGTCATGACGCTATCCGGGGTGTCCTTCCACGTGTCCAATGGATAGGGATCCTCAATAAGATCTTGCGCTATTTTTGCACCTGCGCCGATGGCTACTTCCTTCTTGGGTTGATAGTCTTCCCCCAAACGTGCCTGGACAGCCTTTTTGCGTAACACCCTATCCTTGGGGGGCGACTTGTACGGTGCGGCGGATGCTGTATGTTCCTTATCAACAAAATTCATATCGTCAAATTCTGAAGTCATCCCTGCAGCAGAAGGCATGGACTTCTCGCCCAAAGAACCCACCAAATAACTCGTGTTGCAGAAACAAACCTTGTTTGCACCGGGAACACTGTATGTCATTGACCCTGAAGAATTAGACAAAGTCCAAGATGTATTAGCACCTTTGACATCCAGATAAGCATCGGGCACCAAGGTCTTATATAAGAAACTATCACCGCGCATAGTTCTTTGCTCACGGGGCCTCTCGACCTTTGGCCTGTAGAACGCAAATCCAAATGCAGGAACAGTGTTCTCCTTGCCGATCATCTTCGTGGCGATGTCGCGGACCTCGTCTTCGGTGAAGAAGAACTGGCGTACGGTGCCATCTCCGGAATCCCGGAACCCGTCCAGCCAAAGTACGTTTGGCCGGGCTACATAGTTGCCGAATGGCCATTTGTACCCACATTCCTCACAGAACCTGTCGGGGCCAAACTCCTTGTTGTGCTTCGGACATTTCGTATCATACCGTTCAAGATGATATCCTGACGTCTGCAGTCCCGTGATGGGATTGCATCCTTTTACTGTGGGAAGCACGGCCGTATTGGCATGATCATTAGGAGTGAAATCGAACCATAAACCTTTGTTCGGACGAACGGGTATAACGAACACTCCCGGTCCGCGCATCCAATTCTGTGGGTATTCTTTGAAGATGTTTGAACAATAGGCGGGGAGAGCGGATCCCGGGGGCAGACCAAACGTCTGATCACCAACGAGCCTTTCAGCCTCCATAATCTGTGCAAAAAACCCTTTGTATTTCATAAGTGTTTCTGTTTTCATTTTCATGCCCTCCAAGGCAAGGTGAAAGGAAGGTGACGAGGAAAGCAATCCCCGTCACCTTCCTGTTTTGCTAGTACGACCGATTACCTGCGACGTGGAACGGATCGGCGATGGTCCTGCTGGGCCTGTTCTCGATGAGCACAAGCTTCGGAAGACTATCTGTCTCCTTCAAGTCATCAAAAAGAGCACTCACACTCGGCCATGTCGCCCTGAGGTCACCCAATCCTTTAGTGGCACTGGCATGCAGAGCTTTGCGGTCAGCGAAGCTACCCCTCTGGAAACTGATCGAGTGGTCAATAATGACCCTCATGTAGGAGCGCTCATCCTTTCCAATTGCTTGAAAATTCAGTTCGCACTTCTCGCAGTAGCCTTTGTAGAGCGTCTCGCCACAGATCGGACACAATTCGACCTTACGGTCGTCCATGTTCAGTTCGGTGATGCGATAGACGTTGGCTACCTTATTTCCGTAGGGAACGATCGTGCTGTTCACCTTGCCCCTGCGTGCCCTTTTCAGAAGATCCATGCTGTAGTCAATGTCGATGACCTCTTTGCCTGGTTCCCGCTTCTCACCGTCCTTCAAAACCACGAACGGCTGTCCGCGACTACGCAAGTCCAATTCCCGCTCAATATCATAATCACGAACGCTCGCATATTTCTCGAGCAGTTCACGATCCTTGTACGTCGGGATAGGACGCAAGGATTCGAGGTGTTTGACTACGAGGTCGGCCCCTGACGAACCTGTGGAACTCGATGTGTCGAGCTTCACGGACGGAGCATCAGTCGGCTTCTCCTCTTCCTTCTTGAACGGATCCTTACCTTTCAAGATGGCAGTCGCAGCGGCCAAGCGCGCCGATTTGGGTGCCGTCTTCGGGTCAAGACCGTGTCCAAGGAAGTCACGCAACTTACTTTGGATCATGGCTTCCGTAGTGGTTTCAGCATCGATGAGGCCTTCGGCAAACTCATCGCCGATCTCGATGCCGAGACCCTCAAGGGCCTGCTTGATCTTGTCACTGTCACACTTGAGAACTTCCGCGGCCTTTTGGACACGGTCTTGGAGGGACAACGTACTGCGGTTCATAGGATACTCCCCTATGTGGTGCAGGCTTGTCAGGGCCTGCTGTCTTGAGCATCTCGGGGCTGCGGCGGCTCTCCCGCACATGCGTTCAAGGCTGCATGTTCGCCTTTGCATCTGGATGTGTATCTGTCAACGCTGACGAAGCAAATATATACCAAAACCTGAAGGATGTCAACCCCCTAAGGTTTTTTCTATCTCCTCAACCGTATCAAACTCCTCGGAAAGGACTTCCGCCAGAGTCTTGCACTCCGCCTTCATCACTACCGATTGTTTGGAACTCATGTGTCCCTCGGTGCCGAGAAAAGCTCTCCTCAGGATACTATCACCCGCATCATACCAAACATCCGCCAAGGTTGAAAGATTTTCATCATCCTTGTCGATCATCTCGGAGGCTTCTTTCAACAACTCAATGGTTTCTTTGACTATGTTGACACCATAAGCCTCTGAAACCTTTTTGGCGTGATCCACTGCTTCCTTAACCTTTAGAGAATTCATGCTTTCGGCCTTTCAACGACCTTTACGAGGTCGCCCAACACCCGCAATTCAACAGGGGTGATTGTTTCGTCATCGTACATAGTTATCTGCTCCAAGATATCCACGGTGAAGAACTCTTTCTCCACATCGCCTATTTCCTTGAAGCACACCTGTTTTGCTTTGTCATCCGGGAACGTGTACTTGTTTCCATCGGTTACCGGGATACCGTCTTTATCTTTCACACAGTATCTCATTATGATGTCATTGCGCGTGCGGCGTATCGTGTTGATCTGCGAAGTCATCTTGTCGATGGCTGCGTTTATGTCGAGGCATGCCTTCGCCGGCATGGGCCTCGTCTGTAGGAGTCGCTCGACAAGCTGCAGAAACTCAGGCTTTACCAAAAAACCATTTCTGATTTTGATCTCCATGTGGATGTTCCTTTCATTTTATTTATGCCGCTTCGTATATCAATGTTCCTGTGATGCTTTTTGAACCGCTGGCGGTGAAATTGCCAGGACCAGACATGTCTTTTCCGCAGTAAGCAACCGTGCTCGACATAGACGGGACCAATATGATACTCCCCGGGGGAGCTAGGGGCGTGGTGCCGTCTTCAACGGCCACCGCTTGAGCAAAATACAACGGTGTCACTGACGTGTTCATCGCGACAGGGAGAGTGAAATTTGCCGTGGCACTGTTTGACGTTCCTGTGATGTAGACGTGCACAATCACCGTTTTGCCTATCTTTTTGTAATACAACGTGTTTGTAGCAACCGTCCACCCTGTCAAAGTCGAAGTGTAGCTTACGAAAGCCACTGAATAAATATCGCCCAATACAGCCATAGCACCGGAGAAGCTTCCATTCAGAGCGTACACATTCTGCCATCTGGCATCGACTGCGGGTGCCCCGAGGTTTCTTACCGCATCAACAGGAAGGACGTCCCCCGTAACCTCTATATCCCCTGTGACATTCACGTTACCTGTAACATTCAAAACGTCATTAAGGGTAGTGACTCCGTTTATTGCAAAAGTGCCGGAGAAGTTTCCATTCAAGGCATAAACGTTTTCCCAACGGGCATCAACGGCTGGCGCACCTATATTACCCATCGGAGCACCCGGCAATATGTCCCCGGTAATTTCAGCGTCACCGCTAATAGCCAAGTTGGTTCCAGAGATATCACCCGACACCGTAAGGTCACCGGACATTGAGAGCCCAGGCACCGTCAAAGAAGTCTGACTGAAAATGTAGTTACTTGCGCCTACGATGATGGTCACCGTAGGGTTGGTCAGGTCATCAAAAAATTGTATAGCATCGTTCGTTTTGTACAGGATGTCATATCGGTTTGCACTAATCTCATCGATCCTGAATGCGGTCGCCCCGCCAAGCTGAAGCGTTTCGGCGTCAAGGAGTGCATCAGTTCCGATCGTGATAGATTCCGTGTCACCACTGACGACTACGTTCCCTAGGTCAATCTCCGGGACGGTGGTGAGAACTATAGCCTCAAGAGCCGCCACCTTTTGCACAAGTCCGGTGCCCCCACCTGCAGGATCCGAAACTATTTCCTGAAGGCTACCTATGGCATCTGCGGTCCTCTCATGGGCTATACGCTCGGTGCCGCCCCATTCATCGTCATCGTCCTGTTGCGGGACGTTAAGGACCAAACCAAACAGATCCTCATCCCCATTGGCATAGTACAGGGACTTGGGACCTTTGCTGAAATCGTAAGTGGTACCCATCGATGTGAAATCAGAATAATCGGCCATTCAGGGCCTCCATGCAGTGGCGTTGATTGATGTAACCGATTATGTCTGTCGAATAGTAGAGTATTACAACCAGAAGGACACACCGCAAGGCCCAATACTTCAAGGCCTTGCGGTGCATGATGATCAGGAGGGGAAGAACTTCAACTTCAAACTGACCTGGCACCTGAACTTATCCGGCCTGCGAAGGTACTCAAGATAATGATCCACGGGGACTTCTTCATCCTCCCCTTTACCTTGCACCATGAAGGACATCTTCCCGTCTTTTTCCACGAGCGTCAGTTCTCCTTTATGCTCGTAGACGGCCGTCCCCGTATCCGGTTCTTGGGTGGGTGCGGATGAGGCCTTACCCCCGGTATCACTCTTCTCGGCACCTTCTGAAGCCTCGTATTTCCTCTCCACGCCCATCACGATGCCTGGGACGTCCCTCGCAGGGGCCTCATGCGATATGATGTAGTCGACGGCATCCTTGACGACATCCGGCTTTTCGATGGTGCGAAGTTTGTCCCAATGCGCGTCCGTAAATTTTGATTCTTCAACGGTCTTGTTTAATTCCGCCCTGGCCGCTTCAGGCATCTTGCGTGCATCTTGTTGAAGCGTTTGTATCCTCTTGAGGCGGTGCGCGGTGACGTTAAGCTTGTTGGCTACGTCTTTATCCTTCAATCCCATTTGGTTCAACTTGAGCGCCGCTTGGCACAATTCCATGGGGGTAAGCCCAAGACGCTGCTGGTTCTCTTCAAGGGACATCAAAAAAGCATTGTCATCCGACATATCCTCGTTAAGGACATAGTCAGAATCCTTGAGGTCATAATCTTCCCCAAAAGCTTTCATCATGGCCTTGAAACGACGTTGACCAGCAACGACTTCATACTTGTCCTTCTTACCCTTACGGAGTATAAGCTTGCTGATGAGATGATTCTCCTTGATGGATTCAGCAAGCAACCCAACATCGTCATCATCGTGTGGTTGGCGTACGTTGCATGGGCTGATCACAAGATCCTTGAGCTTCATCTCTTCTCTCCTTTTTGGTAGTTGCGCGGGCATAAAAATCGCATAGTTTCATCGAACAAGGTAAGCAAAATAACAGGGGAAACCGCCACCATCATCAATGCGGAAAAAGTTACCACAAAAAACACCATTGCTACTTTAACGATAAACTTCATGTGTCCCTTAAATTTACGCCTCTTTGGAGGCGCACGACCTTCACGATGTCTCCCTGCCAATGCTTCACGGATACACCGGCCTCTCTGAGCATGGCCAACGATTTACCGATGCTGACCTTCCATTCGGGTCGATTGTCAGCCTCGTCCCAATCGTGGTCGGTAACGACCACAGATATTCCAGACTGTACAATAGCCCTGGAGCAATCGCAACACGGGAGTCCACATACATATATTCGACACCCAAACAGTGGTATTCCCACTCGCGCCGCGTTATATATTGCGTTGCGCTCCGCGTGTTCGAACCACAAATACTTCTCCGGTCTGGCGAACCTTTCCGGCTTGTCATCGTCCATGTCCCGTGGCAATCCGTTGTACCCTGTGGATCGAACTTCATTGTCCGGACCTACTATAACAGCCCCAACATGTGTGTCAGGATCCTTGCTCCTCGTGGCACACAAATAAGCCATGGACATGTAATAGGTATCCCAATCAGGAATATTAAACGCGCTCATCTTACCTCCTCGGGGGACACTTTGTAATACTCCGCTTCTTGGAAATCCATCGAAGTTATATCATCCACGGCGACCTCAAATTTTGCCCCAGCCATGGTTATTACCCGGAACTTCTTGTTGGCGTACACGGGGTCACCATGCATTGAGTACCAGGCATCATGCAAAGCCTTCTCCCTTTCGAATGATTTGAGGTTGAAACTCATGCTCCTGCCGGATTTCAAATTGATGGTCAACATGGGAATGTCCCAATCATTTGCCGGGATCCTCAAAAAGGCTCTCGGTAATTATTTGAACTCCTTTGTCTGCCACTGGTTCAGAGTTTCCTGTCGTAGGTATTTCTGGGCGCCCGCCTGCTATCTTGAAGAACTCATCCTCGGATATCACCTTGACACCCATTTTCCGGGCCTTATCATTCTTCGAACTGCCACTGGTAGGGTCATTCGTGACGAGATAACCGAGATCCGATGAAACGCTCGTCTTTGCAGTCCCTCCGCGCTCGATAACAAACTCCTGGAATGACTTTCGATCCATCGATGCCAACGACCCCGTTACGCAAAAAGACTTGCCTGATAATGGGCCGTCCACCTTCTTTTTGATTTTCACGGCTTTGAGTATGTCCCGCGCCATGGCATCAACTTCACGCACGCCCTCCACGAGTGTCGCGGCGGACACATCACCGATGCCCGATATCTTCACCAAATCATCTTCCTTGGCGGATGACACGGCGTCCCATGAACCGAATTTCTCCATGAGTAGTTCCGCAGTCGATGTAGCACAACCAGATATCCCCAATGCGGTTATGAACTTGGAAAGGTGCATCTCCGATGTTGACTTAAGGGCCTTCAAGAATGTCACAATGGTTTTCTGACCAAGGCCCTGCACTGATGCAAGATCCTGCTCCGTGAGCGTGTAAAGGTCAGCGACGGATTTTACTTTCCCCATGCCATACAACGTGTCAACGAACCTTCCGGAAAAACCTTTGACATTGATTGTTTCAAGCCAATAGGCAATACGCGCCACATCTCTGTCACGGCACCGTGCACCAAAGCACCACAAGTTGACTCCATCGTCATACAATTTTGATCCGCAAGATGGACACGTGTCCGGTTTATCGTATCCCTTACCAGGATTGACGACCTCTACGATTTGGGGTATGATGTCTCCCCTCTTCTCGATAGTAACCTCGGCGCCGATGCCGATAAACTTTTCTTTAATGTAATCGAAGTTGTGGAGAGAGGCCCTTGCTACCGTGGTTCCCATGAGTTTGACCGGGGTGAACTCCGCCACGGGTGTGATCCTACCCGTGCGCCCGACTTGAAGAGCTATACCCGCTACAGAGGTAAGCGCCTGGTCTGACTCAAATTTTAGGGCGACTTGACCAAGGGGCTTGTTTTTCTCTACTCCGGCGACTTCCTGCAGTTCGATGCTGTCAAATTTCAACACGAGGCCATCTATCGCGTAGGGCAACTTGTCACGTTCCGCCTTGAATTTGCGATACCAGGAAAGGATTTCCCCTTCAGTTTCACACTCATAGGTAGGGACTGTGTTGAACCCGAGCTTCTTGAGGGCCTCGATCTTCTCGGTTTCCGTCTTTGCTTTTCCGGTGACATCGTAGGCTATTACGTGGATGTAGGTACTATGACTTCCATCCAACCTTCTGCTTATACCGCTGGCCGCGTTCCTGGGGTTCTCGTATTTGTCACCGACCTTCTTCTGCAAATCGGCATACATCTTGTTCGGTATGACGCCTTCTCCCCTTACGGCAAGGGTATTTGCGATGGGAAGTACGGTAGGTACCCCACGGAAAAGCCTCGCGTTCGGGGTGACGTTTTCCCCCATGGAGCCATCTCCGCGGGTAACCGCTGACGAAAGTTTCGAGGCGGTGTATTTCATTTCCAATGAGAAACCATCTAACTTGTGTTGCAATATGAACTTGGCAGCCTTCACTCCCACGCGCGCAAGGGCGTCCTTTACCCATGCTTTTATTTCGTCCTCGGTGGTCGCCTTGTTCTGCGAACCCATGAAGATGGTATGCTTCTCCTTTGGCCAAGCACTGCTTGGCGCGTGTCCCACCTTCGAAAGCAAATCGTGGTCCGGTGGTAGTTGACGCAGTATCGAGTCCTTGAACAAGTCGTAGGCAGCATCAGATATAATCGCCTTGCCATTATGGTAGGCGTCATCATACTTCTCGAGCTGGGCTATTTTGTTTTGAAGGTCAGCGGACACTTGCATCTTATACTCCCCGGCATATGAATCTTCGGCTCATGAACATGCCCAGATATTTAAATTTACCATCGACTATCCCTGCACGTGACGGATGTGGATCGTGTACCATCTTCACACCTTCATATCGGTGCAACCTCACCACCACGGAATGTCTACGGTTACTATAACGCGGTGAAACACCACTTGCTATGGCGTAGATGCCATCACTAGGGACGAAGACAGACCACGTCTTGTCCTCTGCCGGGAAATCACAATACCACAGCCCTTGTGGTGCCAACCATTGGTCAAGCGTGTACGTCCAATGAAACCCGGCTTTTTTGTCAATCCTCAAGAAATGAGGAACATCATCAGCCTTTAAGTCGAAGATGCTGGCGACACAAGCCCGGAAGCAATCACCGATAGCCTCAGCATCTGGGGCTACGGGACTCCCTGGGATGTCCAACATATCAACGGGTGTCATTTTGTCTTCTCTTCATATGTGACCCGGAACATAATGGCCCGGTCGTTAGACACATAAAAATCCTTGTCTTTCTTGCTAATAGCCTTCACCGCGCAATCGCATGGAAGGAGCACCCTCCATGTTTTGCTCTTCTTCTCTTCATCTATTACTTTTTCCTTGTCCTCATCGGACAGTCCATCGAAAGGCCTGCTCGATAATATGACATGGTCATGGGGGCTTCTGAGTGTGACTTTTGCTAGGTTCACAATCTTGTAGCCCTTCCCCCAGCAAACATTACATTTGCTGCTTCCGAATGCGGCCACCTCATCGATGGTGACGTGGCTGGGTCGGATCACGTACTCCACGTCATTACACTTGTGCGTAAATTCCTCGTATTTCACGCCGTCCTTGTCCGTCAGCCTTGCCTCGTCTATCACCTTACGCGCAGCCATCACGCGTTGTACGATGATCTGCAAGTTCTGCTTATCTACCCGCTCACCCAACGACAGGGTCTTCTGTTTTTCCGGCGCTTCCGACATCCGTGTTCTCCTTCTGTGCTTCAGGCATCGACCTCGCGAAGCATAGGTTTATGTAGCGACCAGCCGCCCTTTCAAGGGCAAGCCCCTTCAAACTGTCAAAATCCTTTGCCACCAATGACACATGCCTGGCGAGATCCAACCTTGTTACAATATCAGTCGCCTGTGTCACCTCATGAAATACTGATTTCCTCATGGCGGCTGTTATGCCCTTGCCACGTGTTATGAAAACGCAGTCCTGCTTCACCGAATATACTCCATCGTTTGCGGACTGTATAGCATCAGACATCTCAGGTACTTCCGCACGTATCCTCGTCAACAGCCCCGGGAACATCTCAGCTACCTCTTTGGGCTGAAGGCCCTCGTACTTGGAGGAGAAGAATGGTTCCCCACCGTAGGAAGCCACATACGTTACGGAATGTTCTTCGTCACATAATATGGCATCAACAGTCATGGGACATGCGCCGAGTTCAGAAAACACAATGTCGAAACCAATGCACAGATTTTTTCCGTCCTTGGTCACAATTTTGTCACCAAGCAAAAATCTCGCATGGAGCATCAAATCGTCTCTGTCATCGCCGTGGGAGAATGCTACCCGGACTGATTTACCAAAACAAGTATTGACGGTGCCTATAATATCTTGGACACGAGGCGGGACGGCTCTTTCAGGTAACAATGCCCGGAGCATGACAATGTTGCCACCCTCCCTTATACGTGCCACGCATTTAGATCGTTTGTCATCGGTTTCAAGGCCAGACTGCCATGTGCGTACCATGGATTCCCTCAATGAGGGCCTGTTATTCATGAAAAACCCATGGGGTATCCCGAGTACCCTGCAGAGCTGCTTTTGTGAATGAAGAATTTTGGGGTCCTTCGGGTTGGCAGGGTCACGTTTGAAGTCAATCCTACGAAGAACGTGACCTTCTGGAAGTTCTAACCACATGCTTCCATCATCAGATTTGAATGAAAGTTGTCGTAAATCAACAGGCACGTCACGGCAACCTTCTGACCAAACAGATAAACGTGACAGTAATGAATCAACCCCGGTATCTACCACAGGTTGCGGGGTATCATTTACCTTCGGGATTGCCCCAAGAAGGCTGTCTATGTCTATGTTTTCCGATGCCATACAAGACTAATATACCAACTCGCCACCATATTTTAACGGCCTTTATGCAATAAAAATTTGGTCGGTTCTCATGCACTCATCAATGAGTGATGCCTGGGCTTCTATAGCAAGATTGAACACCGGGATGTGGTGAAACGCCGCTATGCGCATGGCTTGCGCTGTACCCCCAACAACCTTGCCACCTTTTGTCCAACACAAGACGAATTTCGAAAGTGTTTTAAGGTCCCTTCCAAGAACCTGGTAGCAATTGCGGGCATGCATTTCCCGGGCGCCCGTACTGCACCTTTCCCAGGCAGGGTGAAAACCTTCCGCCATAGTAAGCGCCTCTTGGCTGACCCCGTAGAGCTTGGAGGGGTTCATGTTGAATCCCTTCCACGGTAGATATATCTCTTTATTGGTCGGGTCGGAAACACCAGACTCGAATGCCGTATCGGCGGCGGCAGCCCCTCCAGAGCGCAGGATGTAACCTTTGCGTTCCAAGAAGCCCGCTATCTCTGCCATACGCCGGCATACTTCGGGTGGGGTGTCACGGCTGCCTACGCCGGTGTAGAACGGCCTAGAATTCAAATGACTGTCCCTTCTCTACAAACCCCTGGAAGCCCTCTGACTTGGCGTCTGGAAGGTCTTTCACGTTGTTATAGTGGTACAGCCACAACTTTCTTTTGATCTCCTCCGGGAGTTCCTTAAGGTCGTTGTAATGGGCGTGCACCCCTGACGGGTATTTGCTCGTTTCGCAATCGTGGAAGACGACATCGGCGCTTTTGATGAAATCGTTCAATTGCGAAGGTGCATATTGAGTGTCGCTCGTTATGAACATTTTCTTGCCATTTTTTGGCAGGGTGATCATTAACCCGAAGGACTTCACGAAGGACGTATCTGCGATGACGTGGATCGTCTGCACGGTTTTGAAGGAGGTGTCCCCGACCTTGAACGAGCCACTGTTTGGGACGGCTACAATGTCAAAATACGTATCCATGCCTGCATCGACCATCTGTATCGAGTTGAGTCCACCCCGAAGACTGCTGGTCCACAAATCCCTGAGGAGTTGGCTGTTACCGATGAGCTTCGGCTTCATCTCCCCGCGCACGGTTTTGGCGAAGTAGCTGACGAAAGCTAAATATTCTAAGCCCCCAATATGATCGGCATGTAAATGGGATACATAAACGGCATCGATATCCGTGGCGCTCATGCCGTGTTCCTGTAGTGACCAACGGATATCCCCGCCACAGTCGAAAAGCATCTTCACGCCCTTGGGGTATTCTTCGCAAGCATCCATCTCCAACAACATATTGCTCTGCCAATTGTCCATGCAAAACGCCGACCCGCTACCGAGAAATGTGATTTTCATCTTTCACGCTCCTTGTGTGGTTTGTGCAACCACTCTATCGTACCTGAAAATACCCGAACCGTCTGTGACTTCAGTCACACTTTGGCTTACGTCTTTTCTTCGAAAGCTGTGACTGGCGGTTCCTGAGGTACTTAAGCCTCAAGACAACGTCCCTATAGGAGAAACCGTGCGGGAGGGAAACGTCCCCCGCGTTGTATTTGGTGATCATGTCTTGGGCGTGCCGTATCTCATCGACCACCTGTTCGTACGTCAGCTGCTTCGTCTTTTTACCCGTATTCATCTTGTGTCCTCTCCATTGCTCGAAACTCACCTTGGTACGTTCTTTTATCATTTTGACCATGTTGTTAGACACACCAAGGATCTGGGCCACATCTGCTCCGTTGCATCCGCAATTCCTGTATTCGATATACGGGACGATACGGCTTGCCGCCTTTTTAGTCTGTGTGCGCTTGATGTGTTCAACGAATTCCTTTATGCTTATTTCTGTTTCGAGTTCTTCATCCTCTGTGACATGGGATGAGATGTACGATCCATCGACCACGTGTTCGACATACGGACTGCGACCCGGTGCCGCCACATCCTCGAATATGTCGGTATACCCGCCATCCCACTGACCGGAATGATTCCGATCTTTTGTGCAGCTGAGGAAGGTGTACTTAACATTGTGGTTCCGGTTAGCAAGGACCGGAAACAGCCAACAAAAAAGATTCATGATATAGGTCTTGAACGCCCCTTTGGCAGGGTCGTATGTTTCAAGAGCCTTTGTTTCGATCAACTTGACGTAGAATTCCTGTATGGTGTCCATGATGATATCCCTGTCCCTGATGCCTGTCTTGAACACCATGAAGCGCTTGAGGTCGTCTGAATTCCTCAACGCAAAGTCACGTACAGTCTTGACGCACTCCATTTGCTCCCTCCTAAATTTTTAGCCAAAAACAAAGCGCTAGGAAGGCGTCAACCGACACCTTCTTGTTGGATTCGTACCACACTTCTCCGGAAGTCTTATCAACGAGGGCAACCTTACATTTCGGGCCGATGAATATCGCTTCGCCGTAATTAACAAGGATGCGGATCGCCGTATCGAATTGGTGGAGGGTGATGTGATCCAGGCGCTCTATGGGGTATACAAGCACGCCGCGGTGGTCTATCCTATCCGAAACGCGCACATCTTTCAGAGCCTCGTCAAACGACTCGGACTCCGATGCCTCAAATTTCAATTTCGCCTTGTCGGCCGCCGCCATCACCGCCTCCCTGACGGTGACAGTGAAATGAATGAACTCTCCGGAACTTGTGGTATGGGCTATTTGAGTGGTTGGCGTTTCCAATACTGCCGTGGTTGTATCAACCTTTGGCACTTGATTATTGTGGGCTTCTGCCACGGGCACCGATGCTTGAGGAGCAACCGTAGGCTCCGGGGAAGGTGTCACCGTTGCCACAAACGGTGTTTCCGTTGCTTTTGGTTGCTCCGGAGCCACAACGGGTTTGGCCGCAGGAGACTTACCACGCTCCTCCCAATAGTTGTGGTCGACATGGAAGCTGTCACCATACTCTGCATCGACTTCGAACGGAACAGGCCACCCAAGGGCGTCTGTGAGATCCTTCAAACACATTATCTCACATATCTCTGGTATATAGAAATCAAGTTTGTCCTCCTTGATTTCAAATACGACTTCATCATGCACAGGCAGGATCATGTGAACATCGTCACCGTATCCATTTTCCTTTATCCATTTCCACACACGATAAAGGGATATCTTAATGACATCGGCACCACTCCCCTGCACGCACGAATTCACTGCACACCGATCACCTTTTGCCTTGATTTTCTCATCGGTGGCACTATAGAACTCCGTAAGCGGGCGCCTTCTGCCAAAAGCCGTTTTGCTATACCCGCGTTTACGACAAATACGTATTTCAACGTCTATCCATTTCTTGAGACTCGAATATCCACGGAAGAAGTTTATAATCATCTTCTTCGCCTGCTCATAAGGGATTTTCGCCTGTGCAGAAAATCCGCCTGCCCCTCCACCATAAAGGGTCAAAAAATTCAGCCTTTTTCCTAAGTTACGCTCCTTCTTATTTACATCGTTCTTGGCGTGGATGATCTTCGCCGTCATCGTGTGCAAATCGCCGTCACCGTGCAAAAAAGCGTCAAGCCATTTAGGCTCACGCGAAAGGTTAGCGGCTATCCTGAGTTCTTCACCACTATAATCGATGGATACCATTTTATAACCGGGACGGGCCACTATCGCTTTTCGAAGGTCGGGGGCTTCCTCATTCTCATCGTCAGGATTCGGAATGTTCTGGCAGTTGACCCCGCAGTAACCGTCCTCTTTAAGTCCATCGCCACCGCTCGCTGAGAACCTCCCGGTATCCGCCTGCAACTGGTTCAATTGGAATTTCACACACCCATCATCATCGACATTGTTGAGAAAATTGTCGACGTACGTATTGATGACCTTCTCTATTGACCGGTGTTCCAATATCAAGTTTACTATGGGCACGTCAGCTATTTTCAAAAGCGTGCCCTCAACTGTTGAATACTGCCCGGAAGCTGTCTTCTCTCTCTCGGGGTACGGTATCTTCATTTCCTCAAAAAGAAGTGTACCCAGCTTCTTTGGACTCTTGAGGTCAATTTCCCTGCCTGCCAATTCAGTAACCGATTTCAACACTCTCTGGCGCTTATCCTCCAACCTCTCCCTGAGAGTCTTGAGATGGTTGGTGTCTATTCTGCACAAACTGCGTTCCATTTGCAAAACCGGAAAGAGACACCGTTTTTCTATCTTCTCGTAGACCGCCCACGGCCCCTGCTTCCTGTCTGGATCTTGGACATCAAGTTCTTTTGAGAAGTGTTCATATAGTGCAAATGTATTCATTGCATCACTTACGCCGTAGTACAATGCTATTTGAGGCGGGACGAGGTCGAACTTTACAATCTTCTTTTTACCCGTTTGGGGAAGTAATTTGTTGATGTCTATCATCGGGCGGTTGAGAAGCTTGTCTGACAGGTGTTTCAACCCCCGCTCCTTCTGCGATGCATCCACCACACCTGCCATCAAGTATGTGTCTTCTATCGTCGTTTCATCGGTGACTTCAATGCCGTGGTAATAAAGCACCTGCCCATCATATTTAAAATGGTGAAATATGCACCGACAATTCTTTATGAGCCTGGCAAGTTCCCGCACCACAAAATCATAGGGAAGATTGAATTCCCGGTCCTCATGGCTTACGGGCACATACCATCCATTGGTAGATGAGTCGGCAAGGCATATACCAACGATGCGAGCCACACAATTACCGGATTTGTCGGGGCGCGTATTCAAGGATGTTGTTTCGAGGTCGACGGAGCAAAGGCCCTTATCAATAAGGCGATCGATGATCGCAGTAAAATCCTCGCGGGTCTTCACCATGGTGAAGGTGCATTTCTCCATCCACTCTTTCTTCTCGATCAAACCCTTGACTTTATCACCCACGAAATCACTCAGCATGTCACTGACTATCTGTGTTTCATCTGCCATTTCTAGACTCCTCTAAGACTTTGAGGATTGCCTTCCTCAAGGTTTCCGATCCTTCCGGCTTCTTCTCTTCATCCGTTGCATATTTAAGAAGCATGAAGGCAAACACCATTTTCTCATATCTCTCTGGCGGCACCAAATCACGCAACAAATGTATCGCGCCGGACAACTTCTCCAAAGCCAGCTTTACATCGCTCACCTTTACCCGAGGCGCCTCAATCCTTTTCTTGTGGGACTCCTCCAAAGAATCTGGAAGATCCTTGATTGGTATGCTGTACGTTTTTACAAGGTAGTTGATGGCCTGCCAAAACCCCAAGCCCTCTTTCTGTTCGAGATAGGAGAAGATGTCCCATTTCCTTTTGCACACCCAACAATAGGATGAATCTGTGTCCCGATAGTAACGTGCACTCTTCTTCAAATCCCTTCCGTGGAACGTACAAGAGTACTGCTCTTCAGACAACGACCCGGTTATCTTCCCATCGTTGACGAGAAAATCTTTGAGCGTAACATGCTCGGCTATCCGGGCCTTTAGTGCTATGATCTCTTTCATCCTACGTCTTACTTAGCACAAGCTCCATGTTGTGTATGGGGTCTCTGCTTGAGTCCCCGCTGAAGTCGTATATGTACTTGGTTTCAAAGTCGATGCACGCCTGGAACGGGTCGAACGGTGAGTCACGGCGGTTCTTCAAGTTACAAAACTTGATGAGTCCATTCTTGCGGTCGTCATCGCTGATATATGATGTGACCACCACGTCCGATGACCTCTCCGCCTCGTGGGCGTTCGACAGGCAAGTCGGGAAATAAAGACCATCATTAGCCCGGGCTTCCTTGTACCCATCTCTGTTTACCTGGAAAGGTGACAACATTCGTAAGCCCTTGCCATTATTGAATGTTAGGCACTCTCTCTTCAAGCCCTTTATGATGGCATTAAGGTTCTCGTTGTGATCCCTTGACCGCAACTCCTTTTCAACCGAAAGAAGGGAGATGTAGTCGACCACCATGAACTCGAGGTCGCGTCCCGATGCCTGATACTCCTGCTGTACCTGCCGTGCCTTGAAGTCAAGGTCGGCAACCGTCACGTAACTTTGTGGTGGCTGCCATATGGTGAACCGACCGAAATCAGGGGATTCCTCAAAATCCTTGCACACCAAAGCGAAAAATTCTTCTTCTTTCGGGGAGAGTTCCCCGTAACACACATCATTGTAGGATATCTTTCCAATGATTTCAGCATATTCAGGGTATCTCTCCCGGAAGCGCCGTTGATTGCAACTGTGCAGGACAAACATCGCCCGTCGTATTTCCGCATAGCTCATTTCGAGAGTCGTGAAAAGTGTGTTCCACCCACTGTACATGGCACGGTAGGCCATGTTCAAACAGAAAGTCGTCTTACAGTGTCCCGTCCACGCCGCCAGCAACATCAACTCGGTGTTCTTGAGTCCCTTAAGGTGACTGTCTATGTGTGAGATGCCCGTATATATCCCGAGCGCCTCTGTCGGATCCTTTTTCACTTTCTGGTACTCCTCCTGGACTTCTCGCGAGTCCTCTACGCTCACTATTTGGCCCTCGACCTTCACGCCGGTGAGATCGCGCAAAAGGTCCTTTGTTTCTTTCGCGAAGTAGTTGATGCCTTCCACTACCCCTTTCAAAATCCTTTTCATCTTTCCATCGCGTACTTCCATTCCTGTAGAAGCTATCTTGTTCACGTTCGAGAGTACACGCTCCAAGGAAACGACCCTTTGATCATCGTTGTACTGTTTCAAAAGCATCTTGTAGTCCTGCCCGACGTACGGCTGTTGCACCCGTATGCGCTCGAGTAAGGCAAGGACTGTCTCATTGCCATCCACGGTTTCGAAATGTGTTTTGATGAACTCGTACGAAGGCAACTCTGGTGTGCTGGCCTCACAATCCTTTACGTAGTTGTAGATGAAATGGTAAAGGACCTTGAACGCCTTGTCCTCCGGGGGTTCCGGCACCACCTTTTGAAGCGCCCGGAAATTCTTTACAAGATCCTCTTGGGGTATTGTGAAGTTACCCTTGGAATCCCTGAAATTCAATATTGACCGGAACACACTTTCAAGTTCAACCATGTCAAATCTCCTTACAAATCAGCCGCAATCGTTTTTGATCTGCTCATAGAAACTTTTACATTGCTCCTGTCCAACCCTTCAAGATTGGGAAAAAGTTCTGACAACTGCCACACCGGCCAACCCTCTACAAGCGATGCCGCAGAACCACGTCCCTCGTCCGGGGCGAATTCTTTACTCTCAAGGAGTGCTGTGCTTCCGGGGGCATACACCCACGTAGGCTTGCGACTACGGAATCTGTTGGCGAGCACTTCCTGCGTACCGGGTCCTATGGCCCTGTTGTTCACTCGCGCCACGCACAAGATAGCCATGAGATCATGTGTGGTCAAAAGGTCGACCGTGGGTATCACTCCATTGGGCTGTGCCATGGCGTACTTCTCGGCGATGTCGGCGCCCGTGAGCACAGCGAATCTTCGGTTGAACGGGAAATGAATAACGATGAAACACTTCACCACATACAGGAATAATTCTTCAGGTCCGTGGACAACCGCATCCGTGAATGGAAGCTTTTTGGCAACCTGTATCGCGTCCTTTCCAGACACGTCCCCCACACCGGAAAGTCGGTCGTATTTGCTCGACACGTACTTATTCAAGGAACATATGCACGGTATGGCAACTTCGTTCGACAAAGGACGGCCGTTTACAATGAGTTCTTTTTGCTGTAGAATTCTCTTCCCCGATCCACCGCAGTACGGACATGTTTTTATTTCTGTAGACATTCCAGCTCCTCAACCAAATACTGAATGGAAAAGTTGATCCAAGTCTTCCTCCGAGGCCTTCCCGCTGAACAGAGCCTCGTCTTTGAATTCTATGGCACCCTCGGCGATGTCACCCATGACATCGTTTATGAGGTGCTTTTTGTCGTCAAGGATCTTGATGACATGCTCATCTATTGTCCCGCGGCAGACCATGTGTATCAAGCATATGTGGTCGTATAGGCTGCCTATGCGTTGCGCACGACCGATGGTCTGGTATAGATCCCCGTAGGACCACGGGGTGTCATAGAACACAATAACATTGGCTGACTGCAGATTGATGGCCGCCGACCCCGCCGTGGTGATGAACATGACAGGTATTTCCTTGGACATGTCCTGGAACTCATTCTGGGCCACTTGGCGGGCCTTGGCGTCCATGTCCCCATCTATGCGCACATGCTTCAACCCAAGGGCGTCCAGGATGCCCTCAAGGCGTACAATGCCCGATTTAAACCGGGTAAATACGATGCACTTGTCGTCCCGCAATTCTTCATCAAACAACCTCTTGAACTCCGCCTCCTTGGCGCTGTCCCCCTCCTCGCGCACCCACGCCGGACCGTTGGAAACAAGTTGGCAGAATGTGAGGGCGGCTATCTTGCTGTCTTGAATCCCGACAGAGGTCATGGATACATCGTACTGTTTCTCCAATTTTTCCATCTTCTCCCGGTCCTTATCGGACGGGGCCAAGTCGGCATCGAACTTCTCTTTGAACTCGAAGTACCTGTTCTTTACGACTTTGCGGTACAATTCCCCGGTGAGGGCCTGTTTATAAAGGGTGTCCTGTTCCGGGAACAAGTCTATTTCAACTTTTTTGGAAATGAGGCGGGGGAGTTCGGCGGCTACCTCTCGAGTGCGCCGTATGAGGAAGTATGGCTCTATTTTATCCCTGAAGTCATCGAGGTTTATGTACCCTGTTATCTCGTTGAAATAGCGCTTCTTACCCTTCCTGAATATCGACCTCTTCTTGCGGATAGTGTACTGCTGGTAGAATTTGTTCTTACTACCAAAGAGACCAGGTACGATGACTTTGTATATATTGTAGGCCTCTTCAAGCCTGTTTTTTATGAGCGTGGCACTCATGCCGTAGACCCTGATAGCGGACTGTGCTATCTTTTCTGCACCGAAGAAAGTCTTTGTTTTGTCCGATTTGAAAGCTTGTGCTTCATCGTATACTACTGCGAATTTAGGACTGCGGTTGGCAATAAGAAAATCGTAATCTTCCTGTACACTGAAATACCCGGATATGAAAACATTCGCCTTGACATGGTCATACTGCGCCTTGCGCGCCTCGAAGTTGGAAAGCGTCCTGAACTTCTTGCCGGACGCCTTCATGTTCTCCACCGAATCATATGTCATGCCGTCTTTACTGACGGCGTATTTCTCCTGCAGTACATGAACCGATATGCCTGTGGTGAATTTTTTGAATTCGGATGCCCATTGATACATGGCTGATTTCGGGGTAATCACAAGGAGCTTTATCGTGGCATCCTTCAAGAGCATGTATGCATAGGCGGCTATGAGTTGTACAGTCTTACCGAGTCCGACGGCATCGCCAAGGATCATGCGGGAAAGGCAAATGAGATGGAGGCAACCGATTACCTGATAATATCGCAGGGATGTTTCAGGTTTTATCAACGGGCAGGGTTTAAGTGAAGCCGTCTTGCTCGATCGCAAGTTCTTCAGGAAATCGAAGTTTGATGGCTTCGAAGCGAATGAAGACATAAGTTCCCAAAACTTGGTTGCTACCAGTTCCCTAAACAGTTACCTTGAATATACTACTTGGCAACTCTGTTGTAAACTAAAAACCTGAAAACCTTGAAAATCGTTTCAAAAACGGTAATTATGCTTTAGGTCCCATCGTACCCGTAGAAGTAGTGGTCGATGTACCTTGCTGTCTCATAACTGTCTGTTGTACGTTTTGCATCTTCTTCTGCATATTGGCCAAATCCTGAAGCATCTTGGCAGATGTCTGGTTTATCTTTGGGTCGGCTGATATCGGCACGGTGGGGGTTCTCTGATTCCTTTGCTGTGATGTAGACATCGACCCAGGTGTAGCCGAGGTGATCGCGGCGACTACCCTCCTGGCGGCTTCCTTGAGGTCGTAGGCCGTCTTTAAGGCACTGTCGCCCTCGTCTACCATCTGACCCTTCGTGGGCTTCACGGGCTCGGTACCGGGCTTAAACGCAGGCGCAGGGGCCTCTTTTGGCTTGGCAGCGGGTGCCTCACCGGGGGTAGCTTCTTGCTCTTCCGGAGCCTCCCCACGGGCATCCGGAGGAACTTCCCGCTCAAAAGCCTCGTTACCGCCCTCGTAATTCCCGCGCCCGCCTTTGAGCATGTCCGTCTTTGATTCCTCATGATCCGGCTGGAGCAATTGATTCACGTTCATCACCCAGATGCGGTACTTGCCAAACGTATCCTTCACAAAGTCCTCGTATTTGAGACCCCTCCATGCAGCATTTTTGACCAAACGTTGACCGAGGTCGGATGGAGCCTCGCTGTTGACATAAATAGACTCTCCCGAGGTGTCAAGTTGCACGATGTCCGTGTTACCCCGCACATCATGGAACAACGTATGATCCTCCTCGAACGTTTCCTTCCTGACAGGCACCGTGTCGGGTAGCACTTGTTCAGATCCTGGCTGTTTCTGCCCGAACGCATTGAGACGGCAGACATAGACGGCGAACGTCTTGCGGTCCGGATCGTAACGGTTTGTCCTGACGGCGACCGCCGACCATTTGAAGTAGTCCGCGCTCTTCGTGGCTGAACTCGTGTTACCGCCCTTCAGCAAATTGACCGTCTCCGCCCTGTTCTGGTCATCCTTATCATTGAGAATCTTGTTGAGATTCATGAAATCAATGGAATTCTTTGTGTCGGCTTGGTAGAAGTAGTAACGTTTCGTCTCGACCTTTCCCGTGTCTGGACGTGGCGCCACCTCCCCCTCAGCAAGAGGTGTAGCTTCCGTCTTTGCCGCCCACTTCTCAAGAACACCGTATATGGAAACCATTGCCAACTCCTTATGGCGCCTTTATAACAGGGCGCCCTACAAGTTCGAACAAATCAACAGCGTCAACGGCGGAGAACGTCGTCAAGAGGTTTTTGACCCCCGAACACGTTTCACCGCTGATAACCATCATGTACACTCTTCCGGTCATATCCACCGACCCGGCCACCAAACCATCTGCAGCAGATCGAGCGAATAGGTACACTTGGTAGGCCTTCCTGCGTCCATCAGTCTGTTCCGTGCCAAGGTCGGCATACACTATGTGCGCCCTCGGATATTCAGGATTCAAACGGTACGCAGGCGATATCGCCGAAGCAAGGAGCATGTTATATCTGCCGCGTATGTTCGTCTTCGTTTGTGATCCCACCACGAAGTCATTCGGCTCGGCCGTGAGAGGATCTTGAGACTTCATGGTAGGCCGGCCTTCTAACATCGGGGAGTCAAACACCCCTGCATCGAGCGGGTCGGACATGCACGTGTAGTCCGTCGGGTATGTCCCCAAATCATCGGTAACCATGTACGAGGGTAGTCTGTCTACAATATTCGATAGGTTGCCCATGGTGGGCGTGTCCATACGAACGATATCGTAAAAATCCGTGGTGTCTGCCTCTACAAAAGGCTCCGCAAGTATGATATTGGTGGCATCGGTAACCGACAGTATACGGTATTTTTTACCGTCTAAAGGACCTATGAAATCTCCGGCCTTCGCATACGGGACCCAATCCGGCGTCACACCACCGAAGGAAATGCCCTCTACATTGTGCGTACCTTGATGGAAAACAGCTTTTCCATCGGAGTACACGTAATCGTCAATGGTCCCCGACCCAAGGCTTGTCACGAATGAGGTTCCTTCAGCGATTATTTTACCCATAAATTCGGTAGAACCGGACAGGATACCCTGATAAGGAGCCATGTTGTAGAAGAACGTATAGGGAGTCTCGGACAACGTGGGAGCCGCATGTACAAGCACGGGCACGCGTATCTTTGAAAGTCCAGATGGGGCATCAAGGATTATCCTTGTAGGCAGCCAGTCAATCTGATATTCCAAATCGGTAAGCACGGGAAGGGCGTCATTCACGCTCGATGTCGACACGATAACAAACGCACCCGTGTCGTGCCTGAATGCTATTGGATCCCCCACTTCGTATATGCCTGAAGCATAAACTTTCGTGCCTATAGCGATGATAGGCTTACCAATAGATGTCGTGTCGACCGTATACTTACCAGGAGAATCCTCTGTGGCCACCACATCAATCATCTCGTGCGTGTCTGTTACTCCGCGCCCTTGTCTGTTCAAGTCAAAGAATTTCATGCTACCGGCAAGGTCGTACACACTGCCTGCGTCATCCGGCAGTTTACTGCCTGTGATCAAGGTTACCTCTACATCGGAACCCGCTGTGGCGACAGGAACAGCCGTGTAGCTTGAAACAACATACGGTGGACCTAGGGCAACCACTCTGCTTTGCGTAAATGAAACAGGGCTACCGTATGTGCTACCGGATTTTACTCTCACGCGCTTCACACCGAGGATGTAGTAACCATTCAATTTTCCATCGGTGAGAGAAAAAGTTACTGATGTCCCTGCCATGGTCCGGTACACGACCAAATCGTGTCCAAAGTTGCTGTTTTCAGTGTAGTTAGCACCATTGCAGATCGCATAATCATCAACGGTCGTATCCCCAACATTCGGTGTCAAACCAAAATACAGGAGGTCGCCTGTGGCATTAGTCCTTACGGTCACCGGATTGCCGAGGGATATTGGCGCAAAAGTGCCTTTCGCCGCCTCAAGCAACGTCCTCGGGACATCCTTGAACCCCGCGTCCGATGAATTGTATCCGAACGTGAATTCCATATAGAGGTTGAAAGATGTTCCCACCAGGTTGCTTGAAGAACCTATTACTATATTCGTAGAGTTATACGTGACATCAGTGACGATCGCACCAAGATCTGTCGAATAAACACCTTCTACGGATGTGACTGATCCATACGCTTTTGAGAAAAAGCTTGAAATGGCTATCGTCCCTGCCGCCCAAGATCCACCGCCGTTCATTGGCACGGAAAACACGTTGTGGTCATGATACACTTCCGCGTTACAGAACGCGCGGCGGAAAATGTCACCCGTACCCATGTTGGGAATGTTGTCGGAACCCGTACTGTTGATCCGTTCGGCCTTCGTCAAAACAGATCCACCGCTTCCTGCGGAACTTTGCTCACCGTCCTCGTCATATCCCCTTTTGAGGGCCGTGGTCAAATTACCGGAGATCAGTTTCGCGAACGTGCGCGCCATAACGCCGCTTAAATCTCCGGAGTCTGTGAGAACCTGGTGCCTGAAGTCAACGATGTCTTGCGCATAAACAGCATCGGCAAGCAACGCATCCGGCCTATCTTTTACGTAGCCCTCGAGGCTTTTGGCAACGGTCGTGTAACAGGAGTCTATAGAAGTTGGGGTGAACACGGATACGGACGGTGTCCTTCTGTAGACCAAAAACATGGGTACGGCGTAGACATATCCATCGACCGTATTCAGTTCAGTTTGGCTGGTTTCAGATCCGTCACCTGCGGTGTAGAGAGTCACATCGTCTGCGCCGCTCGGTGCAAAGTTACGGAACGTATCCTCTCCTATAACCCTGCCGCCTATGGGGTGAATATCCATTGCGGAAAACACATCGCTGTCTCCAGACAACGCGGTAGTAACCGGCACTGACCTGATGCGGTATTGTATCTGCACCCGCATAGATGTTTCTGTACCCACGGTTGGCCAAAGTATTTCGTTGTCGGTGTAAGGAGTGTGTGACGTATTTCCATAAGGATAAAGAGATTCGTTGTAGGCGACCAGCTTCCTCCACACTTCGAGGAACACGAAGTCATACATCTGACCCGCCGCTGTGTCGAGTTCTATGACGTTGTTGTCATCCGGCGAATTCCACCCCTGCACGAGAACGCGCCACCCATTCACCACGGCAACATTACCGCCTTTGGAAACGAGCTTGAACGTGTTTGCATCATAAGACTCTGACGTCAAAGCATCTCCGGATTGTGCATCCGACTCCGACACGGTATCGCTCACGCATCCTACGCGCATCCATCCAGAGGGCAGTGAGAGTTTTGATGCATCGAGTGCTTTGTTGTTGCCTATTTGATTAATCAAATTCCATTCGGAACTGAGCGGGGGACGGCACGTGAGGAACACCACGTTGTCGAGGCTTCTCTCATCGACCGTCACAACCCTTGATTGCTTTGCTCCGAAATTGTCTGCCATTTGTATTCCTTATTTTTCACCATCGATTATGCGCATGCGTGCCAAAGACAATGGATCCATGACCTTCGATTCTATTTTCGGTATCTGTGTTAAGAAGTCCACCACCGTGTCGTATCCTTGTGACACACCGTCCATCATGTCCTGGTCAAAGAACCATGTAGCCGGGTATGTCGTGTTCCTTTGAAAAGCATCGTCTATGTACACAAGTGGAACGATTGACACGGCAATTTCCTCCGCCGCCCGTTTCACATTCAGATACCCATCGTTTATACCAGGTATGAGTACATTCGCCACCATGCCGTCATCACCAGAATTTTCGGATGACAACTTCCTCTGAAGTCTTGGCGCGGACTTTGTCATGACTTCGGAGGACACAGCCACTTTTGACCATGGGTAATCGAGGTTCTCCAACCGCACCCTGACTCCATCGAGGATTCTCTGCATCTTGTCTGCGCCCCACATACTCTGCACCAACCTCTTCCTGGTGATCATAAGACCCGCATCACGCGCTGAATCTATTGCATCTGCGACCGCAGCAATCTTGCTTGCAAGCACACCTATGTTGTTTGCTAAAGCGTCCATGTTTACAGCGGTGTCAACTTTGAAATCGGCAGGCTCCACAGACTTCGGTGGGTTCCCGTCCTTTAAGTCCACTTTGTCGTTGCCGATCGATTTTCCCAATCTGCCGGCGACGTCCTTCATAAGGCCGCCGGTACCCCCATCGATCATCATGATGACCTTACCTTTACCGCTCTTGAACAGCTTCGACAAAATGTCTGACATCACGGCGGCAAATGAATCATCTCCGTCCCCCCTGTCTGACATGGTCTCGTAACCGTTCAAGAACAACTTTCTGTCTGCGTCATCCTTGACCACATTGAGACAGTCGCAACCCACCTTGATATGGGCTGACACACTCAAACTTGACGCGGCCATCCTACGTATGAGGTGCTTCATCTTAAGCGGTAATCCTGAAAATGATCGTCAGAGTCATCGTGGACGTTTTGTTTATTACAGGTATCGTGCGCCAATTTATCATAGTACCTGTGTTACTCGCTACGGTGGCGTCACCCCCAAACAACGATAGTTCCACCATCGGGCCTACGGCCTCGGCCTCTCCGAACGTAACCACATAGTCGACAATGTTTGTGTTCGTTGTCGTAGGCTCCCCAGTTTCCGGGTGCACAAATGTTGACATGTCTATCTGCTTGCGGTAATATTCGTTTTCAAGAAGGATCTGCGAGGTTGTTGGGGCGGGTGGGTCAAACATGTCCCAACTCGAATTCCCGCTTCCGACAGCGAGGTAGGTTATCCCGCCTGCTGGTTCGCTGCTGTCTTTTAAAAGCCTTGCTATGAGGACGGAAGCGAGGTTGACAATGATGTTGCTCTGCCTGTACTCATGGACGAGCTTACCGCCCTCGTACGCTTTCAGGATAAGTTCGCCATGAAGGTGGTGTGTTTCCTCCTTCAAAATCGTGAAGGCTGCGTATCGCAACGACCCTGCGACAGCCTTCTTCAACTTTTCAATAAATGACGGCATTTTGGTTCCTTGTCAATACGGTGTGGATGTAGACCTTCTATAAGTAAAAATGATTAGTTGAGTATTACACTCGCTGACTTGCGAAGGTACTGTGTAACCGATGCTCGTTTCACCGAGTAGAATTCATGTTTTTTGCCGGGGACTAACTCGTGGTCGCTGACAAAATCATTCTCCCGAAGTATCTTAACCACGGATTGCTTAGGTAGCTTCAAATGTTTGGCATACGATTGATTTTGGTCAGTTTTTATCTGAACCAATGTGACACCCTTATCCTGAGGCATCGATTGGTCACCACCTACTTCATAGGGTTCCAAGGCTTTGAGTATAGGAGGAGGTTGATCTTTTTTAAAGAATGACCCTGGAGCGTATCTCGTTTTAGACCATACTCTTATGTCGGGAGTCTCAGAAATTTTATGAGGTCTTTTCTGGTCCGATTCAAACTTTTCAATATCCTTCAAGTCATCTTCAGAAAAATAACCAACCACTTCTATGTCTATACTTCCGGGGACTATGTCAGAGTGATTCACCCAAATTTGATCCCCATACCCTCCGATCGTTTCTGACAAATCCTTACGAGGCTTTTCACCTTTGGATAGGAGAGAAATGTGTATAATAGCCACTCTAGAGTAAGGTTTACCTGCACCCTTCTGTTCACCCCAACCTTTAACAAACTCATCATATGAAGGGGTGGGGCCTTCTTCAGGGTGCCTTTCGTGGAGCTCTTTAATCCGAAGGTAGTCTTTGGTTAAACCGCGCTTGTGTCGGTCGATGTTGAAGGTGTTATAAGCGTACAGCTTCGCCCCAATCAAAGAAGTTGTCATGTAGAAACGAGCATCTGACTTCTCGCCTTGTTTAGCAAAAGGACCCTGTACATCCTTTGGATCTAATCCTTTCGTGCGCGAAGGGACGTTCTTTGCCGGAATGACCTTGTAACCTTCTATGTACCTCTCACCCTGTGGTCCGACAAGGGGCTTGTCTGGGGCGTACTTGTTGACGAACCCTCTGGGAGTTTCGAAAAATTTTTCATCAGGCATACAAGTATTTCCGTTTTCAGATTTGTATAACCACGACCCCAGTCAATCCGGCAAGGGTACCTGTTTCTCCAGCCTCTACTATACTGGCTATGATGACACCTTGATCCCAATTCCTCCACTGCACCCGGTACTCCGCCTCGCTATACGAGAAGAAATCGCCCGTATACCCACCAGGAACATGGTAAACATCATATTCTTCTACAGTTCTTGGGTTTGCATACTCAACAGGTCCTGTTATGCCAAGGTTCAAGGCACCGCTCGGACCCGTGAACCCTGAATTCCCACCTTCAGTCCCCGTGTAGAACGGACCAGTGACCCCGTATGCACCCGTTTCATAGTAGCTAGAAAGTCCAGAACCGAAAGGACCCGTGAAGCCATATGAGTCGCCGTCCGCATCTATGATGTCAGAGGTAAGCACATCGCCGGTGACACCCAGAGTCCTGTTCGTGCGGTACGTCACACCGTCCACAACCACGTCCCCTATCGGGTAGTAATAAGCCGATGGGTGACGTATGTTCGGGTTGTCCGGGTTGCGTGGATACGGGTCGGGATCCGGGTCGCTGAAATAGACCCCGGTCAAGCCCCCTGTACCCGTTATACCATAGTCAAATCCTGTTGTCCCCAATAAACCCGTTGAGCCAAAGTTCAAGAACCTGACCACCTCGTTCAAAAAGACGTCAACATTGTAGACGAAACTCCTCGTGAGTTCATAATTGTAATCGCCTTTCGGGCCATCAAACGGGGTATTCAACCGTATCGTTTCAGCATCAATGATCTCTATTACGATGTATTCGATGTCCTTTATATCCGTTTCCCACTCTTGAGACGTCTGGTTGAACACATATGGAACGTCCTTAACCAACAAAGCATCACCCTTGCGCATGCCAAAAAGGTTGGAAACCCTGCTCTTCACAATGTCGGAGTCATAAAGGAACACGAGAGTGCCCGTGCTATACTCCGAAGGAACTTGGTTGATGTAATCAAGGTAGTCATTGATGCGCTGTTCCCTGTTCGGGTAGTAACGCTCCACCATAGTGGACTTTAACGGCAAACCGTTGGAACTGTCCGACAATGTCGACAACGGGGCATCATACCCGCCATTGTCAGTTCTGACCATCTTGAGATCCGAGTAAATCGTGGCACGGCCGTTTTCCGCCAAATCGCACACGCCATTAAGGTCGATGATTCCTGCATCGTCCGGGTTTATGATTGTGAAGCCGGCCTGCACATCGTGTCCACCCTCGTAGTCCGGGTCGTAACTCGGATGTTCATCTGCGGTGCTGAACAACCTGTAATGTCCATCATCGGTCTGGCTCTCAATGAACAAAGGCACACCCGGGTTTAGCTTGGTATACGGCTCAAGACCATTGTGGAGGTACGGGTCGTTAAGAACGATGTTTTTACCTGTATCGGTCAGATATTCCGGGCTGAAGGCGACTCTGGCTTGGTTGAGGTTACTCAAGTTTCCTTTGAAAGACCCGCGCTCAGACGGCACCGTGTACCCGTTCAATAGCAATGTTTCAGAGTTAAGGACGGCGGAGGCGGTAAGGTCGAATGCCCTGTAGCGGTACCCGTACTCGATCAACTCATCGAACTGCCGGACAGGAATCTCCGGACCCGTAAACGCCCCATCTTCAAGCATGCCATACCCGTAGCGCGGCCCGTAGTATGTGTCCGAGGTATACTGCGAAGATCCGTAGTAGTCAGACCCCGTGAGTCCATTACAAACGGCGTCCGGCACCATGAGATACTCGCGGCGCTCCGAGGTGTAATGGTAATCAAACTTCAACACAACCCCGGTGGGGGCTATGAAATTCACACGAATATGTCCAAGGAGAGGTCGTACATCAGTAACGGCGCCCTCCACCTCAATGAACCTGATAATCTGGTACGGGTAGGACGTGCTCAACGGAGGCAAGGTACCTGGTATCACAAGTGTGCCTGCCAAAGCATCCACTGACTGAACGGTATACATCATCATACGGTCAAGGTAGTTGTCCGATTCGAGGACGATGATATCACCCACCGCAACCCCTGACCAATCAACCCCCATGGAGTCTAATACAGTGTCCCCATCGATGTAACTTGACACCACCGTGGTGCCATAAACGATGGGAGCCCCTATGGACACCGTGATATCTTCAGGGGTGGCAAGTTCACCGCGCTCGTTCAGTATCGGGAACTTGTTGACTTGGTAATCCCTGTCGTCACCGTACAAATCAGGGTCGGTGACCTCGAAGGGCCAATAAAGCCTTTTGACAATCCCCGTGGTGGATATGACCGTCATCATGCTCACCAAATCACCAGGCAGTGGGTGCGAAGGAGAGACAATGGACACGAGATGACTCTGGACGGCCGGGTATCTCGCGCTATACCAATAATCTATGCGGAGGGTGACGTCAAAAGGCGGTATGAAGTTAAGACCGATGATGCCCGCCCATGGGTCGATGTAGGCGATGGCATCATCCACCTTCAGCCCATTTACGTACACTACGACATCGGCGGCTGTAGCCGGCAGTCCCCCGGGGCCGAGCATAGGCAGGGAAGGCATGCGGTAGACATCGGGGTCGGATGATATCCTGAACCACGCTGGTATGTCATGGGCGCCGGGGACATCAGGGATGTCCGGGAAGTCCATCATTACCACGAAGAACCCTGACACCAACTGCAAATCTGGCCACGTCCAATACTTACGTAGATCCTCATAGAAGGGTACGACTTGGCATGTAGCGGCTCTTTCGCATGTCTGTGTTTCATCACCGATGGCGGCCACCTTGGCTGCCGCACCGTCCTCTACAAGGTCACCCGTGTGGGTGACCGATATGGCATATTGCACGGCTGGGTCGTTGATGCCCGTGTACCCATAGACATCCGTGAAAATTGTCTTGGACTCATTTTTTGTCAGCGTGCGGTCGGGGTCATTGACCGAGAATTGCGTTTGGTAAGTGCCGTCAATGGACAAACTGTAACGGTCTATTTTCCTCTCGCGGTATTTTGTGTCTCCCTCTCGCGCGTAGAACCTTGGGTCGTATTCCACTACTGTGGCGACACCGTCCACCACTACCAAATTTGGCCCGGCAGTCATCCCCGGCGGGTACTCGAGGTTTTTGACCACATTCTCTTGGAAGAACGGCCTGGCGATGACTTCACTATCAAACTGCTTGGAAGGGTTTGCTAATACCTGTGTTGGTGTCTGATAGAACTTGAACTGCGTGTGGTCGTACATCGTGCCGCGGAAGGCAATGTCCATACCTGGCAACAGGTCGGAAATGTCTATACGATATTCTCCAGCACCGTCCCTCGTGTAGGCAAGGATCCCGTCCCCGTAGGATATAGCGGCCCCGCTGTCGAGGTAGACGACCTCGGTGGACTCATCGACCCACGAAATGGTTCCTGTGTAACCCCATTCGGTGTCTATCACGTCCGATGACGATGCAGAGTCCTTGACGGCGTAGTACCTGATATCGTCCCAAGGCGCCAATATATCCGGGGTTATGGCCTCATCGGTGCTGCCCGTCCTTCTGTAGAACAACGTGGACGCGGTGTAAACGAGCAGGCGGTCATCAACTGTGTAGACTATTTGTTTATCGAGATCGACAGACGCCACGACCCCGGTTTCCCAAGTTTCGTCCGGGTCGGTACCGGAGTACAGGTAGAGGCTCGACAAGAGCCACGTCACCATGTGTATACGGTCAGCCCCGTAGGAAACATCGGGGGATACGGCCATATCATAACTAGGTGTGCAATCCTGCTCACGTATACGAGCCTCATCCGTCCATATCAACCTGGTGTCGTATTGGACGTGGGCGGGCTTCAGTATGTCTATGAAAAATTTGAGGTCTTCGAGGATGAGTCCTATGGAGGATGTGGAGTCTACCCCGTCCATGAGTATTTCGAAAAACATCCTGTGGGTGTCCTTGAGTCCGTAGGACGACCCTTCTTTACGGGCCTCAAGGTAGAGTTCTTTAAGAGTTACAGGCAGACCTACGATGTCGGATACCGCCGCTTGGATGTTCGCCGGGCGTGATCCGCCGTAGTATGCGTTCCTCACCCGCAACAGGAACTCTCTGTACTTCACATCGGTGACGTTCTCGTTGATGGCCCGGTCTCCGAGGAACAAGGTATCCCCGAGTATCTGCCACAAGTACTCCGTGCGTGTGTCGGCATGGTACTTGTCATCGCTCACATCGGAACTGGATATCTGCAGGCGTGCAAACTCTTTAGCCGCCATCCTGAAGAATTCAGCGAGGTTGGTATTTCTGTCGCGGGAGTAGTTGCTGGGCAGGCCGGAGATCAAACGATCCTGGATAGCCCGGGTGAGCCTGAGAAGCTGCTTCTCGTACTCTATTCCCGAACTGAACCGTTGTTCACCTATTCTCTGCTGTCCAAGGGTTGCGTCCATTATACGTGCCTATATGGATGTAATCGTAAACTACCCACGACTGAAGTCGTTGGCTTGCAATCGACGGAGACCTCATAGTGACCGTCATTGCAAAATGAATCAACGCGCTCTTGTTTCAAGAGTTCCATGAGACCCACGTAGAGGTGCGGGTATTAGTAGGAAATTACGCAGAGAGCGGTTTCATCTACCGCTATCATTTACCTTGCGAGGAAAAAACAACAGGATATCGTTGTTTGAAAAATGTATACGCGAACGGGCCTATTTCCGTTAAGCCTGACCTGAGGGCGCTTCCCATAGAAGCCCCCACATACGCCGGGCAGGCTTTTATGAGAATGGATGTCGGTTTCAACCGGAAATCCATGTCGGTGGCGTAATTCGGATTGCTGAATTGGTCGGACCAATTACTCACCACTACAGGGTGTGTCCCCATCCCGTCATCAGTGGCACAATAATCTATGGTAGAAGCGTTGTATATATCCTCTTGAACATTGTTAAACGATACACAATTATACACCTGCGGTTGGTAACCTGCGCTACCTATCCCACGATTAAAGTTGTATGCTAAACAATTAGCATAACTTGTCCATCTCTCTTGGGCAAAACCAAACCCATATCCTGTTCCAACAGCAATTGTGTTGTAAAAAGATACACCGCCCTCATACCCATTTGACATTACTGTAGAACCTGTCCCGGTTGTTGTTCTTTTTATCAAGCATCTGTTCATCGAGGCATAATTACTAGCACCAGATCCATCAACATATAATGATACACCGGAACCCGTATTTGACATTAGAAACTGCAACCCATTTATATAGATATCAGAACCACCTCCCGCTTTGAACAAAACGGCAGGATCCGTGCTTGTAGTACTTTGAAATATGTATCTGTCATTTTTCCAAACCCCTCCGTGATAACCCTTTGGGTCTTTACTGTTTGCATACAAAAATATATTTTTAGCACCCGTTACATAAGTATATGTGTTTTGTAGCCAAGACACTTGAGAAGAGTTGCTGTCTATGGCCGAACCACAAAACAGAACTTTAAGATCGTCACTGATGCTTCCGTTCCTCAATGCAAGTTCTGCCTCTGCCATGGTTGCCCAAGCCCGATTATCACCTGCGGTTTCGTTGGTGGTTCCATTACCACCAGCAGTAGAATCAGTGTTTACATACCTGTATACCATGGCTAATACCTCGAGTAGTTCAACGAAACCGTGATGTTCTTAACCCCGGTGGTTCCAGAACCTACATACGCCTGCATATAGTTGGGCGATGGAACGTTTGTTGCTGTCCACCCAGACATGGAAGACGCACTGTTTTTGATTGCATTATTCAAATAGGGTCCAGTGCCCCCAAGATTCATCGTATAAGGTTCAGGCCAATCTGAATAATTACAGGCCTTCACGTCACAGGAAAAAAATCCTGTTTCTTTAGAAACAACTTCCCAAGAGTTCAAATTAATGTTGTAGGGGACCTTCACGGTGACTTGCGTGTATCGTTTAAGATACGAGTCCCCGGCATTTAATGAAAAAGACAGGACTCCCGTGGCTGCACCGTAGTAACCGATAATACCAATAGCCCCTTCGCTCGCTTCACCAGCAATTCCCGTAGCCCCTTGTGTACCCGGGCCGCCTGTGGCGCCTGCGGTTCCTTGTACACCCTGCGATCCTGTCTCCCCGGCCACACCGATGCTTCCTTGAGTACCCGTCAAACCGGGCGCACCCGTCATCCCCTGCTCCCCGATGCTCCCATACAAAGGGGCGGCATACTGCAACCATTTATTCGAGGCCGAGACGTACTTGTAGCGCGTCCCGTATTTGGATGTGTAAACTTGGTCGTTTATGGCCCCGGTTGGGAACGCCATCTTTATGTCCTATTCTCGTAGTGTTTTAAAGCCACCGATGCCTGCTTCACCGTTGACTGCAGGACGTTGACTTGCAGATACTCCCCGTAGGCACCCGTGGTTCCTGCCCAATTGGACAAGTCCTCATCACTATTCTTTATTCCATTGATCACGTGTGGGCCCGTGTCACCCGTATTCATTGTTACCGCCGAGGCCCAATTGGCGTACGACCCCACGGACAATTCGGTCACAAATGTACCTGTTTCCGTGAGCACCGCCTCCCACCCATTGATAACACTTTTGTATGGCAGTTTTGCTGTGGTACGGTACCCGACTTGAATCGCCGTGTCGCCACCATCAAATGAAAGCATCATCACGCCGGTTGTTCCAGGAAGGATCCCGACCACTCCCCGTAACCCTGTGGCTCCCCCTTGGACTCCGGTCGCTCCTTGGACTCCGGTTGCACCATCAAGTCCTACTCCTGTTACGCCTTGGGCGCCTTGTACGCCTGTTTCGCCTTGGACACCTTGTGTACCTGTTATTCCTTGAAGGGGTATGCCTGTGGATCCTTGCAAACCTGTTGTACCTAAGTTATCCGACAACCCCCTGGAATACTTAACGAAATGCCTGCTGGGCATGCATTTCGTGCTCCAAAACTGACCGCCTGTGGATCCATGCAAAGTGTTCACCACACACGGGACATAGTTCCATTTATATTCAAACGGGCCTACTGTTGCCGTAATTCCCGAACGCTCAAACGCAATAATATCATCAACAGGGACAACTGAATCCGAAGCAGGACCTATACCCGCATTGAGAAGGACAGAAGTTGATTTTAATCTGAAGTCACAATCTGCCAAATAATTTGCATTATAGAATTGGTCTGCCCAATTAGATACAACTATGGGATTTGTTCCAACACCATCATCAGAAGCACAATGGTCTATCGTACCTACGCTAATATCAACATTATTATTAAAAGCTATGCAGTTTTTTGCTGTGGTGTATCCTGCTGCAATACCATAATTAAATCCGGATAAAACACAATTATATACTTTTCCAGAGCCATATGAACTTAAATCAAAATGAATTCCTCTTGTATTAGCCAGACCTGAACTGTTACTTAATGCACAATTATGCACAATTATTTTAGCTTGGGAACCAGAGAACACTATCAATTGAGCATTGAGCGCTCCAGAACCTTTAAAGACGCAATTTTTTATTGTTGTTCCTTCTGGAGAATAGGAGCCACATTGAAAACAAGAAGAATTATACGCTTGATGAAACTGAATTCCGTCAACAATAAAAACACGAGCAGTTGTACCTATTGAAAGTGCATAATTAGCAGAAGTACTAACAATTCGGTATGTGTTACCATTCCATATTCCGCCATGAAATCCACTTGAAACGTTTCTATTACTTTTTATAGTTACCGTATGCCCCGCTGTTACCATCCCGGTTACTACAACTGTTGGGGCATTTATATCTGCTACTGAACCACAACACACTATTTCCAAGTTGTCATCAGCATTCAATGAAACCAAGGCAGTTGCGGCCCCTTGTAGAGAAGCAAAAGCCCTATTAGCCCCCACTATATCATTAGTGGTGCCGTTTCCACCCGCAGTCGATGCTGTATTAACGTATCTGGTTACCATACTTTACACCTGGTGATATCCTAAAACCACAGTGATACTCTCCGGAGAATCAGAGTCCTCAACATGAAGGGTCATCCAATCACCATAGGCCCCCGTAGTGCCTGCCCACCCAGACAAGTCGTACGATGCGTTCTTGAAATCATCCCCAATGTGTGGCCCTGTTACACTGCCGTTCATGGAGTAACTCGGTGGCCACGCACTATACGGGCCGGTCCTCAATTCAGACCTGAATTTGGTGACATCTGAAGAAACCACTTCCCACGAGTCAATCTGCAAGCTGTAAGGTAACATGACCTGCCCGGCGATACCTGTGGAAGGGTTGTTCATGACAAAATTGAAGCACCCTGTCACTCCTGAGTCAGGGCCTGTATCTCCTTGCGGGCCCGTCAATCCTGACATTCCTGTAATTCCTTGACTACCGGTTTCCCCCTGCGTGCCTATTCCTGTAGCCCCGGCGATGCCCACTATACCCGCCACCCCCGTCGATCCTGCCACCCCTGTGGCACCCTGCAGGCCTGGTGTACCCGCCCCTGTGATGCCTTTCAGTCCTGTTTCGCCCATGGAGTAGTAGAGGCTTTTCCCCCACCTTGTACGTGAGGCATCGTACACGTAGAGGCTTTTAGTCAGAATGGCTCGGTGTTCTTCCCCATCGTAAGGGTCGTTGGGGAACGCCCCCGGGATATATCCATTCCAATATTCGAACGGGCCTACTGTAGTGGTGTTCCCGGATCTCTCGTGCGCTATTATATCAGTAGTTGGTATATTAGCATCTAAAGCAGGGCCTACTCCTGCATTGATAAGAACAGATGTAGTTTTTAATCTAAAGTCAACATCTGCTATGTAATTAGCATTATAAAATTGGTCTGCCCAACTTGATACAGATATTGGATGTGAACCAGAGCCATGATCTGTAGCACAATAATCGATTGTGCCGGCAGTCATTTCTAGGCTACTGCCAAAAGCAATACAGTTTTTAACAATTACTCCGCCAGAAATAGGTCTATTAAACCCTCGTAACAATGTGTTATATACATTGAATGTCCCCATACTATTCAAAATACCAACATTAGATCCTGAACTAATTACACAATTTTTGAATATCACAGGAACCGAACCAGTAATCTCAGCCCCCCTATACGTTGTTACACCGATGCAATTAGAAATGGTGCAAGATGCTAAGTCATACATCATTAAGCACCAGTTATATGTACTGGTACCTACTAACTGAATGCCATCAACATTTATCTTTTTTCCCGCACCGAGCAGTGACAAACATTTTTCACTGCCGACGTTGGTTACTATTCGATAATGACTATCGCTTAAATATCCACGATGTTTTCCTGCTACATGGTCAGGATTTCCTTTAATTGTTACGGTATAGAGTGCTAAATTTGTAACTAAAGTACCGATAGAAACAGCGGTAGTATCTGCGGCTGTCCCACAACACATAATGGTCAAATCATCAGAAACTTTAGCGGCGTTTAAAGCGGCATTTGCTGCAAATAAACTAGCGTAAGCCCTATTAGCCCCTGCCGTGTCGTTGGTGGTGCCATTGCCCCCCGCTGTACTCGCCGTGTTGACGTACCTAGTGATCATGTGTCGTTATCCTATCACCCTACCAACGGCATTTAATTTCAAGTAGATGCTAATCAAATTAGCTTTACTCGACAGGTAGTATGCGTCAACCGCCCACGTTGCATGATTAGCCAAATTAAAAAATATGGTCGTGTTTGCCATATTAGATTTTGTTATACCTCAAAGCCAATGATGCCTGTGTGATGGCGCTTGCCGATGTTACCGTGATTTGTATGGTGTCCCCGCCCATACCTGTGGGGTTGGCCCAACCGGATATACCCGTTTCTTGGTTCTTCCAATCGGCATCGATGTACGGTCCTGTTGCTCCTATATGCATTATGCCGGAAAGTCCTGGAGGGTATTCACTGAAGCTTGATTTGTTGAGTTCAATGAGTAGGGATCCGGTTTCGAGTGACCTCAAAGCCCACCCATACAAATTGAAATTGAAGGGCATCTCAATGTTGCCCTTGACGCCTGTGGTTAGTACCTCTCCTCCACCATCGATTATGACATTGGCAACACCTGTGTAGCCACTTGCCAAACCCCTGCTACCCGTTTCACCTTGACTTCCGGTATACCCTTGGGCTCCTGTTTCGCCTTGGGACCCTGTATACCCTTGGGCCCCTGTTTCGCCTTGGGACCCTGTATACCCTTGGGCCCCTGTTTCTCCTTGTGACCCTGTGTTGCCTTGACTTCCGGTATATCCTTGTGCGCCTGTATATCCTTGTGCGCCTGTTTCTCCTTGTGACCCTGTGTTGCCTTGACTTCCGGTATATCCTTGGGCCCCTGTTTCTCCCTGCGACCCCGTATATCCTTGAACACCTGTTTCGCCCTGTGACCCTGTATATCCTTGGGCACCTGTATATCCTTGTGCGCCTGTATATCCTTGGGCTCCTGTTTCGCCCTGTGAACCTGTATACCCTTGAACACCTGTTTCGCCTTGGGACCCTGTATACCCTTGAGCACCAGTTTCACCTTGACTTCCGGTATACCCTTGGGCTCCTGTTTCGCCTTGGGACCCTGTATAACCTTGGGCCCCTGTTTCGCCTTGGGACCCTGTATATCCTTGTGCGCCTGTTTCTCCTTGTGACCCTGTGTTGCCTTGGGACCCTGTATACCCTTGGGCCCCTGTTTCGCCTTGGGACCCTGTATACCCTTGGGCTCCTGTTTCTCCCTGCGAGCCTGTTTCTCCCTGCGAGCCTGTTTCGCCCTGTGACCCTGTATATCCTTGGGCACCTGTATATCCTTGTGCGCCTGTATATCCTTGTGCGCCTGTTTCACCTTTAACACCCGTGGCACCTTGTGACCCCGTATATCCTTGGGCACCTGTATATCCCTGTGGACCAGTCAACCCCATGGAACCGGATGATATGTCTATCCACACCTCATTGATGGCATCGTAGAAGTAGAGGATTTCGTCCTCGTTGTCCCAAAACAATTGGAGGTTATCAGGTGACACAGGGAAATCAGACCCGCGCGTGAAATTCGCGTTCCCAGTTACTCCTTGAACACCCGTATCACCTTGCGACCCCGTATATCCTTGGGCCCCCGTTTCGCCTTGAGATCCCGTTTCACCTTGTGACCCCGTATATCCTTGAACACCCGTAGGCCCAATGCCAACGCTTGTCGGGACATCAAACTCCGTAGAGCATATACCGAAATTTGGCATGTCCGGGCTTCCTACCACCTTCTCGAAACGCAAGAAAGCGTAGTCCTTGCCGGCTATTTGCGCGGCGGAAACTGGAAAATTCAATATGTGAAACTCGTTGATGCCACTACCGGGGCCGAGAGTCCACGTCTGTGTGTCCGTGGAAAGTGCACCGAGCGTGGTCATGTTTTCACCATTGTTAAATCCTAAATACGACAACTTCATGGAAGCTTGAGCGCCCGCGCCGGTATCCCCAGAAAGCATACCAACATTAACGGTCACATCAGAAACACTGTCCCACTCGTGTGGTACGGAAACTACAGCCTCGATCTTCTCGGTAGGATATGTCTGATTGAACTCAAGAACACGTGTCAAACCACCATACTGCACCGTTGAAACGTTGCTACGGCGCCAATCCTCAATGGGCAGTATCTTCACGAAGTAATCAAATTGGGCAATTCCCGGTCCTGTCGCTCCACGAACGCCCGTTTCTCCCTGCAGACCATCGACACCGGTCACTCCTGCGGGTCCTCCGTAAGCTCCCGTAGCTCCAGGCACACCAAAGATACCCGTCTCGCCTTGCAACCCCGTTGGCCCAAGCGATCCATCGAGAACTATCGATGATAAGCAAGCGTCTGTTATATAGTCGCCTATGTTGGCGGTGCTCGACTTCCAACAAACCGCCACGGGGTGGGTGCCCGCCGAAACGGAGGGGGTAATAAAATGATATGTCCTGTCAAAATATTCAGTGTTGCCCGACGGTACAGACACGGTCCATTCGGGAGAAGTCCACCCATCCGAGTTTATGATGACATCAACATCGTGTTGCTGATCGACTACGTTGGTGAACTCGATAGTCAGAAGATTCAAAATGCGTGAAGAATCTCCCAAAATAATGTCGTACTCAAGTCCCGTGATCGGGTGGTATGCTGTGGCGTTGGTGCCCGTGTAACTCCAAACACCCGTGACGCAAGCGGTTGCCACGGTCATGTCACCCAACGCGAGGGGACCCGTAGGTCCCATAAGTCCTGTTTGTCCCGGAATTCCTTCTGCACCCGTATCACCTTGCAACCCAGGCAAACCTGTGTCACCTATGATACCCGTGTCACCCTGCGATCCAGGCAAACCTGTTTCGCCTTGTATCCCAGCCCCTGTAAGACCCAGAGCACCAGTATCCCCCTGCCCTCCAGGCAACCCGGTTTCACCTTGTATACCAGCCCCTGTGAGTCCTTCTGCACCAGTGAGTCCCTGCAGACCTGTGACACCATCCTCGCCCGTTGCACCGTAAGTTTCACCACGGTTGGCGACCTCGTAGTAGATATCGTTCTCGTCCCGGAACACTATTCGCCTGTCGGAGCCGTCCCGTTGTATAGCAACTTGGCTCTTCTTAAGACGGTCGGGTCCAGCACCTGACAGCACTGATTTGTCGTCTACGATTCGCTTGATGTGCTTATCTTCTTGAAGAGCCATGATAATTTCCTCTTAAACCGTGTCTTGAATAGTGTCTTCACCGTCATCGACGGTGTCTATCCACGCATCGATGCTGTCATCAACAACGTCCTGTATGTATGTCGAGAAACTGCTCTGGAACGCCGGCACCGATGCTCCAGACAAACCGTTAGAACCTGTTGCACCTTGTAGCCACAACCCCAACATGCCCGTGCATCCCTGCGCCCCCGTTACGCCCCCGTAACCCACAAGCCCTGGCCACCCGGTCATCCCTTGGTAGCCCGTGTCACCCCTGATACCTGTTGCTCCACGAGCGCCACGTGGCGTGAAATTCCCGTATCCCTTGTAGATCTTGATGTCCTGCTCCGTTATCGAAAGCATCGCACTCAAATTCTCGGAGCCATCGTGCTGAAGCCTCACAAGCATGAGAGGTAGTAAACCTGAAAGATCCGGGAACGTTTTGATGTCCCCGAAATTCTTCCTGTTCATGGCGATGCTGGGGACAATGCGCGGCGCGCCGTACCCGTCCACGCAGACGAGCACATACATGGTATCGCCGCGGAAATTGAATATCCTCCGCGAAACCGATGCCATGTAGTCGGCCACAAGTTGCTGCACGTCGAGACGCAGGTCAGCATATTGCACCCAACGTTCACCGACGACAACGGAACCACCCTTAACCAACGCGGTGTTCTCCGCACGGAGGTTTCCGTCGCGCATCTTGAGGCCAAAGTCCTTTTTATTCTTGAACTTCATGGCCATGCGCTTCCCACCTATCGAAAGATAAGGAAAATGAGAAGAGTATCACCCAAAAATATCAGGAGTAGAAAAAGCTAACAAGGGGGACGTGAATCTGCCAATTAATGCCTGTCATACCTTGAATCCCGGTCTCACCACGGGGTGCTGGGGGTTGCAATCCCGTATCTCCCTGTCTGCCTACCCACCCACTCGAGCCAGGAAGCCCGAAAAGGCCCGTAAAACCGCCGGCGCCTGTGGCCCCAACCACATTACTGTCTACGCCAGTTATGCCCTTCAGGTTACGGTTTACGATATTGCCAGACCCGTTGAAAAACTCGATGTATTCGTCCTTGAGCGGGAGATATCCATTATTCAAATCGTTGGAGCCATCTTGAATAGCGATAACGCCTACGAGGGGTACTATTTTGTATGATACTGGTCTTGGTACTGACCCGACTGTCGTGAATGGCACCTGCCTGCCTTCAACCACTTTTATACCTTCATCGATGTCCAAACCAACCATCAAGTACACTGCAAAAGAACGGTTCTGGAAAAAACGTGTCCTTGGAGGCTTCACCATTGAGGATATATAGTCTGTGAGTTTGAACAAGACGGAGTCGTAGTTCACCCAACTGTTCTCGATGACAACCGAACCGGACTCTATGCGCACCGACTCGTCCGAGTAGTTCGGAGTTACACTCGCCATGACCTGTCCAGATCTTTTTTTGAGCATCGTTTCTTCCTAATCGAATATTATCGAGGGTCCCATCGGCCTCTTGAATCCGCTCGGGTCTGGAGAACTTTGATCCATCGGGATGTAATATTTTATGCCCACAAGGTACATATTATTCGAGGCATCCCCCGTGTCAGCCATGTGTGCCAGCATCTCGTCACCTTGAGGCGGGGCTATATCATACGTCATCAAAGACGGTGTACCTAAAGCAACCGCAAGCACGCGTGATTTTGTTTCGGTGTCGAATCTTCCAAGAGCATTCCACACGGTAAGCGTGACCGTGTATACTCCGGGCATCGTGTAGGTGTGCGCCGGATTCTGGTTGGTTGACGTGGAGCCATCTCCGAAAGCCCACAGCCACGAAACGATCGGACTTACGGACGTACTCAAATCGGTGAAATGCACACTCAACGGGGTGTACCCAGACGTCTTGTTCATGTAGAAATCGGCCACAGGTTGGTCGAGTTCCACGATGATGTAATCAATCTTCGTTTCTGTGTCGCTTCCACCGGGATTAATTGCATCCAAAGAAACCGTGTAACTTCCGGCGCCCGTGTATGTGTGATACGGGTTCTGGTCAGTCCCAGTTACTCCGTCCCCGAAATTCCACAGCCAAGATACGGGCATCCCTGTGGACAAGTCCGTAAAAGTGACGCCCAAAGGCTCTAAACCCGTCAACGGAAGACCAAAGAAATCGGCGGTCGGCGGGCCATAAACCGTTATGTAGTCTGCTTTTGTTTCGGAGTCACTTCCACCTGTGTTTCCGGCCGTCAACGAAACGGTATAACTCCCCGCGCCCGTGTATGTGTGATATGGGTCTTGGTCGGATCCTGTAGACCCATCCCCGAATTCCCACAGGCGGGTATCTACTAACCCGGTTGACGCGTCCATGAATGTCACGCCGAGTGGCTGGAAACCTGTTTCAGGGCTTCCATAGAAGTCCACAATCGGAGGTAACGGCAAAACAAGGATATAGTCTGGCTTTGTTTCTGTATCGCTGCCTGTGCCATTAGTCGCTGTCAAATCGACAGTGTAGCTACCCATTCCCGTATATGTGTGGTACGGGTTTTGGTCGGCGCCTGTCGATCCATCTCCGAAATTCCACAGCCAACTTGTCGGGGTGTTCGTTGACAAGTCGGTGAACGTAACCCCCAACGGCTCCACGCCGGTGAGGGGATTGCCCGAAAAATCGGACACGGGAGCGACAGCACCGGATATTTCTAAAAATCTGTTGGGGTCGTACGGAGTAGCTGTTCTTGGCCAAGTACCCCCAAGATCCAGTGATACATAAATAGAAGCAGCGTAGACGTCGCCACCGCCCCCACCGCATAAAGACGTCGTCCTGCCAGAATATAAAGTAGATCCACTCCCTCCATAGAGGGAAACAGCTTTTTGATTACCAAGGGATACCCAACTTCCCCCCAAATCAGGGGATCTATACAAAGGCCTAGTTGAAGCAACTGATGTACTTTGCAACGTAGTGAATGCATAATTTGTACCGGGTAACCAACCAATGGATTCTCCCCAATACCCCAATCCAGCATTATACGCCAAACCCCAAGTAGCTCCGGAATCCGAGGATTTATAAACTTGATTGATGGGTGAGGCAGTTCCTCCGCACGCCAATACAACACCGCCGCCTGCGTAGACAGCATCATAGGTGTAGAACGTACCAATAGTACCAATCGGTGTCCAATTTGCCCCGTAGTCTACAGTTTTTGTTACATAGCCTGCTCCGGCGCCATTGGTTCCCATCAACAACGCTTGCCCTCCACCCATATCAACTACCTTGTTGATTGAAATGGGAGCAGATAGCAAAACGGACCATGAAGAACCGGTATTGTAGGAAATGAAGGCACCAGCACCATTCCCAACCACCAAAGTATTATTTCCCAAGTACCCTATATCTGTACAAGTTGTAGCACCTGCATTTATTAGCCCTAAATCTGACCAAGATGTACCGGTATTCGTGGATGTCAACAAATGTCCATTATAGGTTATTGCAAATGCTGTGGTAGATGTTGTATTACACACGCCCATAACAGGAGAGGCTGCCGTATACGCTAAAGCCCAAGATACCCCCGCATTAATCGATCGGGCTATGCCATTGACTGCCCCAGGGATATAAGGGGCTCCACTTTTCAAGGCAGCTAAAATTGTATTTGCCATGGTACTATTCCACTACGAAAGTGATGATACTGTTCGGCAACATCATCACGTCAATTTTGTTTCCCACCACGCTTCCAGATTCTTGATGATGGTATTCTTTCTCCACGGAACTATATGACGTGAATTTGCTTACATTGGAACCTGTAAACTCTACAGAACTTTCTTTGATCGTTTCTCCATCGTGTATCAAAACAACGACAATCTTATCAGACATAAACGCACTGCTCACAATATCGTCAGAACTCGCATCTATTCTGGTCATACCCGGCAACACATATTTGTAGAAATGCTTTGCTACTTGGTATTTCATCGATTTGATACCTAGGTAACATAGGGTGTTCTTTGGGTCCACCAAATCTGTGTTGAAAGTTCCATCTGCAGGAACGGTGCTTGCAAACCCATAAACATACGATGAAAAGTTGCCACAGGTCATGGAACTGTTTATTTTCAATGCCAAATCCATGGACGCAGTCGGAATTGTGCAATAGTACAAGGGATCTCTGATAGTGATTAGTCGGTCAAAATCACGGTAAACCTTCCAAGACGTCCCCTCACCACAAGCCTCAACCACCCATTTGTCTTTTCCGTACGGATTGACAGCGTTTCCAAATGTAGAACATATGTGGTCGTAAACGTCCTTGAGGGTCGCCATCGGGTTGACCCTGCGCAACTCCGCAAGGGATCCCCAAGAAATATTCATGTGCCCTTGAACCCCTAAAAAATCCAAGTAGCCTCTCATCGTCTGGTCGGAGTTGATACAATCCACAAATTCAGCCACCATTGGAGTGGCATGTGAATCGTCTTCCGTCGCAAGAAGTTTAACAGAACTTACTCTTTGTGACTTAAGAAGGCACAACACTTTGAACATCTCATAGTATTCTTCTTTGTTGTATTCACAAGAGTATGCGGTAGTTGGCCCGTTTTGAAGTCCAAGGCCATAAATGGGACACCCATGTTGCCCGAACGTGTCACACATATCGAGCAGGTATTTTCCAAAAGCCATACGGGACTCGGGATTCAATCGGCCGCTTGTTCCGCACATCGTACTTGGTGGACTGTTTATGCTGGCAAGAACTTTCAAATCAGGCTTTATAGATACTAAATCGTTAAAATCCCTCAATTGGATACCCAACATTTCCGGATCTGGCGTTTCCGTATCCTGCGTCAAGAACTCGGCACGAATGATGTTGCACCCTAGGTCATTTACCAAAGTTTCAAAAAACGAATGGCTGTATACTGACGATTGGGCTTCGGTGTGGGCGGGTACTAACACACCAAACCCGGCTATGGTCTGAAATTTTTTAGAAGCATCTACACGTACCATACATCCCTCTATTCAGTATATAGTCAAAACGGGCTTGTTTTTTTGATATGCCCCAAAGACCTTTTCCCACGTGACGGAGGCCTTTTCCTCGACCACCCAACCCGGCCCATAGTACTCTGCAGTTATTGATAGGTCATTAAACCTACCGCAAAGCGCACACAACTTTTTTCTTTGCTCAATAATCCGACTCATACATACATCCTTGAGAGCCTTTATCCCAAGGTCATACCCGAAAACCCTGTCTATGGCCGCTCCGGCACCGCAACCATAATACCCGTACCTGTTTAAACACAAACCTGTGGTTTCCGTCACCCAACAGCCATTTCTAAAATCACACCCCTTGAAGCGCTCATCGTCCACGGGAGCCATATTAACGGGGCTGTGAAGCACCACCTTGTTCCGCTTGTTATTGTTGCGAATGAAGGTGTTGGTCGCGTTGCTGGGAACAACTTTCTGTAAATATGAAGACTCTATTCTTTTCAAGACCCCAGGGGCGTCCCCGTAGCCATTGGACACCACCTGTACGTACGAACTCTTTGGAAGGTGAGTATTCCTGTACTCGATCAACAAGCCTACTATTTTCATGATGTTGGGGTGGAGGGTTGGCTCACCTCCGGTTATTCCTATTCGTACCCACTCTTTTTCACAAGACTTGCTTTCCTCTACAAACTTCTCCACCTGTTGAACGGTCATTGACTCGGTGCTTTCGGCCCGGCCACACGCCCTGTCGCAATTAAAGCATTTCAAATTGCAGTCGGCGGTCAAATCCAATTCAATACAATCCAAATTGGTGGTATGGTATCGGTCACCGGTGTAGCTTTCCTTTTGGTGATCCATGACTTTATTGAACCCCCTGTTCGTTATCAACAACACCTCTAAATCCCTCAAAGAGTGTTCACTTCGGCTCATGCTCGCAACTTTTTCCTGCAATGGTGACATACAAGGTTCAACGTAGTCCTCCAAAAAAACCTTCAACTCTGGAATCTTTCTCAATACATAATCATCCAACACGCAATCCTTCTCCAAATGTCTCAATAAATATAGGCACACTTTAAGAACATCAAATCTGTCTGTGCTGTGCATCTTATCATAAACGAGCGCTTTCACCTTTTCCTTATACTCGGCCTTGAACTCATACAAATAATTCCTGTTCCAATTTATTGTGTGTTCATCCCGAAGCTTGTGAAAAATGCTTGCGATGGTGGCCTTGGCAGCCCCATCCACGTATGTCAAAGTTCTTTCAAAGTAGTCACCATAAATTCCGACATACCACCTATACGATCCGAACGGTATATCCGTGTATACATTTTCAATGCCCGTCAAATCCATACAACCTTCTTGTCGAGCAAGGAAACATAATAGTTAGATTTGTAAGTACCTTCGATCATATTCCCAACCGCCTCTTGCATCCTATAGCAACTTATGACCGTTCCATCCTTCATAACTAGCAACTGCTTATAACCAGCCTTGCATCTGCAATCGCCGGCGTTCCTGATGTACTCGCACGACACTAACCGCCAATCATCAGACGTGTATTCAGCGATGCCTTCACCGCTCACGCCAAGAAAAGATCCCTTGAAATCCTGTATCTTGAAATCAATCCCAAGGCTTTCCCATTTACTTTTGTTCTCCAATATTGCATCTTGCTCCTCATGGAACAAGATTTCCTTGACGTACACGGGTAAACCCAACTCTTTCATCATCAATACATTACGTTCATAAGCCGATCGATAAGATGGAACTTTATCAATCATCTTCCGATGATAGGTGAAGCCTATCTTGAATAGCCTGTCCCTAAACGGCAAAATCTCTTTGTAAGCCTCCTCGGGCTGGATACCGTTTGTCTGAAGTTCTATTCGTTCCGTTGTGGTGCCTTTTATGAACCTTTTTATAGCCGCGATGTTTATTGGAAGGAATGTTTCTCCGCCATTCAATTCGACAACTATATCTTCGGCGTCACACAGGAACCTGTCCTTGAATCTAACGTAATCCTCAACGGTTACCTTCCTTACAGGAGGAAGATTTGTCATCATTGAGTCTGCGGAGAAACAATAATAGCACCGCAAGTCACAGTCGTAAAATATGGGAAAACTAACGTAGTACTTCATACTCTGCGATTTTTTTGTTCAGTTGTTCACGACACCCAGCCTTATCCACAATCAACGGTGAGGATTCCACCAGGGCCTTTATGCGCCCCAATGCCCTCACGGTTTCCCCGTAATGCAACTTCAATTTAAACGGATCCTCCGTGCGCAAAGCAACTATGTTGTCGTCACCTTCATAATAATAAGCGTGGTAATCGTTAATCAAACATGTGGGGCTTTTCAATAACAATCTGAATGAAAACTCCAAATCCTCTGCGCTATTGAACTCCTCATTGAACATCCCGCATCCAACGAGGGCACTCCTCCTTGCAACCAAAGTGTCCGTGTGAAAGCACCAAAAAGGTTTAGACACCGTGTACTCTGCTATCCGCGACCCGAGCATAATAGTGGTACCCTTAACCTCCAAATTCAAATCTTTCACCACAATATCAAGCCATTCCGAAGGGTACCCCTCCCACGAAGAACCCCGTTGGCGGTACCACAATGTGTAACATGCGTCTTGACGGTACTCTTCCAAACAGTAGAGAGTATCCTCAATATGATTAGGCAACCACTCATCATCAGAATCAATAAAAGCGATGTACTCTCCAGAGGAAACCTCTATACCCTGGTTGCGGGCGCCCGCAGGCCCCTGTCTATGTCCGTTGGCCACGTATTTTACTTCACCATAGTTCCTTACAAGTAAATGCGTATCATCCGTGCTTCGGTCATCGACAACAATAAGTTCGTAGTCATCCACCGTTTGAGACAAAACGGATTCGAGGGCGCGCTTCAACGTATGCGCGCGATTATGCGCAGGTATGATAACGCTTACTTTCATAAAAAGAACTCATGCTTTGTGAACATCTTTTCTTCCCGCCTGTGACTAGATGTCCATTTCTCGATTTTGTCCCTGTTTTCCCATATGGTTTCATGAAGCTTTCTTCCTCTTTGGTCGCGGTGACGCGTACGGAGTTCATCATTGTGTTCGATATGTTCGACCATACGCTCATCGAAAAAACATCTTTGCAGGCCGGATTCCTCAAGGCGGTTGTACAGGTCGTTGTCCTCCCAACCATAGGACGGATACAACTCCGAATATCCGTTGATACGCTGAAAGTCATCCATACGAACCAAGCCGGTTCCAAAAGGAGGTATGTTGTGGGGACCGTGGTAGAATTTACCAGGTACCATAGAAATAGACCCGGCTTGTGACCAATCCTTAATGGTCATATCCGAATCAATAAAAAGAGCATATTCGCTAGTAACAAACCTGGCCCCGGTGTTCCTCGCCAGGCCCCCATTAAAGATGTCTTCGTTCTCTACACGGATGACTGTGATGGGATTGATACCTTCCGACAGTTTTTCAAGTTTGCTGGCGACTTCAACTTTGCTATCCCAGTCTACTATGATTATCTTCTTAAAGCCTTTGTTTAACCATGTCAAAAGGCTCTTCTTAAGGAATCCCCATCGGTTTTTGCATGTTGTCACTACGGTAACCCGCGAAGGATCCCAATTCTTGACGACTGTGCTTGAATTCAGTTTTCCCAAATAATCTCGACCGAAATTGTAGGCCTCTTCACTTGAAAATTTACTACTTAAAAAATCGTTCACATTGGCGCCGATACTGTCCTTCCAATTTTTGGTGAATAAGCGTTGGTGGTTTACCCAAAAGAAATTCCCTGTGTAATTCCAACCACCACTCAAAGGCTGAGACTCAACGTGCTTGAAGGTCCCCGCACACGGGTGCCGGTCCATTACCGTGTCTACCAACGAAGGATTCGAAAGGTTGTTGTGGTACATATCCCTCACCCAATCAGAGAGTTCGGCAACATCATGTTGGGCGAGGACATCCAAAGAGGTGTCCTTGGCGTGTGCAAAGAAGGAAACCTCATCGGGGTCGGAGGATTGAACCATTTCGAGCATCTTGGAAAGGCACGCGCTTTCCTTGTTCTCCAAGTCGGCCGGAACCATTACCAACTCATAAGGCCGGATATCGTGGGTATCGTTAAACATCCATCCTAGGTGCGTCTGGTCAACCAAACCTTCCTCTTCAACAGCAAAAACAATTCTTCTACCGTTGAATACATCACGATACTTGCTCAACATATACAGATTCAGCGCCAACATGCTACATTGGCGTGGATAGACGTAGTAAAGAAGGTTACGTTTCATTGGTTATCTATGTCCTTTTCAAAGCTTGACCACAAGGCCACACCCGACATCTGTAGCCGTTTCTTTTCTTCCTGCCAGGAAATCCGTGCAAGCTTTCGTGACCCCGGGAAGTTCGGGATTGTTGTAGTCATGGATTACGACCCGTGATCCTGTCGCCATCCTCGAGTACACTATGTTTAGGCTATCCGTAATGGACGTATAAAAATCACCATCAAGGAAAGCAAAAGCGATTGCTTTAGGGAGGTCTTCCTCACGGATGTCCCGGAACCACCCCTCATGCACCTCGGGAAGAGCCAAACCTGAATCATTGAAATTTTTCTCAAGCATCGAACGGTTCGTTTGACAGCAACCCTTGTAGAAATTAGGACTGTCGCCGTCTTCAACGCCTTTATCAGGCAACCCTTGAAAAGCGTCATAAACATGAAAACGCCTGTTGGAACCACAGGCGTCCAAAAAACGTCTGATGAACAACGATGTTGTACCTTCAAAGCAACCAAATTCAACGATGTCCCCAGGCACGTTATCGATGAGTACGCGGCCTATATTTTCCAAAACGACACGTACGTGTTCTATCCTTACCATGTTGTTAGGTATGAGGGGGTAACTTAAAATAACACTGTTGGCAAAGCCCATAACACGGCTAAATTTGTCATTGTAGAATGAACCATTTTCTGTAGCCATTTTGTATTTCCATTTCTATGTGAAATCTGGGGTCACAACTTTTTCATCTTTGCATCAAGACGCACATTGTAGTTTCCATACTCCCCGTATATGTGTGATGGCCCCGTGAGTCCTGACCCCAAAGACGCGTCCCCGAAATCCCACTGCCAATCGTGGAACTCGTAACCGGTCGGGGCTGAACATGTATTGCTGAATGACACCGACTGGGGTATATCGTCTAATGACGTTTGAGACACTTCAAAAGACAGCTTCCCCACGCGTATCCACGCGCGCTCGATGACTGTTTCTATTTCTGCGTTGTATTTTACTCCAACAAGGGCTACAGTGTGATAACCCACTGTTGTGTACGTGTGTGAAACTTGACTGCCTACTGCTGATTGGCCGTCCCCAAAATTCCAAGTAAATGACAGCCAACTTCCAGACAGCACAGTTACTGTGAAATTCACGGTAAATGGAACAATGCCCACAAGCACGTCAGCATTTATTGTAAGTTCGTGACTTCTAGCATCGATGTATCCGGCTTTTGTTTCTGTGTCGCTCCCACCAAGATTCGTGGCTTCCAATGAAACCGTATACAATCCTGCTAAGGTATAGTCATGTAGAGGATTTTGATCCGCACCTGTAACTCCGTCCCCAAACGTCCACAACCACGAAGTCGGGCTGTTGGTGGAGAGGTCGGTAAATTGAACAGGCACCGGGATGATACTACTTGTAGGGGTGCCTGAAAAATCAGCAACAGGCGGAGGAGACGAAAGTTCATATGCCTTAAGACAACTATAATCTGCTACATGTATATATCCGTTTTGAGTAGCTACGCTACCATCCCAAGAATACCCACCAACGGGAACATCCGCGCTATGGTCTACTAAAGTCCAAGTACCACCCACACCTCCACTATATGTAAAAGCAAACAGACCTCCATCATATGTCCCATAATCAGGGTCTGCTACCAAATAAAAATTAGTACCATCATACCAACTACTCAATATATAACCGGTAGGGTAGGGGGCTACTAATTGTATACGGCTTAAAAAAGTAAAAACTGATCCATTAAAGCTCAGAAGATCATAGAAAGTACTGCCTATAGAATTTCTCCAAGCATATCCCAACAAACCGGATCCATAATACCGAACATCGTGAGATCCGTTAAAAGTTCCCGCTCCGGAAGGAACATACGATATAATGTATGAAGGGGTGGAAGATACAAGGGCATCCAAACCACTATTTGTTGAAACAAAAGAAAAGTCATTGTCTTGGGCAGAATCTACAGAAAATGAGCCTACATATTGGGGATAACCTACCAACGGCGCTGTTGTCCTCACAGCTAAAGCAGCATCCCATGTTCTAAAAAATCTAGTAGGAGCAGCCGTAGTGGTTATATCATGAGCACCGCTTGGGCTGTATGAGCACTTGGATCTCGCTGCGTCTGCAACACTTGATGCTACTAGGTTAAAAGAAGTTCCGTCAAAAGAGTATGTCCTCAAATATCTAGTACCCGTTGTAGTTACGGCTATTTCGGAGTCACTTTTTACATACAAATCCCCATATGTAGCACCCGTTAAAACACCCCGTTGAGTATAATTAGCACCATCAAAAGTATACGCGTATATATTTTGGCTCTCACACAAAACATAAATATAGTTGGCGGTGGTCATTACCTTTATAGGGTAATCACCAGCTGGGGGCGCTACAAAGGTTATTAAACTAAGTCCCATGATCTACTCCCTATAAACTAACTATGCGTCTAAAGACCCGGCCATCGGTCTTGTCTGGTAATAATACGACTTCAAGTTCTTCTCGCCGAGCCATATCTTGAACTCGTCTATCTTGATCGTGCTGTTCGGGGCTATGTAGAACACGTTGTCGGTTATTACCGGGGGCGAGGCATTGACGCTTTTGGCCACATCGACTTTGTGCCGTGTTTGTGAATACGTGCCGGCGTACATCTCAAACAAGCCCGCATGAAATTCTACAAAAGTCCATTTTTTGATCGTGGTCACAGGATCCACCGAACGGTATACATAATCTTTGTCTTCATAGACAAGGTGCAACTCCGAGTCGAGGTAGAATCTCCAATACTCATCATCAAAGCTTCCAAAACTCTCCGCTATAACAAACGAAGGCCTCGGATGAATCTGGTTGACGACTACATAACCCGTCCTCGTCTTTGAGTCTTGACCATATAAATCCTCAACAACGAGAATGACATCGTATGTTCCGGGACTATATGTGTGTACCACACTCGTCAGATTACCATCGATAACCGTGCCATCACCAAGGATCCACTTCCTGGACACTATCGTCCCCGTGGAGGCGTCCGTGAACGTGACGGTTGCCGAGCCGTCACCGACCCTGTCCGTAGCTGTGAAATCAGCAGTAGCCATTTTGTGTCCTTACGGCATCACCACCAGCTTCGTCTTGTCCATGGTGCCACAGACGTTGCTGGATGAAAGCTTGACCAAATGCTCGCCGGTCGCCACAACATGGGTGAATATCTTCGAAGTGGACACCTGCGAGCCATCGATGTTCCACGCCCAAGATTCCGGGAAATACCCGCAATGCTCCGTGAACCTCAACACACCTGTGACTCCGGCCACTCCGGTGTATGAGAAATCGACTTCAGGTACCACGTCCACCCTCACCCACGCTTGGGCCACCCCGGTGTATCCAGAAAAATCAACATAACCATCATACACATAGGACGACCCATCACCTTGATATACGACCGAATGACAGTTATCTACTATACCTGGTTCCACCGTAAAAGATGAAATTTCAGACGACCCGGTGACCCCTAATCCTGTGACCGCCCACGAGCAATCCCTTTGATATGCGGAATAATCAGTCTGATCACTCGAGTCCGATTTGAACTTAAGGTACATCAACAAGCTTAAATCGGGGTAAACCCCCGTAGGACCCTGTACCCCCTGTGCCCCTTGCGCCCCGAGGCCCGTAGGGCCTTGATAGCCCGTTTCACCCACTAGGCCGTCCACACCCGTGGGGCCTTCCATTCCCGTCCACCCAAAGCTCCCTGTAGGCCCTGGAAGGCCTTGCAGGCCTTGCTCTCCGGTGTCACCTCCGGTGCTTAAAGCGTAGGTGGACATCCGTGAGTACTCGTTCACGGAAACCACAGTGAACCCGCCTATGCTCTGTTTCAAGACAAATTGCGCCAAAGGCACCAAGTTGGGGATGGCCCTTGAATTCACCGATGACACGAACTTGTCAGAAACGAGAACGCGGTCGAAAAAGAATTTACCCGTGTCGACTTCATAATACGCGTTTACTACGGCGTACTTGTCCTTATCCGCAGGGAGGGTGAAGAATGTTTCCTTGTTGAGCGGGACAACGATGTTCCCGATTGTGACGACACGGTCGTTGATAAGAACGTTGCCGAGGTCGACTACGTAGTCAACCGTACCGTCATAATTTCGCCGCTCATGCACGTTATTCGTGCGAATCATATGGCTATTTCCTCATGAGCGGCTTGTTGGTGAGACGGTACACGCACACCGCCGTATTAGCCTCCTCGGTGTACCCAGGAGCGTACTCCTGCCCATCATCCTGGAACCAACCCGTAGTGTTGTCTATCCGAGCTTTGTATACTTTTGACCAAACCAACAGAACAAGTTCGCCGCGCATTACAGGGCTTGTGACTGCCGATCGCACACGGGCGATCATGGGAATGAAAACTTTTCGCGGAGTACTGATGGCCATGCTTTCGCATTGTACATAGACTTCAATGTCACATTCGGTGTAAAACGACCTCCCCTGCCTATCCCCGACGTTGTTCGGATTCGATAAAGTTATGTCTTCCCCGACGTAGTTGGAAATTATGGCCGGCAACTTAACGAAACCTGTGTCGACACTGAATGTTGCAAAGTCCATATCGTCAACATTGGAAAACATGTTGTCGTTAAACACCGTGTCATCGTTAACAGCAATCTGTTCTGCCGGTATAATGTAGGGAACTCCTTTGACGAAATTACTGGCTCCTGTGCCCATGTTGGTAACGTACACAAAATCCGACCCCTTGAGAACCTCGAGCGTCAAATCATCGGGAAGGTTGCTCACCGTCTGCACGGGCCTGAACTTGTAGAAGGCATATGCTTGAGATGTCTCCGACAAACTTGGCAAAGTGCTGAGCTTGACAAGAAGTGGAACAAGCACCGTACCAGCATTGATGGACTTGTCCGGAGCCAACATCGCAGTGATTGCCTCCGTTCCGAACCCGTCAACCGATGCTATCGGAAGAGCCGTGTAATAATCCTTACCAGGTTCGTTCGACTTGTACCAAGCATACATCTGCCGTGGCGATGTTTTCGTACTCATCGATGACAATCCCATGATGATGCCGTTTTGCATGCCCGGCACCGTCGAAGTACCTAAATCAATCGGGAATTGATTAGTCAAGGTATCAAAAGTGAGTGGGTACAATATCCCCACGTACAACCCTCCCACACCCTTGGAAGCAACATGGTAGTTGCTGGTAAGGGACGTCCTCAAGGCGTCTTGAACTTCGCCGCGGTTAGCTACCGTGATGCCAACATCATAGGCTGTGCCACCTAAATCCGATGCTTGCACGACCACATCACAAACGACCTCCACCACGGCATCGGCCGGAATAACAAAAGCCTCATCGGTATGGATGACAAGATTTTCCGTATGCAAGACAGTGTCAATAATTTCCCTGTCACGCATGCTCAAATCCGCAGCATATTGTGTGGATATCTTATATTCAGTGCCGTTGGCCACATTCAATATGCTACGCACCGCAAAAAGAGCATACCCGTTAAGATTCTTTGGCACACGCACGATATTCGTGGATGCAGTATTCTTGAAAAAGTAGTGGTACTCTACAAGGCTTCCACGGAATTGTTGACCGGAGTACTTCAAGAAACTACGCTTCCAATCGGAATCGGTGCTTTCGGTATTCCCCGCAAGCTCGTAAAGGGCCTCGTCCTCCGTGTTAGCCTGAACCTCCCGCGCAGAATAAGCCAACACATAATCTGGGTACCCCTCCACCGAGGCCGATAATGTTTCAAGGACGCGGTTGGATTCAAAAGCCTTGGTTGCATTAAACCAATAGGTTTGATTGCTATCAGTATCCGCCGCGCGGTATTTAACAGAAACCGGTTCGTTGGGTACTCTCGACAGACCCTCACCCGCGTAATCAATATAGCCTGCAGTAATTTGGTACTCTATCCCAGTCAAGTCCCCACCCTGTGGAACGAAATTGTCGGCGATGGTGAACTTTGCTGTGTTAGTCCCGCGACCTTCCCAAGTGCCCTGCACAGGCTCCTCTGTAGGCGTGCCGTCCCTCATAACTATGGCTTTATAGAAAGCCGGGTCATTGTGGAACAAGGCTTTGTCCAACGGCCCAAAAGTCAACTCGGAAGAAGTTATGGTGATGTTCGGGTCAAATGTCTTTACCTGGGAACGAAGCACTGCGGATGAAGTCACGATTCCCGACACGAGATTTGTTATTGCATTGATCCCCGCATACGAGTCAGCTGCCAATATAGACGTACCATACTGCAAACCCTGTTGATCTTTGTCCGTGATGTTAGTCCGGAGACGGTTTGCCAGCAATTTGTCGAGGTTCTTCTCTAGCAGATAGCTGTAGGAATTGTTAACCACCATCCTGCGAACATCAATGACATCCTCCTCAACGACATCCTCATAGGTGTAACCATCAGGGCGTATCGCGTTGTATTCGTAGTATGTGGATCCATTGATGTTCGTGTCAACATTGAACGGTGCCGAGTTACGACGGGTTACTAGGAACATAGGCACAGCCCACGAATATCCATCTACAGTGTTACGGCACTTCGCCCGCCACTGTCCATAATCGCCGGTTTCGTCCCCTGTGTTCTCGAACGAATAGCCCCCTGCCGTCCCCTCGTCCGTGTTTGGACCAAGGCTCTTCACATAGGGCATGCCAAGTCCCGACTCAGGATATGAGAAGGGGTCGACCCCCTCCACAACCCGTATACGGTATTGTATCTGGACACGCTTTGTAGTTTCCACCCCAACCTGAGGACTGATCATGTCGTCCTGCAGATAGTCATCGGCTTGTGACAGGACATTACCCTCCGGGTATATCCTACCCTTTGTACGCGATTCGAGGTCACTATCCTGCTCTTCGGAACCTCCGACAGGGTCGTATTTGTAGATAAGGCCATCCCCACCGATGATCCATCCAAGTGAACTGGATACAAACGATGCATCATACAAGTCGATACCGGAACCGATATCAACGATTTCCCACTTCGACCCGCTGTTACGAGTTTCCAAAACCGTACCATAGGCACCTACAATCCAGGCTCGGTCCTCAACCGAGAAACTTATCTGGGCAGGGACAAGACTTGTGATACTGCCACTGGTCGGTCTGAAGTCAGAAGGGGCACTAAACGGCTCATAGGACACGGATGCCTCAAACACTCTGACTTTTGCCCTTAATGCGTCTGGCAGGGCCGCATCGGAAGCAAGATACGGATTCAAGATGTCGTTTATCGCGTCTTTCAAACCCTCTGCCGTCGTATAAAGATCCAAATCAAGAACATGAAGGTAGTTGACGTGATCTTGCGTACCCGAGAACTCCAACACCAACGAGTTTGGATAGTTGGTCGGTGACACCTTGTAGACAATATTGGTGAAGTAGTTTTTGCTATCAGGGTAGACAGCTATTGTAAACCTCATCGGAAAGTCACGTTGCACAACAACCCTTGATAAATCCGTCGACCTCGTAGGATACAAATCCTCCAAGGACTTGTACGCGCTCCCGTCCCATATCCTGTCCGTCATCGATGACCACGTGTAACCACTGTCCGATGTACGCAATATGACGCCGGCATCACCAACCACAAGGCCATCGTTCAGATTGTAAAAGGCAACCGAATTCAAATTGGAAGTAACCCGTTGACTTGTGCGGGAATCTGTGACAACTTGATCTTCCCACGTAAGGCCCCCATCTTTTGTGACAACCAAAGTGCCCGTGTCACCGACTGCCCAACCGACATGTGTATCAAAAAATGTCACGCCGTTAAAATTGGCCGTCACGCCGGACGTTTGGGAAATGATGGAGAAATTCGTGCCATCGATCGACAAGAGAATTGTTCCGTTGTCACCGACTGCGCAAATATTCGTGGAACTCAAAACAAAAATGTCATTCAAATTCTCGGTCGTGCCACTGGACAGGCGCAACCACGAGTCCCCACCATCGTTACTCTTGAGTATCTCTCCTCCGTCACCGACCACATATCCGATGGCACTGTCCAAGAAGCGCACCTTGTTAAACAACGCGTTTACAGGGGGGTTCACAGACACCCAATTCACGCCGCCGTCAACGGTTTTTAGTATGACACCATTCTCGCCGACCGCCCAACCAGTGTTCTCGTCATACATATGTACCGAGTGTATGTCAGCCACTTTGACAACAGGCTGGGGCTTCGCCAAAGTATCATCACCATCATAGGGGTACAAAAGTGCGCGCCATACTTCGAGGAATACACCATCCGTACGCGAACCAGATCGCAAAACGGTATCACTCAAGTCTATCTTGTTGACGTGCTTGAGGGGTGTATTCGTATTCGTTACGTATATTGGCCAGCCATTTACCAAAGCCATCTCGGGTTTGGCTCCGGAAGGATCTTGCGTATAAAATCCGTTGTTGATGTCACCGGAGCAATAATACGGCCTGAAGCTCAACCAACCAGATGGTAAGTGCGCTGTGGAACGCTGACTCAATATCTCTTGGAGTTCTTGAGCGAGATTGAGTTCCGCATCGAGAGGGGGTTTGCCCTGTTGGAAAACCACTTTGTCGAACGCGTACCCGGTTCCTTCATACGTCATGGAAACGCCTGGGCCTAGATTCTTTGACATTTTCAGATTCCTCTTTTGACTACACGCTCATCGATTATTTCCACATTTTTCGTGCTGAGCGCATCAATGGTCAGATATTCTATCTCACTTGTTTCAATATCGGAAGCGAATATTTCATCAGCGTTGTAAAATGCATAATAAGAAACCTTGTAAAGCTTTTCCTGTGGGGGTCTCCCATCCGTAGTGCTTACAACGATACGGCCGTCAGGTTGTATGTATCCCCTGCCCAAGCCGCGTCCAACCAAGGACGAGTCGGAAACAAGAGTCAACGGACGGCTATCCTCGTATATCCCTCTGAACAAATTATCCGGACCCCCATTGTCAACGGTCTTGTAAGACAAAACGGGTTTTATCGTACGATATGATGTGAAGCCACAAGCCGATGTCCTTTGGAATATTTCAAAAGCAGGCTCACCAATATCGTCCAACGATATAAACGATCCGTTTCTTTTCATCAAATTTGTCATAGGAATTTGCACGTTTTTGACACCGGACACATTACGAATAACATTCACAACATCGTCTTGCGTCAAAGGCTCTCCCATTTTCAACTTGCGCACATAGTTGGACAACGTCTTGTTGATTCGGGACTTCAGCAGGAGCTTGTCAACGCCCACCTTCCGAACTACTTTGAAACTCATGTCAACAAAATTCTCGACGGCTTGTTTAACGGCTACATCAGCGCAAGAACTCCTCATCGCTGAAACTTTGGCATCTACTTGGTCAATAACGCTGTTGACCGTGTAGGTCACATTGAAGTTCTTACTTGCGTTATAATCGACACTCACCCGATCCCCGTTTCGTATCTTACCAACGGCAACCAAACGCAGATAAGTGTATTCTGTTTCACTACCACTCACAATCGTATAGTCAACATCACGCACGTATATCTCGGTTACATCGTCTGGGTTTTTTACCACTATCGTCGAAACATCAACCCCCTTGTAGAGCAGGCGGGTATCGGTTCCGATGATCATGTCATGTTCCTCATTCACGATGGTTTCAAATTCCTCAATATCATCGTCATCTCCGAAAAGGAATTGCACACCATCTTGCGCTATTGAGGAGTTTCCATCCTGCATGGGGTCTTGAATCTTCATTATACGGTACTTGGATGAGTCTATCACCGTACCCGATGAATCCGTGACCAAATCAACAGATACGACAGGTTGTGTACTCAATGTAAGGATGTTTGAACTGCGATACCTGTAGTCAACCTCAACAACGTCCATCGTCGCCAAACCTATTGTTTGGTTATACAGGGAAGAAGCAAGAATGATTGTATTACCGTCACCTGTAATTTGGAGTGCATCAAGGCTATAATCAGCGCCCCTTGTTACGTTGCGAACTTGATGGACTATGACAATGGGGTTGTTCTCCGTAATTTTTTGGTTCCGAGAACGCAGGCGAAAAGAAAGTGCATCGGCGACATCAAATTGCTCGCCAACTTTGTTTCCATAGGTGTCTACGGGGTATTCATATTTGAAAGCGACCTGGTCTATGACTTGAACAAGGCGTGAACCCTTCACATAGATGTCAACCTTTCCACCTATGTGTTTATTCTCGCCTTCATCATAATCCCTCATCATCAAAGGGTCGCCTTCCTCTTCCACGCGCGCCTGCAACACGCCAGGCACGTCATAGGCGGCGGACGAATACCCGGATTCATTACCGCTGTCAAACGAAGATCGCGCAAGCTTTACCCTGCTCGCCAAATTCTGGTTGGTTTCTCTGTCGGATCCATACAAGGTAGGTTCTAGGTTGATAACTTGAAGGAGACTATTTCCTTCGTTGACCCGAGTTATGGAACGTGCGGGAACATTGCTGTCAGAACCCGGGAGCTGTGCCTCTAGGTTTACCTCAATTTCCCATCTCTGTTGGGAAGGGTTAAAATAATAGTCAAGATTGCTTACGTCCATCACATATGAACCTTTTATAATGAACGTAACAGGCAATATGCCCTTGTTGACATCACCGGGATAGCTCACTGAACTGCCATCAGGTATATAGATGTCGGTTGTCGGGGCTGTTGTCGTGTACATAACGGCAGTACCAATTGACTTCATGGACGTGTGCCTCGTCATGTCACTATTCGCGGCATACTTGTCGAACTGCTCATCTATCAGCAACTGTAACGAAACTGCATCTGATACACCAAGGGCTGCGGCCAACTTTTTCTTGTTGATGTTGGTCGAAACCGGATCGCTAACTCCGTCACCATCAGCATCGTCATATTGCACGAGTGTGTCAAGTGACATAGTTGCAAATATGAAATCTTGTATCGTGTAGAATCTCTCGAACTGCAGAGCTAATGGATCCATCATGTCACGGATGACGGAGCCTGCCACCACAGAAACCGTGGAGTTGTTTGCCATCAAATCGTGGCTCATCGAAAAAAGAACATCGTTACGCGACCGAACCGGAAGCGCTTTGTAATCCGTTGAGTACTCTACGAAACTTCCAGGTAACTCAACCGAATACGGACTTTCCGTTGCTTCATTAAGAACCTTGTCAAAAGCCGTAACCGATGCCACAAAATAGAACCGTTGGCCAACATTGAGCGTGGTACCGTCCGCCAGAAAAATGTTCGGCAATTTACCTTCTGATATGAGCTTGGTAATGACAGCCGTAGTAAAAGAGAACGTGTAGTATTTGCTCTCAATTATCCGTGATTTTACCGTGTGCACGTTTAGGTCGCCGGCGGATTCATAGTAGTCAGACACATTCAATGTCGCATCGACCGTTTCAGACTCATCGGGGTCGGTAACCAAAATGTCGTTCATGCGGACATACTCGGATCCACCACCGGCATCGAGGCTTACATAAAAATTGCAACCTGCGAAATCACTATCGTCCCCCATCCTTATGGCGTCTTGGGGAACCATGATTTTTATGTAGTCTTGCGCCCTGTGCATCTGCACGGAAGTCGGGAGATCGGCGGTGGCGCTTATTTGGTTCTCGTAAACGACAATGACGGCAACTTCGGAAATAGAACTTTCCTCGATAACCGACCCTATCATCCCCAAGACACTCCTGCGGGTGACCGTCTTGAACTCCATATGGACAGTGTCCCCGGGAGAGGGCTCCACCGCGAACTCTCCATCGAACGACCACGGTATTTCCGTAGCAGCGGCTGTAGTTCTCCCTGCGATCATGCCGTCATCTGACCAACTACTGTATGGCCCAAAAACGGCATCCCGCTCAACCCGGAACCGTTGCTGAACCGTATATACGATTTCTTCATCGTAATCAGCAGGGACAACGGGCACCGTACCAGATATCATGATAACAGGATCTGACGTCCGATACGTATCGGTTACGCCGGCCTGCCAATTGGTCTCAGGATATTCTATGATTGGGGCTGCTATAGTCATGCGAAGGATAACCTCGTGCGAAACGTTGATTGTATATCTACGGGTTGCTCATACTGCAATGCTTTACCCGATTGGCTCGTGAACTTCAAAATTATGTTGAATAACGCTGGATCCGGTTGCTGAACTACCGAAAGCGACAGTAAGTCACCAAACATCTCTCCTGGGGTAACCTCCCTGCCGGATGCCTGTAATTGTCTTTGCACCGTCTTGAGCTTGTCTATGGCAGAATTAACTTGTTCAGTCATACGTGAAACGATAAGGTCCTGATCCAATAGCTTTTTACCTACTAGACTATATAAATCCGTCCCAACCCAACTATGAAACGGGTTGCTCTCCACCTTCGTAACTATGTACTTTTCAACATTTTGTAGCAAAAGTTCCTCGTTTTCGACAGTTCTCAAGTCACGGTCATTTACGTATTCGAAATCGTCCACATACCTAATCCCCAAGCATTTGCGGCAAAAAGTCTGAATCGTGACATATTGGGCCTCAACAAGGGGCTGAAAAAGCTTAGTGGGACTATTCAAAATAACAAAAAATGGTCTGTCAGCCGAAAGCACCTCGTTATTGACACTGACGGTATAACTTGAGGGATTGATTTCTACATTGTTCATCCTGACCGTAAGACTTGCCGTTGACGCTATCGGTTTGGAGAACAGTATCGACTTGCGGTCGAGTTGGAGGGAGCCCTCTTCCCAATTGACTACATGGTCACACAGATTTTGTATTCGTATATCAGATGACATTTATGCACCGCCACAAGGCAAGAGACGTACTTATACCGTCCATGATTAATAGTGTATTACGGCCCCCCGGCATCAGTTGACATTTTCAGACTCAACATTTTTTTGTATTTCTTGAGCCGCCAAGTCTGATTTAAGTTTCCACACTTGTACTTCAGCACCAATTGAGTCTTTCACAGTAACCTCTTGGCAGTACACTTCCTTGTGGTATTCCGGTTTATCATCGGTACCTGTGTTTACCTCGTCTTCGAAGGGTATATTACCATACCGTGACCGTACCTTTGCCCGCACGGCATCTTCCACGGGGGCCAAGCCATTCCTGTTGTTTTTCGTAGGCAGATCCCGACGCAAAAGAATTTTACGCATGGTGTCCCTACCGGCTTCCTCTGCCCTTTTTGCCAATGCTTCACGTATCTTGTTGGGGGCCTGCTCCATGAATTGCTTGGCCTTTTTAACTTCAGCTACCGATTTACTGAAGTCCCGCAACGATCCGGCAACAAAAGCGTCCCTAGTCAACGGGGAGGTCACTGTGGCTCGCACCGGGGATATTACTGATTCCTTAGCCTTTTCTATTATCTTCGATACAGTTCGATTCGAGGATACCAAAGACTTTCCACCACTCCATTTTTCCAAACTGCCTTCAAGGACTATTCGCAAAATAGAAAAAGAATATTCCAAAGCAATAAGTCCGGTGAGTGTTGTTCTTATCAAATTTGCTTTTACTACGACTGTATATTGATCTGATAGTATTTCTCTTCTTTCCAACAGTCCCTTTATTGATTGAAGAAGCTTCAAAGAACTAACGCGCGTTTTGAAAGTACCTTCTTTTTTATCGAAGACTATTTCCAGTTCATTTGAAAGAACGTTAAATACGTCATTTTCTGAAACGCCATATCTTTCTGCCACGGTTTTTGTAGAATCAAAGTATCCTTTATCCATGAATATGTCTACAGCATCCTCGCTGATTTCGTCCAAATACTTTTCCAGATAGTTATCTACGGATTTAAACAACCTCCGTGAATACCTTCTCCAAGTCAAGCACACCCTGTCAAATTGTTCTGCAGTAACAACAAGGGATTTATCTGAGGTTGAAATATCTGGGTAGCTTTCAACAAGTTTGGTCAGAGCAGAAACATACCCGCGAATTTCTGACACGGCAAGGAACTGTTCACTCAATTTTTTGAATCCGGCGGGATCCAATTCTTTTTTTCTATCGAACTCAACCCGGGCATTCCGAGCATATTCCATATCCTTTTCCATTTTTGCAATATGGGACTTAAGAAAAGTTATATCCGTCACCAAATTCATAACCCTATTAAAAGTTTCGCCGCTGCAATTAGCGGCAACCTCTTTGAGTTCGGTAACTGCGCTTATGGGTATGTTTCTATACCGCACAGACGAATACTTTGTCTTATCGGATGTTTCTGGAGTTGTGTCGGGAACAACATCATCCGCCAACACCGACTGAAAAACGTACAAAGAAGCAGGAGGTATGTTGAGTTGCTTCAAAACATAAGAAAGTTCGTCCTTGAGTTTTCTCTGTTGGACACGCAACCTGTATACTGTGTCTTTTTTATGATCCTTCACCTCAGCTTGTGTAATGGAATTCCTGGCGGTATCCATCACTTTTACGATGTTCTCGACCTCGGCCAGACTTATTTCCTTGTTCTGCGTACCTTCTTGGAACCAATCCATATCTAGCCTCCGATTCCCAACAACGTCAAAAAAGCCTCCAAAGCCTTTTTTGATTTGTCCAAACTGGTCTTCAACGCCGCAGCTTGATCCTCTGCCGCTTGGTTCTGGAAATACTCCCCATCAGGGGCAGGGAACCCATACACGAACATGACCCCCGCCATAATCCCCTCTTCATTCAAAGAGGCAATCGATGGGGGTTTCTTACCCCCGGATCCTATCTGCAACCCACCAACGTCCTCCGTTAGAACAGCGCTATTGAATTTGCGAACGAATCCTTGCATTCCGCCCACCTCAGGTTCTATTGAAAGCAAAAGAAGCGTCCCTGACAGCCGAAGCACCGAAAGCCTCTGTATAATCGAAGCAACCTTGTTAATGATGTCAAGGTAAAATTTGATCTTCTTCTCTATAAAACCCAAATACTTGGTCACGGCATCACTGGACGTATCAACCATCCCTAATAATTTCTCTGACAACTTGTCCATTAAAGAAAAAAGTTGATCTATCTCTTTTCCAAGAAGTGTACGTATGGTAAACGACTGCCAATCAGAATCCGTTTCCCCCGAATACACCCGGTTGCCGTCATCATCAAACACTCCTTCTTTAGTCAATTCCGAAAGAGGTATCTTGTTCCTCGGAATGGCATAAACCGTTCTGGAAGCTATAGGGGACTCCAATTTTTGAAAATAAGGGTTCTTGTCATAAAAATCGTAACCAACAGTAGTGAAAACCTTGTAGAAGTACAGGTCACCGTCTTTCACATCAAAGTCAATGAATTTATACCGGGATTTTCCAAAGAACGCTTCGAATTTCTTAATGCCCTTGGCATCAAATTCTTCATCTTTGTACACACGAATCGTTTCCTTGTTTCCCTCCGAGTTATCAACAGTTACCTTAACTCCGTCTTTGAATTTTGACCTACGTAGCACAAAACCGGAAAGAGGTGTCCCGGGGTGATCCCATGTTACCTTAACCCCCATCTTTACCGTTTTTCGGTTTTCGGGATCTCTATAGAAACCTGGGAAAGCGCGTACGTTACGCGCAGGAGACGGCATAGGATTCTTGAACCCAAAAAGACGGGCTAACAACTGAAAATTAGTTATCAAATCCTGCAAAAATCTTGGGTCATTAGCCCCACCTATCATTCCGATGATGAACCCTCCGACCGTGTCCTTTTCCACAAACTTTGGTGCGTCTTCATCTTTGCTGTTGAGACACGTAGAGTTGACCCTTTGAACAAATTCCTTATAACCCCCATTTACCGGGAACACAAATTTTTCCGATCGGGTATCAAAATCTGGAAAAATCAAAGATATGTATATGCCACTAGAAGAGAAACTGTCAAGTATCTGCTGTATTTGCTTCACAATAATTCTCAACAAAACTTTTAACAATCTTGCTATGGATTTGAAGTCACTTGAAAAAATTCGAATAAGCTTGAGAACAGTTACAACTATTTTCGTAATAGTATCCACAACTTCTAGGGTTTTAGTAATTCCCTCTGTTACCTTACCCAAGTCACTAAAATCCAAAGCTATTGACCAAGCTTTCCAAGAATACCCGTCACCAACTTTTTCCTTTTTTGACTCATCATCGTCATCGCCAGACGGTGACACTGCCGCAACTATGTCAGACAAACCCGCGATGTCGTTGTAATCAACGGTAACCACATTCAAGTCTTCCAATTTTGGCTTGACGTATTCCGGCGGGGAGTCATACTTTATTCTTGTGCCCATTAAGATTTCATCCTTTTTACTTGTTTTTCGGCTATCTTTATTTCCTTACTCATCGCGCGCATTAGTAATTCAATAAGTCCTTTGAGTTCATCCTCAAGGAACACCTTGGACGACTTATCAACGGTCACGACACGCCAATGGGGTCTATCAGCTACCCCGATGCGCTCCCGATCGTCTCCTGGTCGTCCTTGCCCTCCGCTATTCTCTTGCGAAGCTGGTAAGCTCTCTGATCGCATCCGAACTCCCTGTGAAATTTCATGAAAAGCCACAAGTATTTATTAGACACAAGTGCCTCGTTGATCACACCGTCTTTTATCTGCATATACCTGGTGTCCCTCAGCCACCCAAGGAAATGCTCCATGTCTATGGCATCAGGATTATCCAACCCGTCATATCTCTCCGGAGTATAGTGGTCGAGTTGCACAACGCCATCGACTGACCATGGCTTTCCGAGTCTGCGTTTAACATAGTTCGTCTGGACATGCAGATTGTAATCTGATATCTGTACGAATTTAATGTCCCCCATCGCTCCGAAATACACATGAGTCGGCACATTGTATGTGAGTGCCTGGGACTGCACTGCAGGTACCCCGTAAGGAACAGCCTCAACCTTTATCGGCAATACTTGCACGCCCAACATTCCGGTCAAGAGACTCCCGCGCACAGAGTCTATCCCCCCATGCAAGTCTTTGTCATTCACAGGAAGATTAGCCCCATAGTTACCATCTGCCACTATTTCTACCGTTTTATCATAAAACGTGGCATATGAGGGGTTGAACATGTTGAGGAGACGCAAGCCTATCAAACCGCGGAAGTCAGCCTCAAGATCCTTTTGTACGACAATGGCACTGTAGGAAGGCGATGGCACTAAAAGATTTGATTCAGCATAGCCATATTCTCCAATGACCGCTGCTGATACACCTGTGCGCGCCGTGTCTGTGGTAACATCAGTTGCTATGTCTGACAGTGTCTTTCCTGAAAAATCGTACGACTCCAGCACTTGCACGGAGGCATATCCTGTCGGTTCAACTGTCGTGGTGACGTCTTGAAGGTTAGACGCATCCGTACCGCTGTATTCGGAATTGAATACAGTAGACGGGAAAATTACCGGGAATTCTGGAACAAGAAACGGCTTCAACGTAGATATATGTGCAGACAATGTTGCAACCGTGTAATTACCGGAACTGATGTCAGTTGTTGCCGGGGTATATGTGTCCATATACGTTATCGTACACGACACCCTTATTTGCGACCTTGAAGCCGGGATGGTATACGAAGCGTTCGACAATGTGCATATCCCGCCTGGGGTCGTTATGGCCAAAGTGAACGCTGTTTCCGTGAGGGGTGGTGGGACAGCTTTCTGCTTGTACAATTGGACAGGCGTTGTAGACAAAACTCCGGAGGACTGCAACAAACTCGTGCAGGCGTCTGCATTGTTTAGTACCGCCGAGAACAGTGCACCACCTACCCCAGGGATTGTAACTGCGTTCAAGGCAGTCACCAACTCACTAATTGTGTCATAAGACACGTCAGAGAATTGGAACGTCCTGCTGTAGTTGTAGGAGTAGGAATACGTTGCTGAAAGATCCAAGGTGTCAGCCACATCGTCCACGACCATAGATGACGACGAGAAAGTATACCCGGATCCTTTGCCAACCGACATTGCCCGGACACTCGAACGTATCCGCAAACGCAATGAATTAAACACCGTGACCAAATCCAACGGATTGTACGGTCCATCAGGCTCGATGAGGTACTCTGCAGTTTCCGAAGAATGAAGACGGAGAGCATTGTCCTTTCTCAAAACGAAATCCTGCAGAGTCGCCTTTGGGACGTCCCTCTTGAAGTTTGGAAGATAACCATACTCGAAGTAACCTGGGTCGCGAGCGTCATCCCTTGTGAATTGTAGATTGGCGTAGAAACGCTTGTTTATCAATGGATTAGCATTGATACGGTCAACCAATTGTTTCAGTGTTTCTCTGTCCGGAGCATTCTCATCACCGGACTGTGAAAGCGGTACGGCGATGCTAGGCACGTTGGCGCTTCTGAAGTACATGACGTTATTGGACACCTCGTACTCGCGCCGACCTTCAGAATCTTCATCGTCCCAACAATAGACGTCAAACGCGTTTATATCTTTGCGCAAACCCAAAGGCAATTTCAATAGCGTGTTCTGATAAGCTTCTTCCGGTCCGTCCATGAGGAAATTGGCAAAAGGATCCATACTGTACCTTTGCGGACGCACCTTAAACGTCAAATAACTTCCCTTATTGGCGGATTTTTCCAAAAGTTTCCACCCAATTTGGAAGTCAAATTTTGAATCCACCACGTTAAAATTGTTATCAACCACTTCGAAATAATCCTTGACAGGAACATACTCCACCGATATTTCGTAACTTTTGAATCTCCCGTGGTTCTCATCACCGATGCTCTGGGCCTCAAACAATTGAAGGTCACCATTTAGATCTTGTTCTCCCGCCCTCGTGAACCGAGCCGCATTTATGGTGGCAACGAGGTCAGTTATGGTCGCATGCTCGCGTAGGTCAATGTTTAATGTGGTTTCATTGATACCGTGACGCACAAAATTAATCGCCTTGAGTATCGACACCCGGGGCATATTCACATCGACCTCATTAACTAATTCCCTAAATTCGGCTATGGTTATGGAATGCGAAGTCTGTATCTTATCAATAAGTGCTGTCGGACCCATGTATGTTTTAGCATCTATGATCCCGTCACCGTCATCGCCAAAATCATCGAACTTTGTGCTCCACTCACAATCAAGGCACCGTACCCGCATAACATCATAATAATCTGCAGAGGGCACTTCCCAACTACCCGCTACTGGGAGTCCCTCTATGGCTTTTTTGGCTGTATTTCCATTGGAAGTGTAAAGTGGCCATACCCAATACGGGTTGTTGCGATCATCTTTGTTGTCGGTCGTAACCTTGTCTTCGACCATCCTGTCAAGGAATAATACGCGTGGGTCAGATCCTCTATGGTCTTCCACGTTTGTTAGCGACAAATGGTTGGTGGCGCCAAGAACCCACGTCCCGCGCACTATAAGTTTACACGTTTCCAGTTCGTACGGGTAATGGATGTATGTCGAGGACATGGTGAAAAGATTGATGCCCTCATACACAGTCGCCGAAACTAGATCCGCCAAAGCCTTCAAAGTAATGTACGCCGACCCGTCTTCCGTCTTGAGCGAGAAAACCCTAGAATATGGAGGCACAAGCTTTTGTGGGTCGGTCGTATCTACCAATGTGGCATATAGATAGAAGTTGTCACTTGAAACGGAATATGACCCTCCGGTTATTGTGTATTTAGTACCGACAGCAACGGACAAGGAAAGAGCATTTGTCTCGACAAGTCCGACCTCTATCTTTCGCAAAGAGTCGTACATGGATCTCGCCGTCTTTTGGTGCATGAGTCCTTGGACAAGGCTTAACGCCCAACGCACGTAATCCGACTTCCATGTTTGATTGTTCACGGAGTTTATGTACTTGTATTCCTGCAAAGTATTGTAGAACGATTGGTATTTACCCAATGCAACAGAAGCATTACCGTAGGACTGTGCTATCTGTGGCGTGGCATCGTTTTCATCATGCACGCCATCCGGCCGCATGACACCAAGCAACGACCCCGAATCACCATAGCCTGAATACCCGCCTATGAGGAAATACAACGCCCTTTCGTACTTTGGAAGACGCGTGGCGAGCCAATCAGAGATCCCTGAAGGCTGCCCGGCGATGTAATTCGCAAGGTATCCTTTATACGGGCTGACGTTATCGAGGCGCATTTTTGCTTGATTGAATGCCCGGGCTATCTTGTCGTTGTAGTCGTACAAGTCCTTGAGGATGGCTTCCTCGGTCTGCCACGCCTGCTTCTCCATGAGGAGCCAACGGTAAATGTTATCGGGGTCGTAGAAACCCTTATAGACTTGATTGCCGATGAACCCATATTCTTCCGCCACGTCAGAATTGACGGCATCTCCGTTCTCGTCATACTCAACAATAAACCTGACCCATACATCCCTATCTTTGGATCGTAATACAAACGATTCTATGTAACCATCTTCGTCATCGGGGGTATACACGGTCTCAAAATCAAGGTAAGCGAATTCTTTTATACCTGTAGCAACTTCATCGTCATCGAGTTGATTGATGTACAGCCCCTCCTGTGTGGAAGAAACTTTACGTTGCTCGATACGGCTGAGCTTGTCGATTTCCACCACTGTCGTTTCGGCCGTAGGCGTGAACTCAAGTGTGTCCTCATTGTAAGTACCAATCTGAACACGGACGTTCTCCGGGATCTCCGGTATGGGTATAAGTGGAAAAAGGGCCTTCAAGAAAGCTACCAAGGAGAATTTGCGTATCCTGTTTTTGCGCTTGTCATCCTTGTCATAGCCCTCGATGACGCCGCCCTCGAGTTTGTACCCGTAAGAACCTTCATCATCGAAAATCGGGAAGGACTCGGCATCGGGCCTAGTGAGCATTAAATTGCGTCCCTCACCAGGAAGAGCCGCAAGGAATTCGCTTTCAGTCTTCTTATCAACAGGGACTACGAACGGCGGCACGGGAAGAGGCTTCAAAACCCAATAATAGAAAACCCCGTCGCTTTGACGCAGACGAAATTTGCGGACACCCTTCTCCGAGAACGACCTGTCGAGTTTTATAAGTTCGTAAGTTTTTCCTGTACTTGAATCGACTCCCGAAGTTATCTCCATCACCGTGTATTTATTCTTGCGCCGGACAAGGTTGACCTTGTCACCTACGGATAGCCTTCTCAACCACGAGTACTTGGCGTCTGATGCCTCAAATGTCCGTTCATCCTCGGAAATAGGCACCTCATAATAGGCCACGAGGTTGTCATTCGTGTTCTTTAATATGACGTGATCGAGATCCTTTGTCCAATAGGGCTTTATGGACTTTATGTACCCGATGGTTTCTTCTTTACCGTTGTGATACTTGTACCGCACGTTGAAGCAGTACACATCGTTGTAGAGACGATACTCCTTACCAAACCTAGGGTAATACCGCGGGGACTGCTTGCTATACCCTATCGGGAAAAACTTGGAATACCCCTCGGGGACAGAAGATATTTCATCTTCCGTTGAAAGGGTATAGTCTTCGGTTTCTACATAGGCGTCTTGAAGAGTGAGCCTTCCATCCACCTCGCCAACCGCATTGCTTTTGGCAAACTTGAAACCCATGGAGAGTTGCAACTCAGATGAGAAGCAACGGAGGCGCTGTTTGTACCAACGATAAAACTTCATGAACAACTGCTTCTTTATCTCCTCGTCTTGAAGGAGATAATAGTTGTTCGTGACACCACCGTTCCAATTCTGTATGGTGTCATCAGTCGGAGCTGTATCAGAACCTTGACCGTTGCCGGATCCCATCTGTTGCAACAAATCCGAAAGTTGCGGGATCACAACGAGGTCAGAAAACTTCCTCTCGGTCAGCTTCTGGAGGTAGTACTGGTCGACTGACCTGTAATCCATGTAGATATCAAGACGCGAACCTGCCGGGAGGGAACTGAAATATCTACAAGTGATGGATATGGATTTGCCTTCATCTTCGGAGCGTAGGTCACGTCCCATATATGAAAGAGAAAACCTGTCCAAATCCTCTATCGGAGATTCTATCCCCACAAGTCCGGCATCTATGCTGTAATCCGTTTCTGGTTCCATCCTACGGATGTTGAGTGGACCAAGTGCCTGCCACCCCTCAAAATCTGTAGTGACATGGATATGCGCTGGAAGGGGTGAATGATCAGGCCCAAGAACCCCCTGTACGTGCGTGCTACTCCAAGACCCTCCGCCCACGAATGACCGCGTATCAAGATAACTTACCGAGAACGGCTTGAAGGTTGGATCGGCTGCAGACGTCATGGACTCGATTATACCAAGAAGACTGAAGAATGATGGCTGTCCGCTGTGCGATATGTCATTGGTCTTGACCATCACATCGCCGCCCGCCACGGGCATCACATCTTCCCTTAAGCCTGTCGAAGTGGCGCTGACTACCATCTGTCCCACCCCGGTGTATCCTGCAGGGGCACTGTAATCTACAAGGACAGTGCCTACAGCTACCATATTCATGTAAGGCATGAAGGCATCGCACGGACTGAGCCTGTACCTATAGAACGAGTCTGCGGAAAGTGCACCAACATACGCATCAGGCACGGTGACTTTGAACGGCTTATATCCTGACACCACGGAATCGAGATCGGTTATGGCAGTCGCAAGTTCTGGTATGTTTGCGTAATCGGAGAACTTGAATGTGGTGACTTTCTCTTCTTGGCCGCCATCCACCGACTCGGTGACCACAACTTTATCACTATCGATGACGATGGATCCTGTGCCGACATGCCTGTATGGCGGGGTGTACTCGAACAGGATGTACGGCTGATCCGGAATCTGCGACAAACATATAGGTACATCGGACTGCTCAAGCCAATTACCAGGCGTCCTGCCGAGGATTGAATAGCCTTCCTTAATAGGTGGGTATATCGAAAGTGTCACACTATTTACGGACTCCACCGCGCTTTCAACCGCGTGTACATATTTCCCATCGAATTTGAGCAACGTACCCGGCTTCAGCATGGTTTGCATCTGACCACCAAGGGTCAGAATGGTGCCACTGTCATTCTGTGACAAAACTGTGTTAGGTACGGTGACCCACCGCACTCCGCGCTTGAAATACATGGCAGGGTCAAACAAATTCGTACGGAACGAATCCTTGAACAATATCCTCGAATACTTCCTATCATCGACATCCTCTACTGATACGCCAGTCACCCCGAGGTAAAGGGCGCCCGTCATTCCCCCGCCGGCAAATGCAAACAAATCTCCATCAACATAACGACCTGTGAGGTCGGCATCCTTGACCAGCAACGATGATTGTCCACTGTAAGCCTTGAGTAACGACCACCGGAGAAGTTCCGGGGAAACGCTGACAGTGTAGGGTATCCTTACGGGCGCGAATTGGTCAAACGGGATTATCAAATCGGCGCTGTAGTTTCCCGCATCCAAGAAATACTTCTCATCATCCGAATCCGCAGGGGATATGGTAAACGGACAATAGTCCGGTACATGCGGACCGACCTCTACGTAGTCATTGTATGTTGACTTGGTAGCCTGTATGGCATATGACAAAGAACTCACAGAAGGATAATTCAATTTGCGGTAGACGTATGGAACTGGGTTCGGGACGCCATTGATGCTCTCGAAAAGTACCACGTTCTCTTGGTCAATGAAAATCCTGCCGGAGCCATCGAAGCCCTCCGGCGGCGTGAACGAAACCGTGAACGCCGGCTCGGGGAGATCTCCAAGCACATAGTGTTCCATGGCAAGGGTCGTCCCGCCGATGTCATATACAGGAGTTCTTGAATGCACCACTGACACGGGATACGGCCTCGAAAGAGGCGGATGTATTCCTATGACCGTATCTGCCCCAGACACTTCCACCGACATTACGTTGTAGATGTCTGTGTCATCCACCATGAGGATGGTGTTTGGCTTTATAGATTGTTGGACCTCGAGGGTCCCCCCAGAGAACGTCAACTGCTCGGCTCCGAGGAGAAGTCCTTCCTCAAGCACTGAAGTTTCCGGCATCGACTCCCACACGACAGGAGCATCAAGCACAAAGAAAAGAGGAGCGTTTATATCTTCGGGGAACGTACCACTTACCGTGACCCACGTACCCTCTGAAGCATACGTTGAGTCCACCACTTTGAAGTAGTAACGCGCCACAGGATCCCTGTTGTCTATCCGAAGGATCGTGCCTGACCTGATGATGTCCGTTCTATCGAAACCCTCTATGAGGAATCTACTTGTACCACCACTGATAACAGGGTAGGTCACCTGCACAGGTGCGTACGGGAGCAAATCGGATACAAAGCTGTATGTGACTATGACCGTGTCATCTTCAAATATCTCGTTTAAATTCAATGATTTATCAAGTTTCAACTGCCTCGTTTGGTCATCGTATGTCCACCCACTTGTATCCAACACACTGCCTGTGCCCAAAATAGATGCATACAACGGGGCATCCGCGATCGGACTTCCACCAAAAGAGAACTTCGTTGGATCTCCGGGCTTCTTGAAATAATTCTCTGAAGGTACAGACACCACAGGGTTCTCTATCTTGAACAGATATTCTTTCGCCTCGACAACGGTGAGGGCATCCCCAATGACGGTCATTCTGTAGGAGTTTTTATCGTCCTCCGCAGGTTGCAGGATGCAATTCATGAGAGATAACGGTGTGTATGTCGCATCCAAAGACACCACATCCTCGGCGTAGGACGAGGGATTCAAGAAGTGTATGTGACCCGTGAAATATGACATCTCGTAGTCAGATCCTTCGACAAGCACGGTGCTTCCACTCTCGGAGCGGCCATATTGATCCGTGCGCGTCCACCTCTTCAGAATCGACACTGAATCCCTCAATATAGGATACTTGTTGAAACGCGTATCGGAGGCCCCAAGCTTCTCGGTTTCGACGTCCTCTCCCTCCACGTAGTACGAAACCAACACCGCTTGATTCTTATTCAACGGGGTGTTGAGACGTATGGCGCCGGAAGTATACTCGAGTACATAATCGTTACCAAAGACAAGATTGTTCTCATCCGTGTCCTCGAAGTATGCTATGCCACTTATCCCTTCAAGCCCGGTGATGCCTGGTATGACAAGGTCATCGGTGTTGCGAACATCTGCCTCTGACACGTTGCGTATCACGCTCACGCCGTTCCACATGACTTCTCTTGGGACAGCCGCATGGTCGTATGGCATCTCTGCATGCTTGTGCTTAACGAAAACAAAAGTACCCGCATCGTAATCCATTACATAGTCACGCTGCCTGTCCACGGACTCGCTACCCACTTTCACGGAGTCCGTACCGTATATGATGCGCTGCACGGGCTTGCGGGCTTTGGCTCCGCTGGACTGTACGGTGACCTCTTTAGACACAGCCACTATGCCAGCAGTTTCCGGGCCTATCCCTGTCACCTGCACCTCATCCGTGAGTCTTTCAAGGAACTTGAGGTATGCTACGTTGCGTTCTTCATACGGAGGATACGGATAGGCGAAATCCGGTGATTGGCTGTAATTAACGACGTAGTCTTCAAACTCCGTCTTCTGTTGCAGGCCCGACTCGCCTATGCCCCACCATACCTTCAGACTCGAATGCGGGTAAGGCATCGGGCTGAGGGACACATCAACCACGTCTTGTTTGTTATTATCAACAAGGGTTTTGCGCACGCTACCTATTGTGGAAAGATCTGGTGCAGATTTGCTTGTGGCCTTCAAAAACTGAACTTGCATCCCCGTCGAAAAGTCGATCGGACCACTGAACGCCACGTACGGACCTGCAGAGTCTGCCCCTGTGGGCTTCCACTCCGTTATCTCTTTGTCAAAATAAAACGGGACACCAGTTTCTCCGCCCTCATAAGACTCGTAGTTCACACTACCGAGAGTTATTCTACGTACGGTACATTGCCCATCCACCACGTTTGGATCCGATGGGGACGCCTTTGCGTACTTCTCGGTCAGATACACATTAGTGCCGTCCATACCCGTAACGGTATAGAACCGGGTGTCACCATCGTGCCTGATGATGTCACCGTTCACCGATGAATGCGGGGCGGTGTATCCACTGACAACATCGCTGCCATTCGTAAATACGGCCGCGCCTTTGAAGTCATTGTTTGAAAGCGATGACTGAACAAGGTACTCGTGGTTTACACCCTGTTCCCCCGAGTACACAGTGGCAACATCGCCAGGGTTTACACTCAACGGCCTGGTGGTCGTGGCGTTCTTAAGTCCGGAGCGGGCGCCACGCACCACAGTTGGCTCAAGATCTACCGACTTTAATCTGAATATTTCGGAACCCATCTTTTCCTAGCTCACTTTCGTTGTCACCGAAGGTACCCCGACTACCGCCATCGGACCGGTAGGAGGCACGGGACTTACGGCCCCTGCCGCCAAAACCGTAAACGTGGCGCTAGATTTCAGGTGGTTGACCACCCCAAACGATATGCACTCGGCAAGGTCAGCCATATTTCTGCCACGGAATGACCTGGACGTTGCGTTCATGACCATCAAATTTGATAAAACTTTGTCATTCAATGCGGTAAACTTCCCGGTTCCCGCTCCGACCGCACACCCTATGGATGTACCTGTAAGCATCATACCCATCAAAACTTGACATATCCCTGAAGATACGGCATCAAAAAGGGTCATTATGTCCCGCCCTTTGAGGGCCTTAGATTGGGCTTTAAGGGTCATCATCCCTGCCATGGCCTTTGACACCACTCCAAACACCGCAAGGCTTGTAATGGCTCCTGAAGGGCCTGCAGTGCCATTCAACGTGCAAGTCACCATGTTGGGGGTTGTGACATGCGCCGCAACGGACAGACCTACGGCATCCGCCAACGAAGCCGCATCGCGCCCCTTGATGCTCCTAGGTGTCATGTTGGCCTTTATGGCCGATGATATGAGTAATCCTGTCACGGGCATATTTTTATCCTGGTAACCCCGCCGCCTTGACGGTCTTCGACCCAACCAAAGGGGCTCCTGTTATATAATCAAAATGTGTCTTGTCAGTAACTACACCGCCCATGAGCTTTTCTTTGCTCTTGAGGCTTATGCTGCCCCCCTCAACTGTTGCAGATCCTGCAAGACTTGCCACGAGGGAAGCCTTAATGGTTGATTTGGCCTCGAAAGTTCCTATTTTAGTCGACACGCTGATATTCCCAGACTTCGTCGACATGTAGTGGCTTCCGGTTTTTATCTCCGTGTTGCTATCCCCGGTGATTATGCTGACTTTTTTAGATCCAACCTTAATGCTTTCCTCTATATTTCCCGCCGTTATTTTGGTAGATTTTGATCCTACCTTGCTGATTGTTTCCTTGATGTTACCGATAATAGACTTTATCTCAAGTTCGGCGTCTCCGGACGTTATCACGGTGAGTCGGCTTCCGAACGTTTCCTGCTTCTCCTTGGTGACCTTCTCTGAAAACACGCTGGCCACGGCGATATTCATGTCTTGACCCACGTTCACCGTATAGGCGCCGGCGATGCTTTCCTGGCGCATTCCCTCTATCTGCAACTTATCTGAAGAACGGATAATGGTTTCACGGCCACCATCGACCTCGTTACGTTCCTTTCCGTCCACCTTCTCTATCTTACCGTACTTGCGGAGATCCTCGACTTCCTTGGAAGAATCCTCGAAGTCATAAACCTTCGGGTCATCCCCGCCGTACATGTAGAATACCGATGATCTTGTGCGGATGTCGATGCTTCGATTTGAATAGGGGTTTCCATTCCTCTCGTTGTGTTTACCGACCACCCAACGTATCCCGCCGGAGGTTGACATGTCCCACGAATTGCCGTACTTCGACTCCTTGCCAAATATCTCTTTCTTGCTCCCCAAGGCAACCACGGATATTGAACGACCCTTACCAATACCGCCGCATGTAGCGCTGGGTGCATATTGGTAGATATGGCCTTCTTTGTCGATTCCTATGAATCCACCTTTTTCGGGGTTTCTCCTGTTAGGTGCGAATAAACTTACGGCCATGCCATACCGCAAGGCATCTTCACCGGTAAGCGTTTCAAAAGTGAATTGACCCTCATCATCTTCTGGGGAGTTAAAAAGCCCCACCCTCAAAACCTGTCCATAGGTGTCGCGCGAGGCATTGTTCCCTACGAGGTTACCCATGGCGAATATCGCGGCCGGGTTGCGATCGTTGTCGGCGAGCCCAGAATTGACCTCGTTACGAGGGGCGTAGTCACTTACGATGTCCTCTACCTCTAGAAGATACTCCGAGAAAAACCTGTTTCCGTTCGGCTCAAGTTGTAGCCGGGTGCGATGAGAACTCTCGCCAACGGTTTTAGTGACTGCGAAGCTGCTGTCTTCATCGGTGTCATCGTACAAATTTCTCGTGATTATCCCTGAATTCCTCCAAATACCAGCTGCGAAAACGAAATTGTTTAACGAGGTCGATATCATGTGATCCATCGATCCGTCAATCACCAACTCGTTGGCGTACTGCTTTGCCACGAGTCTTTCTCCGATAATAATCTCAGCGCCATCTCCTGACGAAAACGCCATATCACCTTTGCGCAACTTCGGGAATTTGTACATCAATTCGTTGGCTTGCGGAAGGTTTATTCCTTCAGGATACACGCGCACGTTTTTTGCGTCCAAAGCGTGGACGTAGTTGGGAAGGTAGCAAAGCGGTATATAATTGCCGTCATTGTTGGCAAGGACAACTACACTACCTATTTGTGGCATCCCCGCCATGTAGCAATTAGTGCCGGCAAAAGGTTGGGAAACCGATATGTCCTCAAGTTTTCCAAAACCACCGTAGGTCTCTACACTCATCGTGTATCTATCTTCGTCCACCTCCTCGACCCAACCGACAAGAAACGTCAAATCCGAACGCTTACGCATACCCAATGAAGGCGTGGATTCGGATCCGGGGGACCACCCGGGCATCTTGAGGCTATATTTTGAGTCGAAAGTCATAGTTTACCACCAATCATACCGAATCATTTTGATTCCCTGCATCAGCATCCACTTGAATTTGGACAGCTTTATTAAATGCTTGACTGTTAGAAACGTTCGTTGCATCCGGTTGTGCCGTATGAAAAAGATTTGGGTTATTATCTGGGTTTGGCGTATTGAATGTGGCTTCTTCTGCTTGTCTTCTTTGTTCCACCTCAATGTTGAATTTATCCGGGTCAACCCTAGACGGATCTGAAATCTGCGAAACAGTATTCGGTGGTTGACTGGCCGTTTCAGTATTTCCTGAAGTGGATACGGAGGTGCGGGTACCAGAGGCACCTATAACGGCATTTGTTTGTGCAGATCTTGAATCGCGAGGATTTGATGTATCAACGAGATTACTTCCTCTTGTAACCTTCAAATTTGCACCATACGGAAAAGCGCCTATGTGCCGGTAACCGAGCCTGTCACTAAACGGGGCAGTGTCATCGGTAACCATTATCAATTCATTAGACACGATAGCCTGCACTTCAGCTTTCTGTTGCTCAAACGGAACTGAAACATCCGCTGTGTCCTCTTCAGAACCCTTTTGCTTTTTAAGGACGCGTTGTTCGTTCTCAACTATGTGGTCTCCTGTTGCATTGGCTTCCGTACGTTTGATTGAAGCATCATCGACTTTGTAGAAACCTTGAGATGGAGGCCCGGACAACACACCGCTGACCCTTTTGAAATCCTCCTTGAGGATGTCATTTACGAGCATTTGAAGTTCTTGATCAGTAGCAGAACCATCCTTAATAGTCTCTCTTAACCGTTGCATAACGGCTTCAGTATTTTCGGTGGTCGTGGCTTCGGAAGCTGTTTTTTCCGTGTCTGTAACCTTGTGCTTGAGACCGAGGTTCGTCTTCGGATCATATCTCAAAACTTTTGCCTTAAGTAATGTCCCGGGCACCCCCGTCACCGTTCCGTCATCCCACATTCTGTCGCGTCTGAATTCAAGACCGATATCGGTGGTGGCGGATGTGCCAAACGTGACAGAATGACTTATCGAGGTAACATAGAAATATGAATCGAGGTGCTTTACATAGATGGGGTAGCCCAAACGAAGTTCCGGCCTGAGGGGTGTGCTTAAACTTCCTGTATAAGCACGCCCATTGATCCTAGTCATTTCAGCGCAAGCGATAAGTCGCAACGTCCTCGCATCGTTTCCATATCTCATGGCAACAGACTGAAAACGTATACCGAATCTCTTGATGCTGTCCACATCGATGTGGTATCCTATATTCTCCAATCCAGGTATTTCATATCGCATCGGGGCGGTGACTTCCAAATAATTAACGATGGCGTCACCGTTCACGTCCAAACTCATCGTGGTCACATCCTCCGGCTTGAACACATAATACGGGACTGTTTCGGAGTTTACATCCAGATTGTAGAGAGGCGGCTTAAACACGAGCCTTCCGTTAGAGTCCAAGAAAAATTCCATATGTGTCTGCTCACACACTTGGTTTGCTATTTCAAGTTTAGTCGATTCCGTCGGGGCAGATCCATCACCAAAAAGGTCAAAGGCACCATAAGGCTGTATCCTGGACAGCATGCCATAATCGAGAGTCAACCGCGCCCGTATGCTCGACTGTCTCGCCGAACGCGCTGTCGTTCTGAAACTTGAAACAGCCTCGCGCACCGACTCGAGTGAAACAGGTCCTTGTAATCCAAACATCTCAAGGGGCATCCTATCCGGATCGGTTATCTCCGTATCCAAGCCAAAACCAAAACGCTTGTTCCAATAGCTGATGATATCCATCGAAAGTGCTGTGAACGTCTGCCTGCGTTCGGCACCCTTCAGCCCTCCAAAATCGGGTGTGAACCCGCTAGTCGACAACTTGGGATAAATGAAATTGTATGCACGCCCGTCTGAAACGAAAAACGTGTCCAAGAACAAGGCATATATCACTTCCCATGGAGTCATGTTCTCAAAAACGGTAGGGAACCTTCTCATGGTCGGGGCCCCAAAAATGCTTGAAAGGGCAGCAGGATTGATGGTTATCTTTTGGTATTTCCACCAAGTCAAAATGTCACTGCAACTTATGGTAAACGTATTGGCACCACCGCTGTAGCTTTCCGACACGTTCGTTATCATACCCCAAAAAACCGGGTAGTACTGCGGTACGTAGCCTGTACTTTCATCAAGGAATCTGCCCTTCATATAGATCTTAACCTCCATCATGGGCGTAAAAAACGGCATCTTTACGCCGTTGGGGAGGTTGATGTAGTAATCCTCATGAAGCCCCTTGTATTGTGGAGCAACAACCGTAAACGTAGCCTTCGATGACCCCGGAGGATTTAAAGCGAGGTTGACATTGATTGATGTCACGCCACCACGTATCTCCAAACCTTTGAGATTATTAGTACTTACCGGCGAAAGTATTCGAGCTCCGAGCGCACCGTTTATAGAAACAAAAGCATCGGGGGCGAGGCGCAAAAGTCCCCTGCTTCGAAATTCATTTGGTGTAAAAAGACCAGATCTAGTCTCTGACATACTGCGCCTATTCGGTTACGATCAAAAGGGCACCTTTTGTTCCTGCGAACTCCACGAGAGTCCTTCTAAAATCAACGCCACCCATAATAATACACCCTTTAGAAGCTGTTTGATTTTGGTCAGTAGTATCACCGTGGATTCTAAATGCTGACGCCTCTCTTCCATAGCTGAAAACGTTGTTGTTTCCAACGGGTGTCAAATTAACCGTGTATGGACCAATAGTATCAACATGCGTTGAGTCAATAACCCAAACACCCCTTGGTATAGGACCCGCCTGGTACACTGACTCGAGGTTCGGGTTATTAAGTGCATCGCCTTTTCCAGAATAGCATTGCTGTGCAAACACCACCGTACCCGAAGAATCCTTACACGTAAAAAGACCAGTAGATTGTGAATATGTGCATGTGTACCCTGTCTTAAGAGTCGCCTGCAACTCTGGGGGCACGGGATGCGGTTCTGATCGAGCAGCATAATCGGGCATCTTAAGATAGGCTTCTCCGGTAGTTGCCGACAACTTGGGCATCTTGTAATACTTATTTAGCTCATTTTCGTCCATCCTAACCGTCTTTGTTAACTCCATATCGTCACCCTGTAAACTCACTTCTACACGCGGGTTCAAATCATTGTTATCCTTGCGTAGGTGTCCGTCAAAAGGGTCACCGCGGAGTCCCGCCACCACAAAATCGAAATTATAGCTAATCCTATATGGATTCAAGGCGTTGTCATCTATTGTGAAACTGTTGAACCCCCCAAGGTGGTCTGTACCGTCATACGATATCATTACAAAATCCATGACGTTTATCACCCTGCTAGTCCCGTCTTTCCAAAAAGTCTGGTCCGCTACGTCATTCAAAAAATAAGCACCGTTCCTCTTGAAGAACGAAATAAGTGCAAAAAGATTAGCGAAAGCCAACGAATTACGCCGATTGTAATTCGAGAGTCCTCCCGTATGTATCTTCAATCCGTCCACAGTGCTTTTGACTTGATTGGGGTTGTAATAAAACCCTGCGGAACTACCAGACACGGTTATTGTCCGAAGCTGATTCCCCCAATAAGTTGACACCCAACCTTTTCGTGTATAGACGTTCTGAAAAGCCTGCGAATGACCAAACTGTATATCAGACGGATTCACCATCAAATCCAGGCTATAGCGTATCTCATCGTTCTGAACATTGTACATCGATATCGAAAAAGGAACATAATTAGCCGGGGTGTGCACAGCCGTCATGTATGTCGTCGAGGAACTTGGATACGTCGTGCTTGTCGGGTCGGTGTGATAGTCCCCACCCTGCATCTTCACAAGCCCTCTCAAAGCATCAGTCGTTCCAATGGGATCGACTATCATGATTTATCTCCCACCCGCCAAAGAACCTTGTTTGTACACTGTCTTTTCCGACTTGAAAACCAAAGTATAGGTCATTCTATACGGTGATTTGCTGTCCTCCACAATGTCAAAAGTGTCCAAGTATCCCATACATGAAAAATAGTCGAAAGCAAAATTTATGTACAAGCGCTCTTTAACCATGCCTTCCCGGGGATGGTTGTTGACGAACTCAAAATTGTCGGGGTCATTCAAAAACTGTTCGACTACGGGATTGACAAAACCTTCTACTCTGAGGGATCCCACACTGCCCTCATAGGTTCTGTTGTCCTGCATGATGAACCCGTCATATGTGAAAAGCTTCTGAAGTTCTTTAAGGTACTTGTAGGGTTCAGTCAAACGGCGTGACTCGGCAACTAAACCAGGGTATCTTCCATTCAATGCGTAACCAAAAAAACTGAAAGATGACCCCGACATAGTTATGACATCTATTTCATCACCCCAATGTTCCTCGACCCACCTCGTAAGAGTCTGATATCTGTTGATCATTTTTGCAGAATTTATTGTCAAAGCCTCAGGATTGGGTGACATTTTCAAGGAGGTGACCACCAATCCGTTGCTCATTACTATGCTATAGGGCTTCATGTTTGAGTCAACCATGCGCAAAAACACCGGTATTTCGTTAGGCAACTTGCGAAGATATGGCCTTATCTCCCTTTCCTCCTTAAGCCCGAGATCGGCGTTGGAGACCTTGCGCATCACGGCGCGCGACTCATCGAAATACAAAACGGGGGATGATACGGGTTCTTGTATCAAGTCTTGGGTGTTGGTCGGCGTGACATCTGATAGGGACACTTTTATATCCTACTTTTTTCTTTGTACAACTTCCTGTTAACCACGTCCTCAACAGCATCGACAAACACCCTACGGTAGTCCTCGGGTTTTCCGTTCATCGGGGCATTAAAATTCAATTGAATTTCCCCTATGCTCATGCCTGATCCAGAAGGTCCTTTCATGATACCCGCGCCAAAATCCATAAGTTGGCCTTTACCCATCATTATTCCATCGGCAACTGACTTGCTGTCAACAACGAGATCTCCTTTTGAAACATTGACGATCCCACCCGATTTTGCCAAGAAATCTTGCGCCACGCGCATATTTTCCGCAGAAGCTTTCTTTTCTACCCCTTTCGTGTAAGACTCTGGAAGTTCCGTCATACCCGGAGCTGTTTCAGCAATTTCCCTAGTAGACAATTTTCCTGTTTGTTTGTCATACGTTGCTTCGTATTTTGTTTTTGTTCCCAACAAACTATTGTATTGTCTTATGGCTTTATTAACTTGCTCGTCAAGGTTATAGGCCACTCTTTCCAATTCTATCCTTTCTTCAGTGTTCTCGCCGGCCTTTTTTATTTTAGTTGCATACTCTTCTTGTTTTTTCATCCCGGCATCTATTTCGGTTCTTAAATTAACCAAACCCTCCAATTGTTCAGAAGCTAATTCCATTCCTTTTTTTCTAGCCTCATCCGTCATATAAGAAACATCCTCGTATCTAGACTCCAATACAGCTATTTCAGATGCGACATTTCCTATTTCGGTATCTAATGTAGAGGTGGATCTCTCAGCTTTAGCTTCAACTCCCCTCATACCCATAAGCACTTCTTGACGTTTATAAAGTTGTTCAGCATACGGCTGGGCGTGTGCAGCCTCTTCAGCCCTGCTTGGGGCGCCCTTATCCTTGGCCATGAATCTCTCTGCAATCTTAAACCACGAAGTAAGTACAGCAAGAATCCCACCAGCCTTGTCAGCTATATTTGCTGTTGCCAAAGCCACATTGGCCATCAGATTTGAACCCGCCAAAGCATACTTCACGTTCTCCTTACCTATATGAAGATAATCAGCTATAGGGGTCGTCTGCTTAACCATTTGGTCAAGGGCTTCATTAGAATATCCAACCTCTTTGCTTGCATATGTGCCATGCTTCATCGCGGCTTTTCCCCATTTTTCCGGGGTGAATGTTCCCGCAATTATGTCGTTGACGACATCCGCGAATGCCGCCCCCCCGTTACGAATCAATTCCAAAAGAGTACCTACTTCATTTGGGTCGAGGCCAAATTCTTTAGACGACAATCTTTTACCCACGTCTTCCATCATACTATCTACCGTCTGAAACGAACTCATAGTCGGATCTGTATAAAACATTTGGACGTCCCGTGCAAGCGCTTTTATGTCTTCTTTTTTAACTTTCTTAATACCCGAAGTAAGCAGATCCATACTGCTTTGGAATATGTCCATCGTAACATTTGCGCCCTTCGTAGCCTTATTTATCTCATCAATGCTCCATCCCATAACCTTTCCAAGGTACGCCATAGAACCCGTTATGTCAGAGAAAAAGTCGACCCCCGCCTCGTTCATTGCGCTTATGGCAGCCTCCATGGCCCTTTCTGCTACCATTTCCAAATTGGCGGCATAGTTTGTTATGTCCCGGGTGTTGAGTATTCTACTTATCTGTCTTTGATCCGTTCTTAACTGTTGACTTCTACGTTGCGCAGTTTTTGATGCGGCTTGACCCTCTGCCGTATCCGGAGCAGCCTTGATGATAGCCTCTTGATCCTCGATGGCTTTATTTATGTCTTTTGCCCTGTCAGAATACCACTTACGAATTTTGTCTTCACCGACTATGTTAACAAGGGCCCTTCTCTGGTCTATCCCCATTTTCTTAAAAGTACCCATCAAGTTTTCAACTGTTTCAGAAGCATCTTTGAACCCCATGGTGCCCGTTTCAACAAATTTTGCGAGCATGCCCGATGTGGTTTTCAAATGGTTGCCATAAAATGACAAAGACATACTTACATTCTCAACCACCTGGTAGAACTTCTGAGACGAAACACCCGCGACAGCGGCGCCGTATGACATCGTCTTGAACGCGTCATTCACGTCATCGAGACTGCTACGAAGGTTCATCATCTGTGAAGACATCATCGTACCCATCTCGCTGAACGACACCCCAAACTGTCTGCTAAGGCGGAACCCTTCCTCGATGGCCTCGTTATACCCACCCATTTTTTTCTTAACGCCTTCGAGCGACAACCCACCCGTCGACATCGCCTTGAAGAATTCCTGTATGTCAGAGGATTTCAATCCAAGCCTCATGTTACGGCCAACATCAAAAATCGAGTCGTTGAACTCCTTCATGCTCGTTCTTACGTTTTTCAGAAGAGCCGGAGAACCTGCCATCTCTCTCCAACTTTGGTTCAACTTCTTCATCATGCCATCAAGTTCATTGACAACGGAAACAACGGCCTTGAGTCCCCCTACCAACAAACCAATCCAATTAAGACCTTTCATTGCAAGCCCCAAAGCCTTCATAGCGCCGGCAAACGACATAACACCGCCGCCTGCATCTTTCATCATACCAAGCATGTTTTTGAAAGCGCCACCAATTTGTTCCGTCCCACCCATACCTGCTTTGAAAGCCCCTCCGGCCCCAGAGAGGGTTTTTGATTCTATTCCTACTATTTTACCTGCGCCCCCTGCAATGCCTCCCACACCTTTCCCGCCAAAGAATTCTTGGGACCACTTTTTCTCGGCCTCTTTTCTCACGTCCACAATATCGCTCTTCATGTTCTCGAGCATTTTTGTTCTCTCGCTGGCATTCTGGAGAACAACCTTGTGGTAGTCAGCCTCTTTCTTCATGAGTTGACTATAAAGGGCATCGCCTATCATGCCCCTTGCCTTCAATTCGTCCAATTGCTGTCTGTATAATTTGGTGGTCTGCTTTAGTGCCTCATTGTACTCGGCAACTGATTTTGTTTTCAAGGACGACACCGAGGAAGTCATTTTTCTTCCAACAGTGTCTATTTCACCTTGAACCAACCTTATTTTGCGCTCGGCTTTTTCCCAACCCTTCAAAGACGTAGCGACCACTACCTTCTGTTTTTCCAAAACATCATATTGTTTATTTAAAGACCCAAGGGTTTCTTCATATTTTTTAGAATTCTTGTCAAGCCTGTTTATGGCCTTGTCAAGTGCACGCTGTTTAGATTCAACCTCAGACAGTACATCACGGTGCACCATCATAGCATCGTTGAGTTCTCTTAACTTCTGAGGGTCTTGATAAATATTTGCCATCGATGACCTACCTTATTACCCTTGAACTGATCTTCTTGATGAACCTGTCATCTTTTTCAAGATGAGCATACGAACTCATATAACCTGGCGTATAATTTTTTGGTGCCTTGGACAATGCCTCAATTTCCTCACTTGTCACGCTACGCGACTCCTCGGCATCGAGATTCTGATCCGGAACATTCAAACCCTCCCGGAAAGCCGCCGCCCTTTCCGCCGCCTGTTTTTTTGCCGCTTCGGCTCTATCGCGCTGTTGCACCATCCATTTATCGATGAAAAGATCATGCTTGTCCTTCTCACCACGCATCTGCCTGTAAAGTTCGCGCACAATATCCTCACGGTTCCTCAACGGGGTCGTCCACTCGGCATTCTTCTTCTCCTGCTCAACACGCTTCTTGTCGTACCCCCATTTTGTTATCTCGACCCGCAAGTCCTTTAATTCATTCCTCTGGGTATCATAGTTGCGGGCTATCATCTTGGAGCCTTTGGCATTCATAGAGGAAGCAACCATGAGGAACAGATGGAACTGCTTATGGTAATCCTCCTCCTCATCCAACTGCCTGTTTATTATCGCCCAATTCTCCTGCACTGCATTTAGACCAGACAACCGCGATCCAGGCAATGAAAAAAGGCCGTCTTCCTTGTATATTTTCCACAAGTAACGCGACCTGTCCGTGTAACAATAACCCTCCAGATACTCCAAAACATCGAAATACTTACCACTCAATCCCAATACGGATTCTTTGACGGAAGACACCAAGCTGACAGGGGCTGAAGAGTACATCTCCATGAGCGCAGGCACGGCCTCCGATCTGCGATCGAGTAGGCTCTCACCATCGATGGAGAATGTGCAAAAAGCCAACTTGCATGTGAAATCGGAAAGAACATTGTTCCTATCCCTGAACATGTCAAGCATCGAGGATTCCTTGTCAGTCAAATTCTTCATAACAAGGTAACTTCCGTCAATCCTCAATTCAACGGTCAAAAAACCGTTTACGATTATGCGCTCGATGACCGGATAGGCCTCTTCTACATCCATAAGTCACCGCCAGGTCAAACCTTTGGCGCCGGGCTTTCATCCCCATGATCGTCAGGGAGCTTAACAAAATTTATCTCGGCATCAGGAGATGGTACCGCGTTGGCGGCAGGGGCTTTTACAGACAACTTACTCGCCAAAGCCTCCATTTCCTTCTTTTCCTTCTCCTTTGCTTCCTCCTCTGCCTTCTTCTCCCTGTCCTTGTTTTCCTTCTCCCGTTGCTCAGGGGTCTTGTACCACGAATAAGTGAGAGATTTTCCTATCTCCTGTTCCTTCTGCTCGCGGAGATCCACGTACACATCGAAAAGGCTCTCGATTACCTTGTGGGGCAGCCCATCAAGAATCTCGCGCACATAAATAGGCCTCTCCTTGCTTATCTCTTTGCCGTCTGGACCGGTTTCTGAAATCGTGTCTGGGATCTCCTCACCGTCCACTGACCGTATGGCGTATGAAAGCATGCTCTTCTGCATCTCGTTGAAGAACACAAGTCCGTCCATGTTCTCTGTGGGGAGCGCTTGAGCCTTCTGTTCGTCCTTGAACGAAAGGACCTGCAGGACGAATTTCACACCACCCAAGGTAGCCTCGGTGCGGAACTGGAACTTCATTTGGAGTTTTTTGATTGAATCAGGTATGGCCATGTGGATCTCCTTGCGCGTTATGGTACGCGCGAGCAAAATGGTTTAAAAACCGGCTGTCTGGGAAATGCAGATGCGGCGTGTCTTCGGGCAGGATATGGTATCTAATTTATGTTATTTAATCTGCATTGAAACAAGATACTATGTATATGTCATTTAGATATCACGACCTGCTAAAGCGCCTCTCTGCGCTTACCCTATGGCCGTTGCAAATCCAGGATTCGGTGCTGATATAATCCTCGACATGGCGAGCGTATTAAACATCTCCGAATCGTTGAACTCAATGTAATCAGCCGTTGGACTCTGGATGATGTCCGTGACGTTTACGGTGCTGCTCTCTGTCACAAGCGCCGCATCTGCCGCATAACTCGTGTTGTAATCCGACAGCCAGCAACCCTCGTAATACGTAATCATCGCAGACAAACCATGGTCGCCGTATGTTTCAACATAGTTACCATTAGGACCACTTCCACCAAGGTTGTCCGCAAAATGCTCGGAAACCAATCTGCTGATGACAACCTCTTGGACGATGTCGAACGGCCACTTGTGGTGACGAAGCGAACGCACAATACCATCTATGCCACCCTTGTACCCGAACACTTGGAATATCATGCTCAAATACTGCGCGGTCCTCGTCACAGCCAAAGTCATCGGTTCGGTAACGCCCGGGACGAGTTCGGCGACGTGATCGCCATAGCCCACTCCACGGACCGGCTCGATCGACCTTGTTTCCGATGGGTCGAACGTTGCCACCACGCCAATCTGCGTAGCCGCTTTTGCATCACCATCGGCAGGAGTCGCGTAGATCTTGTTCTTCTGACTTATGACCGACGCGGTTTCCGGCGTGACACCAAGTCGATGAATGTATGTGTCCCTGTCTCTTGCTGCCATGCGTTACGCTCCTTTAGATTATCCAAACAGCTTGCCGAGGGTATTACGATCCTCGTCAGTGAGTTCGACCTCGCCCATCGGTGACCCCAACTCGATGCCATCGAACGACAACATCGCTTCGGCTTCTTCACTCGCCTTCTTATCGGTCATCTTCTCCAACTTCTTGAGGGCCTTGGCGGTATCTTCAGCCGTATCAGTAGCTTGCTCTTGGGTCTTCTCGACCTTCTTTTCGGCCTTTTCCTCAGCCATCTGCTTGGCTACAGGAACTTCCTCGGCCTTCGGTGCTTCCGGTGCTTCTTCAGCCTTCGGAGCATCTTCCTCAGTCACGGGAGCATCAACCACAGCTTCGTCCTTCTTGGCAGCTTCCTTGCGGACGGCGCCTTGCGACTTCTTGTACATGTCGCTTTTGAGAGACTCGGAAAGCTTCGGTGTCTGCGGATCGGTCAGCGTCGCCGGCTTCTCCTGCTTCTTTTCAGCATCCGGCATCTGCTTCTTCTCGAGCTGACGGCCTGTATCGCAACAAATGGCCTTCTCCATGGCTTCCTTGCCGAGAACATCGGAGATCAAATTGCGAATGACAGCATCAGAAGCCTCACGGTTCCATGTGTTTCCTTCAGGATTCGTCAAGTCAGCCTCAATCTCAATCCCGGCCTCTTTCAAAACCTGGGTGAGCTTCGGGTTCTTCTTGATGATTTCAGCCACCTGCGGATCACTCATGAGGGCCTCAAGCGCGGCCTTTGGATCTCTCGGCTCGAACACCGGGACATCCGGTTTGCCTGTCTGCGCCCTGGCGCGTTCCTGTATTGCGAGTGTCGGTTTCTGGACGGGCTGTGCCACGCCAAATCCACGTACGTTCGCATCTTTGTCGTCCGCCTCGTAGCCGGCATTCAGGATGGAAGAAAACTTCTCGTCCTGCATGTGCTCAAGAGCATACGACATCGCCTCCAACTCACGGCGAATCGGGCTGCCATTGGCAAACACATCCGCGAGTCCGCCTATCCTCTTCGACAGTGCTATGCGGTCCATCTTTTTACTCCTTGTTGCTTGTTGTTTACTGCTTCGGCCGCGTCCTCGCCGGACGGCATAGGGAGCCGAAGCCCCCTATGCTACATTACAGAAACCATGTTAAGTGTGACAAGTATCCAATCAAGCTCGTGCACCGGCGAATAATAAGCCTCGACATCCACCGTGCTCGGGTCGACTGCATTCGGTGTAACCCTGATGCCCTTGAAGTTAGTGATTATCTCACTCTGCTTCAAAGACTTGAAATACGATCCAACAGTGTCCTGTATCTGCGGCAACACCCTCGGCAGATTCTTAATGCCGATGTACCGGCGCAACACCCTGCGCAAACCCTGCTGGATGAAGTGTTTGACCTCGACTATACGAGGATTCCTCGTCAATACGCTCGACACATCGCTCGTCAAGTACATCAGAATCGAGATAACTGGCGTCTGCTCCTCGAGAACCGTGCAACCAGCCTGTGCCACCTGGGCGGCCGTTACATTGTCGAGCCTGCGGTACAACCTCGTGAAACCCGTGACGCTCTGACCTGTCAGCGGTGTTGCAATGTCGTACGTCGGCGATACATCTGCTCCAGCCACCGCGCACGCGATAATTGAACCGTCCACCAAATACTCGACCGGGTTCCCGTACACATCGGTGATTGTATACACCGCCGCATCCGGGTAGATTGGGGTAAGTTTCTCAGTGGCCAGATTTCTCACGCTCTGGATGACCGTTTCGTAATCCGTCCCGATGTCAAACCCTATGATGCTCGTACGCTCATTACGGAACCTCTTGCTGCACTGTATCGCGTTCGAGGTCTTGAGGTACGAGTGAATCTCCGGATCCGTGCTCAAAGGCTGCATGAGCGATGGACGGAGACCGTTCGGAAGGGGCTCGTTAAAGGCATCGATGCCCTCGATGTAGTCGGCCACACTAGCGTCCGTGCCGCCAGCAGTCTTACGTATCTGCTTCACCGCGATAGCCCTCGCGCCGTTCTTGAACGCGACATCACAAGCTATCGTGATGCGGTTATTGATGTCGATCGGGCCGTACAGCTTCTGCACCTGGCCCATGTCCGTCACGAACTTGGTCGTGAAATCAACCTTGTCCTTGTCGAACGTGACATAATAGATGTCACCCACATCAGGCTCATTGCCGGACTTGTTGTACGTGTAGATTATCACCGTGTCATCTGTGTTGTCTTCAGCGACTCCGTCCGTGGACGAAACCGTCAAATTCAAACCAGGTATGACGCGTACGATGTTCGCGCTTGCCGTGACGTAGTATTTGGCCGGGCTTGTCGCGCTCGTGGGATCCCCAACATAGTAGTACACGAACGTGCCAACACCAGGAGCGAAACCCGTATCAGCGAATGTGACCCTGAATCCGGTCTTCGGATCGATATATGTCTTCCCAAGAGAACCTTTATTGTGATTGTAAGTCGTATCAGATCCGGTCTTTCCGGCAACTACGAACGCAGGACCAACTTGGGAGGTAACCGTAAAACCACCACCGACTCCATCGAAAGTGACCTTCACGCGTTCAGCCTGAGCAATAATTGGATCGACTTCAAAGCCCGGATTCGGGGAAGACGGGTAAACGGGGGCAATTGTTCCACCCGCCGCCACTTGCACATCCAAACCCCACCCGTTAAGGTTGGATTGGACTGTGTATTTGCCTACGCCTGCCGCGCCGGGAACCCTATTCGTGATCGTCCATGTATCATCACGCAAAAGGTTCTCGTATTGAGAGACATATACCATCTCCTCAAGAACCTCTGAAGGTGTCACAGCCAACGTAATGTTATTGCCGGAGATACTCAACACCGTCACAGGGCCGGCAAGTTTGGCCGCCGTCCATGATGTACCGATGTAAGCTGTTATGTCAGAAGGATTTTCGGTGGTAACACCCTTGCCTGTTCCATCCACAGGTGCAGAGGCAAGGGTGAAAACCTTGTTAGTTCCAAGATTGATCTTGTTACCATTGCCATCAGTAGACAAAATCGGGTTACCGGATCCATCAACCTTCCACACAAACGGGCTTGCCACACGCCCATATACGTATGTGTCCGACAGCCCTATCTCTACATTGTCCTCAAGCGGTTCGGAACCAGTCGTGTAGATACCAGCCTCTTCCGTCGCTGAATGACCCCAATGGATGGCATTCTTGGAACCCGTTATCGGGTCAATGCCAAGGACACAATCGTTGCCAATTGAGAAGTCATTAGTGTCTTGGCTGAGTCCGACCTTGACGAGCCTGTTGACCTCTGCAGCTGGAAGAATATCATAGGTATCCTGCCATGCGCTCGTGAAATACCACACGCGGACGTTCGACCCAAGAGCTGGAGCAGTTTCCAACGTGAAAGTACCAACAGAACCATCGATATTTGTCACAGTCGCTTCAACGTCATCAACCTTGACTTTGAGAACCTGAACTGTTACTTCGGTTTCATCGCCCGGGACACCCGGTGTAGGATTGTAAAGGATGACGACCGTTTTTCCGATGTCGCTGTCTGTCGCCGACCCACCACCATTGTCGCCCTTCACTATCCTGCTCGATACAACCTTGAAGGTCTTGTTGGTGCCGTCAGCCTGCAGGGACACATCCTCGTTTTCGATGTAGGTGTCGCGACGCTTCATGTAGTAGTTCGCGCGGATTTCAGTTCCGGCAGGCGGCAATCTCTGCAGAACTACTTCACCGGTAAGTCCGTTGACCGAGTTCACCGCGACAGGTACACTGTCCACCGTGACGATGACGGCATGCGGGTCATTGGTGACCTTGCCGGTGCCATTCCCGGTAACGATCGGGTAGTAGTTTACCGTGAAATTCTTGTTGGTCCCTGTGAACTTCGCTGTTTCATCTTCCTCAAGAATCAGATTGTCAGCGATGTTCGAAGATCCTCTGACAACCTCGAAGTTAGAGACACGAGTCTCTTCCGACGAGGTGCCCACAACAGCGGGGAACCGGATATCTCCGGACGCGGTCGTTCCCGGGGCTTCAAGCCTAGTTTCGACTATTACGCTCGGGAAGACAAATACTTCAAGGGGTCCCATGGCCATCTCGCCTTCTCCTTTTTATTACATCCATGACTTGGTCGTTGCTTAATTTTTTCATCTTATCTGTATATAGGACGAGGCGATATGATTTCTTATCTCATTTTACTATTAGAAGGTTATTACCATCTCCAAGCCATTTTCAGGATTATTGTCCTGAATGTAACTTTACGCATCATCTGCGATGGCTCCAGGACCGTCAAATTGATTAATTCCCTTCTTCATACGTTCGGCCCGGTGTTCAGCCAAAGCCTCGCTGTATTCCTTACGAAGCTTTTTAGTACTTGGGTCGCCAAGCGCCTCCACAGGCTTGTATGACCCGTCTTTATTCCTTGGCACTTCTATCTCCTGAGGCTTCCTCCCCGCCCAGCGCTTGTTTTTCCTCGTCTCGAGCCAATTCCAGCGCTTGTCGGCATCCGCACCTACTGCCTTGTCTATCTCCTTGGGTGAAACGAGCGTGGCGTTCCTGTCAGCCTTCACCGATACGCCAAACATCGTCGCCTCAACCCTTTTTGAAACCTTCCCGCATTTCGGACAGGACTTCTGGTCGTCCCTAGCAATGTACGCAATCAAATCCTCAAACTCGTGTCCGCATTCAGCGCACTTATAGACGTACAGCGGCATCTGGATCCTCCTGTTATTTGTATGTCCATGTACGTGCCAACATGGCACGTGAAACCACAAGTAATACTAAGCAACCAAAATGAGAAGAGTATTTCTTTGACATTATGGAGCCATCACACATATTTAGGATACCCCGTCTTTGGATATTTCACCTCGAAAGGATCCGTCAAAGGATTTATCTGTAACTCGAAAACCTTGTTGTCCGGAGTCACCAAATATTTAGTCGTCTTCAAATAGGCATACAACTTGACATCGTAGTCCTCGATATCCCACAACATCGGAACGAATTTCTTCCACTCTGTCATCATCTGCAACGAAAGCGATTGCTTATAATAATAATCATTCGTGTTCGTATCGTAGATCTCCTCGGACTCACCCGTCTGGTCAAATTCTTCTATGGTTAAACCCTCATCAACGAGCAAGTATCTCCGGTTACCCCATATCTCGTGGATGAGATGGTCAGCCATCTCGGCGGATTCTTCAGGATGCCTGCTGAACACCTCTATATCAAACACCATGTTGTAATGACCCATGTACACGCTTGCAGAAAGTTGCCTGTCCGGGTAGACTATCACCACGACCTTGTCTCCCACCTCGATCTGTTTATTGAAACAAAACACCACTCCGGGGAGGGCATCAGCATCGTAATGTAACGGATCGGGAATAACAAACGGACCCATGGTAGGAACGACATACCGATAGTCAGCAAAAAGAGTATATCCTACGGACAGAGGCTGCAGGAACGTAATGAGCCCATCGGTGTCCAATGTATAATCCGTACCCTTCACGAGATAATACTTTTCATCGCTGACACCCCTCATAAGATAGAGAAGGTCAAAATCACCGTGAAGACCTGTATGGTCGAGATTAGCCGTCAACTCCGTACCCGTGGTAATCTCTATGACCTCCTCCTTTTTTATCTGAAGCAAAGGGTCTATCACGTAGTGTCCGCTATCCACTATTTCTATGTAGTACCTTCCTGGGGCGCTAAAGATGCCGTAGTAATAAGTAACGGTGAGCGTGTCACCCACCACGGGCGCCATGGACAGGACAATCATACCGCGGGAGCCGTCCACAAAATCGGCGTGTACGGTTTCACCGTTCAGTTTAAGTTCCACCTGCCGGAAGTTATCAGCCACGTCATCGTTGTTGTAACCCGCGAGGATCGGTTTATGTGTGGTGTAGAAAAAACGGTTTGTCCCGTTGGTCGCCGTGCCGGTTATCTGGCTTGAAAGATCCTCATCGGCGGCCTCTGCAGATGTCTTTTCACGGTTCTCCCACACCCACTGCATGAACCTCCCGGGATGGTTCTCGGCGCGCGCAAGGGAAACGTAACTCTTCATGGTGTACGCAAAATCGTCTGGAGACAACTTTATCCTGGAGGAACTGGTGTTCCTGAGCACCACACCGCGTTCGGGCCTCTCCGTGTACGGGAACTTATGGTAAACCTCGGTACCCTTGAAATTGTAATGTTCATTGATGGAACTGCGCAATTCGTACATGACTCTGCGCTTAACCGCCGTAAGTAGATTGATATCCATCATAAAGGGAACCGTCCCTATTGCAAAGGCCGTGTATAAGCCAGTATGATTAGGAGGATATTACGAAAAAAGGCCGACACGGATGTGCCGGCCCCCACAGAAAACCTGAAGTTAAAAACTACCGCAGGACGTGTATCTTTGGAGAAACACCCTTATCTGTACCAAAAAGCAAAACATTCGAAGCTATCGTCACCGGGAGACCAGAAGACACCCTTTTCCCCTGAAGATTGAAAAAATCACCAGATGACCTGGACGCTTGACCTCTCGTGCGCACCGCTTGGCGGGGTATCACGGACACCGCCGTGTCAACGGATCCTATACCACTTTGGAGAACAAAATCACCCCAATAATTAGCATCTCCGGACCACGGGTCCTTACCCAACCACCGCAGACAGTCGGGGTCGGTGTTGTCGCCGTCCTTGTCATTGTAGCCTCCGGAGAACCCCAATTTCATGCCATCAAGCACTGTCCCCAACGGCAAGCCCTTCCCAAAATGAACCCACGGGAAGAACCATTCCTGTGCTTTTGTTGTCGCATTGATTGCTATGACATCGATATCGACTTTGTACAGCGTAGAAAGTTGCGCCCAATCGAGGCCAACCGTCTGCCAACTCCACAGTATCTCATCATAATAGGCCATGCGGCATCCAGCAGGCGGCGCCGAGGCACCCATCCACACCTGGAACTGTTGGGTGGTATATGTGAGCTTCGAGTCATATAGGCCGATATAACACCCCGTACATGTCCATATCGCATTTGCATCCATGGCATCAAAATAAAAGTCAATGGCGTCTGCACCCCAATCATCCGCCGAAGCCCTGTCCACCCATGTGTTGTCCTTAACCTCTGAAAGCATGTACAATCCCTTGGAAGTCGCCGCCGCCTTGATGGTTATGACAGCATCATCGGATCCCACGAACCCACACCTTTCGGGGTAGCAGTCATCCGGGGCTATCATCTCAATGTAGTCCTTCCCGGCCCAATCTGACCAAAACGATGAAATCACACCGTCCCGGATGCCCGCAGGCGCCCCGATGACAGGGTAAACACACAAATTGGCATCGTAGGGGTCATCACAAGCCTGTCCGATGGACAGGGACACGAGGCAAAGCAACACTGCAGCAGAACGAATCATAGGCACCTCCCATAGGTTAGGTTCTACAGGAGATATACAGCAAAGAACGTTCCAACCAAAGATAAGGCTATTCTGTCACAAAAAAGGCATATAAAATGTGACATGCCCGTAATCAGACAACAGCACTGCCAGGAAAGGTGGCAGCTATCTCATTACCAAGCGCACGAACAGCATGGTGAGGAGAGGATCTTGGGCATCGACGAGTTTCTTGGGGTTTACCCATTCGCACCAAGCTTTTTTCTCGAGTTCGGACCCGTCCCCTTCAGCCTTCACCTCGGTCGCATCGTTTGCATCCACAGCAAACAAATGGTAGACCGTGTCAGAAGACTTCACACCGTAGCACGTGCCAAGGCTCTTGATTTCAGACGGATCTACTTTTAGGCCGGCTTCCTCATGAAGTTCGAGCACGGCCGTAGCCAAAGGATCAAGTTTTCCTTCATCATCCTTTTCCACGCCGCCAGTGATAGAACTCATGACGGGCTTCATCACCCAACAAGGGGTGACCTCCATGCGCACCATGACCTCGGTGACGTTCCCCTCGGAGTCAGTACGGTATGGGAGGATGGTCACTATGTGTCCATCGCACCGAGTCTCATGCGAGTAGACGTAACCTTTGACACCTTTGTCGGGGTCGACCATCTCGCGCAACTCGACCCACTTGTTACCGCAAAGCTTTTTGATCATCGCTTCACCTTCTTGGCCTTCCGACCCTTCTTGATACGCGCAAAAGACTTGTCCACAGCGGGTTGTGCCATTTTGTTCAATTCATCCACAGAACAAGCACCACCGGAATTCATAAGACCACCGAGTTCTTCCTTCGACATGGGCATCGGATCTAATATGGTGTGGAAGCCTTCCGGGTTCACCGAATGGTCAATGCAGACACCCGTGATGGACAAAATGATCTTGGCACTTGGTATAAGAGAAAAAACTTTGTCTGACCCTGCCTTGAAGATGGACGTCACGTTCCTTTTCTCGTGTATATAAATCTCGTCCCAATCGCATTCGTATGTCCCCAGAGGATTAAGGGAGTCCGTTATCGTGATGAGGTACCGCTTTTTGACCACAGGGGTATTTGTTATGTTGGTTGACATATATTCCTCACTCGTTCATTGCCACAATGAGAAGTCCCTTGGCTATCATCTATGAAGACATCGTGTGATTCACAAATTTGACAATTACTTGGTAGTTCGTCACGATCACATAGTCAGGATCACTAATAGATTTTTCCACTTGGGCAACAAGACCTTTAATATCTTTCTCGTTCAGCCTTGGTGCAAAAACAAGCAAGACGGCTTCAGGATGCTCGTCTATCTCCACGAGGTCCCAATTCACTTCATAATTTGTCACTATAGAATGGGAGGAATTTGACAAAGCTATTTTAACTTCCTTCGTAAGATCCTTCAAATCCGTTTCTGAAATCCCATCCGCCCAAACAACTCTCAGATATTTTTTACTCTTTTTCTTGTTTGACATACTGTTCTCCTATTCGTTCATGGCGGCGATGAGAAGTCCCTTGGAAACATCATTGAGTTGATCCTTGGCAAGACGGATCTCCGAGATGTTGACAGGGAACATCGAACGTTCCTTCTCAAACTCCTTTTTGAAAAACTCGAGGAAATTCTTGGCTAGAGATGTGCCACCACTGATGATCCACGGTATTCCGTCAGGCAATTCGATGGTGCTGTTGTCCTTCTTGAACTCCTTTTTAATCGAGTCTATAACATTGTGGATGAGGTTCCGGTAGTATACCACGATCGCCTCACGCTCACGCAATCCCTTTGGATCTCCTGCGGTCGGATCGAGCAAATCAACACCCTTTTCCTTGATGGACATAATGCGGGTGGCAGTCGTACCAACAGCCTTCGCCGATGATTTGTCAATCCAATCCCCAGACTTCGACAAACTGAATGCCATACCAACCATCGTTTTGTAAACAAGAGCCGTATTTACCATCCCCGCCCCGAACGAACTGGCTAAAGCCGTGAAACCGTCTGCCGCGCAATTCGCGTAGACGATGGCAGCCGCCTCATTCATGGAAGTGGCCTTATACCCGAACGACTCGATGATTTTCTTGAACATAGCCTCGTGGTAAATGACGTCCATGTCCCTGTCGATGGCCTTCGCAGGCACCGAGAAGAAAACCTTCTCATCCTCCACGGACGGGGCCTTGAGGATACTCTTGAGGAGAATGACGAGCATCCTCTCCGCGTCCAATTCTCCTGCCGAGATGACACCTTGGCTTAAGGGTCTCCTTGCTTCCCGCTTCAAGAGGTTGGCGACACTCAAAGCCGGCTCACCCACGATATAGATGGTATCGCCTTCCTGCACGTACGACACGTTTGACATCTTCAGCATGTTGAGGACTGACGCTTCAGCCTCGATGTCAAGGAACGCGTCACGCACAGAATTTACCGACACTTGACCACCTTCTTGTTTGGCACATGCCAAATAGCAGGTCCCAATGTCTAAGCCCAGAGCACACATAGCAATCTCCTTGTTAAATTCTCTTTTCAAGGAGAGGGATCTTTTTGGATCCCTCTCCCGTGGTTATTTTCCTAATCGATATTCTCGAAACCGAACGCCGACAGCTTGTTGATGTCCAACTTGTACGACCTTTCGTCATCGAGGTTCCTGCCGATGAGTTCCAACCGACGTTTCTCCTCGTGCAACGAACGGATCGCATCCTGTATCTCGCCCACCTTCCTCATGTACTTGTCGATGATCCCGCGGAGCGTGCCAAGGCGCGAGATGGCCTTGTCCTCCTCGGTCTCCTCGTCATCCCAATCACCCTCGTCCGAATCCTTGGGGTGCTCAAGGAACGACTCATTGAGCTGCGGCGAGTAGTACGCTGAAGATCCCGATATTCCCTTCTCTCCCGTCGAGCCACACAGGCCTTGGATTCCCGTCACTCCCTGTGCGTTGATGGCGTCATAACCGTACCTGGATGAGCCGATGGTATCCACGACCCCGCGGACGATATACCTCTCCTTGCTCATGAAGTCATCGAGTTGACTGAACTCGCTCTGGAACTCATCGAACCCCTCATCGAACACCAAAGCCTTCTTGCCAAGTTGCTTGCGAGTCTCCTCGTTGAAATCGTCCACAAAATCGAACCTTTTGCGCATGAGGCTCTCAACGACCTTCGTCGCCTCGGCTATCTCCCGGTCGATCGGGCGCATGTTCGCGCGCCTCTCGTCCTGTCGGAGGATCTGGAACTTGTCCATCTCGCGCAAGACGGAACGCTTCTTCTCGATGAACGTCTCCATCTTCTGCACCATGCCCTCATATTGGGCAATCTTGCAGGAGATGGCTGCTATCCTAGCTGTTATGGCTCCTTTGATTTCGGCACCTGTCTTTTCAAATAGCATGCCAATGACAGTGTTGCCGACAGCAGAAGCGGAACACAACGGATCGTCTGCACTGATCTTGATGGGTGGCTTGTACTCACTCATGGTGAGACTCCTTCTGAGAGTGTGGTGAAGCTACTCCCAGCTCCGGAGAACAAGCGCCCTGTGAAAGGTCTATCATGTCTTCCCTGGCTGGATATGATATTTTTACTTCTTTAATTTCTTCAAAGCCGCCAAGCTATCGTCAATGTCACTTTTAGAAGTCCCCACGGCACGGACGTCAAGCTTGATATGTGTGTTCCCGTCTTCAACAGACACTGAAGGCACATACACCTCCTCGGGCCTCACAGGTTCTGCTGCCTTTGTAGAACCTGAAGTACCCGCTTTATCTAATATACTTTCGAGCCTGTCCAAAATCGAAGTATCTTTCGTGTTCGTTTCCACCTTCTCTGCCAACTGCCGGACAGCCTCCGTAAGTGACGAGTCCCCACCGGATTTAGACAATTCTGATATTCTCTGCTCAAGTTTGGCTATCCGCTCAAGAAGTACGTCCACCACGGCCCCACCGGATACTGGAGTGGCCTGCGATGACATGGACTTCTCCATGGCGTTGAGCTTCTCGAGTAAAAGGTCAATTTTAGGACTTTCCTTAGACACAGACTTTACCTGGCTCGGTTGAGATATGACGAAGTCCTGGTCGACGTTACCATACTCCTGTAACTTGGTGAGTCTACCTGACTTGAGAGCCTTCCTCAAATCTGTGGACCGGGCATATTGAGCATCGGAGAAGAACTTCTGTTGCTTGAAGTATACAAAATCACCCAAGTCGTTGAGGTCGACTCGCTGTGGGTCATTTCCTATTACGAGGATCATTGGCATCCAAGGGGTATGTGGATATCTATATAAACCGGGGCGCGGTTACCCACGCCCCGGTTGGATTATTACAGGTACTTACCAACAAGTGACATGAAAGATTCATCACCGGCTTTCTTCGGGAACTCGAATTTCGGAACCCGGTCCTTCGGGATGTTCGGCTTCCCGTCATCAGGCTTGTCCTTCTTCTTTTTCGGGGCCTTCTTCGGCTCTGGTTCAGATTCCGCAGGAACTTCCTCAACAGGAGCCGGTGCCTCTTCGGACGGGGCCTCTTCGGACGGGGCTGTCAAATCCTCAACATCCTCATCGCCCTCATAGTCCAGATTTATATCCTCGTCATCCTCTGACGGAGGCATCTCATCTGTCGGCGCAGATTTTGGTTCCGCGTCCGGGGCTTCCTCTTCTTTCGGGGGCGCCGGAGGAGGCGGAGGAGCCCCAGGGGCCTTGTCATCCACTTTGGCAGGATCTTCAAGTGGGATTTCCTCGGCAGGCTCGTCTGCGGACTCGACATAATACTTTTCGCTGCTATCTGTGGGGATGTACCTCATATCGCCGCCGCACGCCGGGCAGGCAATTACATCATTTACCGTCACGGCATCCACATCCTGAACGCCACTCTCCGATGCCACCTTAACTCTCTTGTTATTGATGGTGGCCAAACTTGCGGTGTGATTGCACGCATGGCACACAAAGAAACTTTCCTCGGATGCCTGCTTGTCAATGGCACCGGCTATATCAAGAAGCTTCTGGGCGGCTGTCTTGCGATCCATGTCTGATACTCCTTGTCTTACGGTACGACATATGCCTCGTATATCACTTGTACATGAATAGGATATTAACTCAGGCGAATATCCTCTCCAAAGTGTTTGAAATAATGTCCAACTCCATCGCCTCCTTCAGTAACCCGGCCGCCTCCAAGGCATCAGCCACCTTATCAAGCGCAGGCACCAACGGCCTTCCCTGCGTGAACCCGGGGGCTGTGGTGTCATATATGCTCTTGATAGGCTCCAAAGCCACGGTCATCCCAAGATCCTGCTTCTTAAGGTAGTCCACCATGTCACCGATAAGGCCTTCAGGTGCCTGCATGTCAAAATGCCTGTGTCTCGACAAAGTCTTGACTCCCTGCAGAGGATCGCCCAATTTTGGTTCAGAGTCCTGCGCGAAGAACCATATCGCCGACTCGGCATCGTCCTCGAATTCGGATTGATCGGATCCATAAAGGTTGAGGAACTTTCCCTTGAGGGAATCCATCATGCGTTCCTTAAGTGCCCGTGCCTGGTTCAAGTCGGCGGCCTCAATTTGCTTGAACAACAAATCCAAACGGGACGCCAACTTCATTAAACCAAGTTTTCTCATTTCCGAGGATATCTTGTAAAAGGTAATCACAATTATCTCCTTTTAATTGTTAACTTGCAACCTCTATGAAAAATATTAGTCAAATACAATCGATAGGCGTGTCCGTCAACATCCAATTTCGATAGACTGTATTCACCTTTCCCAAAAGTATTTCATCGACAACTTTACACAAATGTCTTATAGCTTTGTGTTCTTTTATCTCTTGCTCTGAATATCTTAAAACAAAATCGTTATGTAACGCGAGAATACTTGAGCGATGTTCATCACCATCAACCGTATTTCCCTTTAATAGACTATTAGGGCCGTGAAAAGCTTTTCCATCGCAAAGTATGCATATTCTGTGTGAACCAATGTTCAATACAATATCGGTTTCCAAACGCCAGTACATGCCTGTTGAAGGCTCCAAAAGAGTCTTCCACACATTGCACCTGATTATTGGAGAACAAAAAGCAAGGTTATCCTTTATGTCGTTCACAAAAAATTTCTCCAAACCATTCGGTGTACGTTTGAAAAACGGAGATTTAATAACAGCAGAAGACTTCCAACGAGCAGTATGGAGTTTACCTGTTTCTTTAGTTGCCCGACACCGTATTTGGTGGCATCTATTTTTGTATTCATCATGGGTCATCATTCGGTCAACCACCGACCTTACGTAACCGTAAGACAAACCGTTACTTGAACACAACACATGCATAGGAGTGTTTTTGTCAAGTATCTGCGGGTATAATTTTTCCGTCAACTCGGTCTGCAACACCGACTTACTAATAGATTTATTTTTGGCTCTTTTTAGCCTCAAAATTTCGTATCTATGCACATCATATAGATGATCTCTTTTTTTCTTTTTTTCTAAAGAAACTTTTTTACACTTATTGCATAAGGCTCTAGTTGTTTTAGGGGAAGCCCATATGGTGTCGGGCTCACCACAACTATAGCATTTGATCAAAACCATCTGCTTTGGTATTTTTTTATTATTTGATGACCGACATATGAAACAAATATTTTGGTTTAAACTTCTTTTGTCTATTGCACGACCACAAACTGTACAAATTTTCTTTTTCAAAATCGTGTTAGCATACTGAACGTGTTTTGCCTCGCGCGTTCGACGCAAATGGTTTGCAAGACCATAACGGCTATAAAACACCATATTGCAACCTAAGATAGGACATGTATGCATTGCTCTAAAACCTGAATTAGCCTTTCTAACCCTAATATAGCAAAAAAAGGAAAAGCATACACGATATTTTCGAAGGTGACGGTTCTTCCGCGCAATTCGTATTGATCCGGTATTTCAGGTTTGTTCGGTATCGTCGGACTTGCCTGAGTCGGGCGCACCTCGCGGTACGCGTTCCATGCGGCAGGCACACCAGACTGTCCTCCGTCTATAGGAACACGATATCTGACATCGTTGTGGTCGAGTGGCGCCATCGTGAAGTGCTGTTGAAAGATGGATCCACGTTGACCCTGTGGATTGACGTGCGCGATCGTGTACCTGTCATTGTTCTGGCGCACGATGAAGTCACGATCATTGATGAGGGGATAGGGGCCTCCCCACGAAGCCCAATCGTAGTTCACGTGTAGCCCAACGTCTTGGAGTTCGACAATTTTCTCTGTCTCCGGAGGTGCTACGATCCAATCATACGGACCGTAATATCCACCTACATATCCGGTGCCGTAGCACTGTAAACAGCTTGCCCTTCCCGTCCTGTACTCTTGATCCCAACACGAACATAGTTGCCCCGCCCATCGCCGTATGAAAAGCTTAACCCTCTCCCCGCCTTGCTCAAGGATGAATCGGTTACGGCGTATCGACTCCGCCCAAATCCAATCGATCCTCTCCATGTCGTAGGGGCTGACAGCCACCACTTGATCCAATGGCGTTTCCATAAGTTGGTCGTTGCCAGGACATGTCGCCAAAGAAGTTACCTTGTAATACACCTTGCGGTTTATGTCGGTCTGTATCCAATTGTTAAGATGCGTGTACGACACACGAATCTCTCCCCCAAGCGCGAGGTTGGGGAGAATAGGGTCATCAAGGGTGTTCGTGTTGTGGTTGTAGAACTTTTTGTTGATGAGGAATATCTCACCCGACTCTCCCATGACCCTGAACGCTGGCACGGTGACCCAATCACTGGAGGAAGTCTGCTTCACCCGCACGACCACATAGGATCCACTGTCGCAAATCTTTCCATTCGTGCCAGGTATAACGAGCGGCTTGTTGTAGGTGTGTACCACCCAATCGCCCGTCGCGTTCGTGCCTGCCACCAAACGCCCACCCGCCACAGGATCCTCATCGACCACGGCAATCTCCGTAGTCTGATCCCTGTAGAAAAGAATACCAAGGGGCGTGGTCGTCAACTTCGTGTATGGTCCTTCAGGAGTGTCATAAGCTCTATAAACGTTCACACCCACGAAACCCATGCCATTGTTCTCGGCGTACAAGGAAGGGTCATCCCACCGCACGTCAAGTACACCTATGAGGTACGGGCTGGTGACCGTGGGGTTCTTCGGCCCAAGGGGCAACGACAATGGCGTGTCATTGTTCCAACGGTAGGGAAGCCTGTAGTCAGGCGCACCGTAGTTGTGAATGAAATTGTGCGGGCCTTCAGTCATCTTTTCTCCTACATCCCCAACGCAACCCTATCAACGGCCATGATTTCCTTTATCCAATCAGCATGTATCACAAGGTCACTGGCGTATCGCCAGTTGTACAAGGTGATGGACTGTCCTGGCTGATCAAGATAAGGCACCCACACATACCCACCACCGACCCTCGTCGCCGTGGTGTGTGGCTTCGACCACAGCACACTGTCTGGTCCAAAACCAGATAGTGCAGGGCATTCCACGGCATCCACGTAATGCGTAATCCTGCCCGTATCATCAGACACCCACGCAAGCATATGCCACAATCCATCAAGAATGTCCACATCTGTGGTCTGCTTTATAAGAGCCGACCGTGAACCCCGAAATGCAAGATAATGATCCCCGGACGTGGTGTCGGCCGCTATCTCGAAATACATGGCGGCCTCGCTACCGCGTACATCTCCGTTGTCGTCAGACACAGCAAGTGGTATCAACGACTCCCCGGAAGTACCAAACAACGGATCCTTCACCCACCCCATGCACGTGAAACTCGTACAATATTTTATGGACGGTGGTGTGATAACCACTGCAGGGGACACCGAAACACTGACGTCCATGTAGGCCACTATCGCATCAGGTATAGTAATACTCCCGGTGCCGTCACCGTTCGTCGCATCGAGGGTAACATCGTAACCACCGACCTCGGTGTATGTGTGGACGGGGTTCTGATCCGCGCCTGTTTCACCGTCCCCGAAAGTCCACAGCCACGATGTGGGAATCCCAGTGCTCAAATCGGTGAATTGCACATCGAGCGGCACCGCGCCGTAATATGGTATACCGGTGAACCCTGCAATTGGAGCGGTCATCTACACCCCTTATACTTGTATTGCAATGTTTCGTCTTTATCAACTAGGGCCATATAGCACTACAGGAATCAACCACTCACCCAATTGCGTCGACTCTGGACACCTGGTGCCGAGAAAGGTCCAAGGGCACTTGATATCCCAATTCCGTACCTCGGTTGTTGAAGTCCTTTTGTGATTTTTATTGATTCTTTAGCCTGCGTCACCGCCTCTTTGAACTCTGTCAAGAAGTTGTTCTTCATTGACTCGTATTTAGAGGACTTCTCAAGGTCAAGAGAAACACCTGATATGCTGTATCCGTACTCATCCGCGATCCAATTGAGTGCCACCGCCGCGCATGCGGACGCCGCCGCGCGCATGAGCACCGTGGTCCTCCACCTGTCCGGCATGGTCGTCAACGTGATACCCGTTACAGGCGGGTATGAATTGAAGAGGTCGGTGGCCATGATGAGGAACTCTACGAGTTCCTCGTCTTCCCATATGTACCCGAACACGTGTGTCTGTGCCTGCAGAAACTTCTCCGATGACGGCGGCCGAAAGCGATAATTTCTATCAGGATTAAAATCTCTTAATATGATGCGCAAACGCCGGATAAGCATGTCAATGGTGCTGTCACCCGTAACGGACGTCACGATGCTTTCCTTCACGATATTGAAGGCCTGGACGGCCTGCACCGTGGCGGATGTCGGCGTCTGTTTGAAGTTCCAGCGCACAAGCCAATCGCCTATGTTGGCGTCGAGGGGGATGGTAGCATCCACATAGAACTCCCCGGTGCCTGACGTGGCGGGTATCCTGTCGGGTGCCCCCATAAGCACCTCAAGCCCTGTCGTGTCATCAAACAAAGAATACCGTATATAATACGGATCTGTAGGCACGCCGAGGTTGTTGCGTATGACGACCTTGAGATCTTCTGCGGTGAGTGTTTGTCCCGGCTTGTACGCTACTGACATGGGGGGTTCTCCTGCACGATATCTGATAGATACTTGCCAACTACTGAAGCCCTCCGGGCATGCATAGATCCTTCTAAAATCCACCCGCGGCCACCGGAATCAATGCGGTTTTTTGCGGATCGATAGAAGGATTTGAATAAAGTCTTGAACAGTAGTTCCCTAAAAACGGTGACGGCATCATCGGGAGTGTTCGCCTTGGCCATTTTGGCTATGAGTTCATCTTTAAACGCTGCGAGTTCTTCCGTCTTGAACCCTCTCCACACATCGGCGAAGGCATTCTCGAACCCGACCTCGAACATCTTCAAATGGGGTATATTCGCACGGTCGTCCATCTTGTTTATGAACGAGTATACCACACTCTTTTTATCATTTTCGTCCAGATTGTGATAGTCTTTGAAATTTTCTGCATAAAGCCTTCGGGCATCAATCTCGGGCACCAAACCGTAGGACACTGTATCAACCGCATCCTGTATGTTTACCGGCTTAACAGGGTTCGGGTCTAAAACGCTTTTGCGTTGTTCTGGGGGCAGGGAGTGGACGGGGGGCAGTTTGAGTTCGTCACCTCTCGGCAACTTCACCGTTTCCCACTTGGCCGTTTTGGAGGTGCGCCTGGCAGACTTCCATACGAAATCGGCGGCCCAATCAGCATCATCACCAAATTTGTCAACGAGCGCCTTGAACGCCCCCAACAAATTTGATGGCCCGTGCAATACGGCAGCTATAACGAGGTCACTCATGGGTACTCCTCATGACATATCAGCTTGTATCAACAGGCTATTACGATTTATGTTGACAGACGGGTCTTATTTTAGTATATTATGTGTGGGAGGTAAATATGGACGAGAAACAGGCAAAATCCCTTCTTAGCCACCTTGAGCGGGTCCTCGGCGAAGGTGTATTCACCGATGAGACTTTGGAGTATTTTACGCTGTACGACCATATCCGGTCTATCCTTAAATCCGAAGGGTTGGAAAGTCTGCGGGTGTACCTCCGCGAGAACGCCGATTTAGAGTATCGTGAAGGGTATGTAAACAACGTACCTTTTTCAGAGATCTATGACATTTTGTTCGGGGACATATCCTTCACGCCGGTACACCTCAACAAGTACCACACCCTGTGTGCGTGGCGCCTTGCACAGACAAAAGGGGGGCTGGAGATTAAAACCCCCAGCCCCGATGACCCCGTTTGAAAAAAGACTAGCTCTTCACCGAACTTTGCTTCTCGCCGACAATCGTTCCACTCGGAACTGTGTGGACGTTAGTGACTGTCACTTTGTCCTTGTTCTGCAGATGCGGCCATGCCGGTGGAGCTGTCCTGTCTTCCTCAACGAATCCTGCCATAGTGCGCCTCCTTTGTTATAAACAAACGCTATTCACTTACATCCTCAACTTCAACTAGAAATTGGGCATCCGCGGATCTCGATACGAATAGAATTGCGCCTTGGACATTGACCGCTTCGATGACTTCCTCAAAGCAACTTCATCGATGGTGTCCTTGAAACTATAATGGATTTCAGACAATTTCTTCAATCCCTCTTCGGGGCTTATTTTTAAAGATTGGAGAAATTGCTTCACTTTTTCGGAGCTTACCGTAATTTTATCGGGAACGAACTGCTTTTCATCGCTGACATTGACTTCATATTTTTTGGAAGGAGTCAGCTTATCCAAAGAGGATTCGATGAGTTCTTTGCGGATTATGACATAGATCCCTGGTGAGATGGAAAATTGGACCTCGTTCAATTTGATGTTATCTCCAAACACAGCATAATATTCGGGGAGTGTCACCTTGAATTTACTGTTAGGTGGTAAAAGGCTTTTGACATCCTGATCTAAATCCACGACTGTGGGCGGAACTCTTCCCTTTAATGTGGCTTCGAAAGTGTTGGCGATGGCATCGACCTCTTCAGCCTCCTTGAGGAGACCTTTAGATTCAAGTGAAGAAGCAACCCGGTCAAGCATATTCGCGACAACTCGTGCGTTCATTCGTCGTTACCTTCGTCATCAGCCACGTCATCGATATCGAGCACCAACTCTATCGAAAACTTTATGGTCTTTTCGTCTTCATCCACATCGGGCATATAATCGACTTGGTCTTCCCAGATGTAGTCATCAAAATCCTCTTGCAAGTCGCTGACATCAATGTCCGGGTAGCGGCCTTTTATGAACGGCACCAATTTTGGGTTGATGACCTTCTTGAGTTCGTCATCATGTTCCTCGACCCAATCCATGATGGCCGCGTTCAAGACACGGTAACTGTCCGGGGGATCCCCCTCGTAGGATATGTGCATGTTGGCCCACACGTCCAACTGTGCAAACATGTCGTCATCGCTGTCCTGCGCCATCCCGATTTTGGTTTCCTCAAGGCTCTCGAAACCATCGAAAGACACAGCCTTCAACTTGAAGCTGGAGGATGCGAGAACCCTCATCGCCTGAACTGTGGACATCCTCATCATATGTGCCTACTTGTAGGTTGGTCCGACTACGTTCGGGTCGCTCATGTTGTTGAAATCGGCGCCGTTTATACCAGTCACCCCGGTATCCCGCCAATAGTCCACCAACGTCGCGGGTGATATCTCACCAAATATCCCGGTATCTCCGTACACTCCCGTGGATCCACTGTCGATTTTTATATCAACATTGAGCCTGTATGACCCGATCGCCGGAGAAACGGTCAGCATGCTTCCTTGATGTGTCTTGCTCACTTAAACCCTCCAGCGTTATGCCCTGCGCGGTTCGCTACTCATGATGCTCGCGCAAAGGCTCTTGAGGGACTTGACGTTGTCGGCATAAGTAAGAGCATCCACGGACGCCTGACGCAGGAAGTAGTTGTCCTTAAGCTTCTGGACTATCTCGTTGTTCTCGAAATGAAAAAACACCTTCCTCGGATCCCTCGTGGTTTTCTTGACCGATGCTCCTGCAGCCTGGAAGAACGCCGCAAGATAGAGGTCGCAGGTCTTATACCCGTCCTCTGTCGCCATCAAATCCCCATGAATGTTCGCCATGTTATTCCTCTCTGGTATCTGATGCATCCTTCTTATGAAAAAGGTTGCCGAGGTCAGTACCCCGGCAACCTCTGATACTCCGCTCCTTCAGTCGGTTCTTACAGACTGTTGCCGACGTACCAGCCGGTGCAACCAGCGCCCGTGGCGCCAGCCGGCGCGTACTGGTCATTGGCAAGCACACTGGTGATGTACGCATCATCGAACAGACCGGTGTTGGCGAAGTCCCTGCGCGGTACTTCGTTAGCCGATGTGTACGCGCCTTCGGTCAGCACCAGGGGCGCCCCGTTGGTCGTGAACAACGTCGAACTCGCCGTGGTCGAGAAGTACTTCAGGATGCCCTGCGCCATGCTGAACAACACCTCATCGGTGATTTCCAGCACAACCGTCTCGCCCCATACGATGTATCTGTCCTGACCCTCGTTGTAGGCGCCTTCCTTCGCGCCACCGAGTGCCAGCCTCTTCGTGCAGTCTGTCAAATAGATCTTACCGACGTTCGTGCCGAAGTAATCGATTTTAAGCTTGTTGGCCATGATGTCCTCCTTGAATGGCTCTCTTCTTTGTTATTGTTACAGCCCACATGGGCCTGACGCTATCTGATTCACTATTAACTGAGTATTACATTACCACTACAATATCATCGCGTGGTTCTCCCAAAACGCCTCGGATTGTGACAATTCCTCCGGGCTATGCTGATGACCAGAACCTCCGGCCTGTGTACCCTTCATATTGCGCTTTATCGTTTCTGGCGCCATTGGTGTTCCAGAAGATGTTGGTTCGGCGTTGATAGATATAATATCCCAATCCGCACCTGTAGGATTGCTATCTGGCTCACTCGACAATTTTTCTTTACTGTACATAATGATGTCTACATGGTGCGAAGGCATAGGCTTAACATCTTTGGCCTCGAAATATCTCTGTTCGAACTCCTCCTCGAAATCACGCCGTTTTGTCATACGAGTTTTCAACAAAGATTTATTTTCGGGGGTTATTTTAGCCACTGGACATGCTATTTCAGGGTCAATTACGCGAGCTATTTTTACATAAGGGGCGTACCCGGGCTTGAGTTGATTAGAGGCGGCTTGCCTCTCCGCATCTTTATGGAGTTTATTAAGTTGCGCGGTGGTAACCTTCGTACCTGCGAAATCAGGCTTCGTCTGGCGTTTCACAAAATCGTTGATGCCCACCGTAGGTTTACCCTCCGGGACAGTATCTGCGTCGAGGGCCTCAATAGTATTTGAGATAACATCCAAATCTGAAGCCTCTTTCAGAAATCCCCTTGACTCCAAACGATCCGCGATAGCATCCAACATTGAAGCTACCTTCGCCGTGTTGCCCGCGAGCATTTTCTTCTTTTGGTCGGTCAACGACTTGATCATCGCATCTGCGTTACGGTAAGCCTCGATGTCATGGGGATTCTTGCTCCCCTTAAGATCCTTCTGAGTTTCTTTGAGTCCCTGGATACTGTCCTCGATGTCAGCAAGGGTACCGCCCCACATAGCTGTTTTAGGGACACTGAGTCCCTGTGCGCTTGGTGCAAGATGTGCGCCTACGGTGTTCAAAAGTTCTGGTGGTACATCCGGCCAAATATCCTTTATAATCGCTTGAGCTTGTTGGGCGGTTGAAATAGCTTCGAAATTATCCACGGACCACTTTGCGTCCGTTATGGGTTCATTCGATTTGTTCATGACTACTGCCACCGACTCAGCAAGGTTCTTATCGGAAATAGGACCTATACTTCTAGCCTCATCTGGATAACTTCCATGATAACTAACGTAGTACACTACCATTGGTGATACCACCTCTCCTTACGGCGTTACATCAAGTACACCAGCGATACTAGGATCGGTATCCTTTTCGACCTTGACAGGCCTCCAAATATTGGTATCAGGGTCATATCCATGTATCTTCTGGCTGACCATCGGTTCTGTTTCGTTCTGTGCAGGTACGTATCTCTGGAGGCTCTTATTGGCAATGTCCACCACGCCCACCGGGGTAATACCAGCAATCCACAAATAAACCGGTGACATAGACCCATAAGGCCTGATAATATTCACCGTTACATGTCGATCACTATAATAAGAATCCGCCTCGTTTGGAATATTATCTAAAGCTATATTCCAATCAACATATGATGGTTCATTATCATAATAAAGTCTCCACCTGGAATACGTGCCATCAAGGCACAAATCCCAGAAAACCTGTATCTTGTCGCCGTTAATTGCCAATTGGACATTTGGAGCAGCCATAGTTTTCACCTTGCATTAGAGGAGCTTATACTATATCACTCGGAGATGAAAAGAGAATTACGGGGGAGTCAAGCTATCTTCCCGGGATTTTCGGTACTCTTGCTCCTCTTGAAGTCCCTTACAACCTTGAACGCCTTGGATTGGTACTTCCCAAAAGCCTCGGTTTCCGCCAAGTCTATGTGATCCCGCACGTACTGCATGATGCTCCTGAAGGCCTCGAGGGTCGACCGGACATCAGCCATAGCCGTGTGCCATCCCTCTATATTCTTTCCCAATGATTGAAGCACCTTCCCCAACGTGGCCTGGGGTTTACCCTTTGAGTTGCGTATGCCGGAGAGTATCTCCTTCGCCTTCTCGTCACCAGTTTCCTCAAGCGCAAGGAGCATGGGATGGAAGAAAAACCGTGCAAACAACATCGTATCCCACACCCCGCGGTTAGGTACCCTACCTACCTTGGTGCCTATCATTCTCATATCAAATTCGGCGTTGTGACCCACCAAAAGGCCGTTATGCTTAACACAGAAGCCCTTGAATTCATTGAGGATATCCATTTCAGGGCGTGCATCTAGTTCGCTCTCGTGGTAATGGGTGAACTTGAGAACGTCCTCGATGGTCATGATCCTCTTCTCTTTTGGAAGACCGATCCCGGCCTTCTGATCCTCGATCCTTTTAAGGGTTGACT